CGTTATTGGCCGGGCGTGATTTCGGCCAGCAAGGTTTTCATGAACTGGGATTTGCCCAGCAACTTATTGCCCATAGCAGGTTTATAACTCGCCGCCACATATTGAGCTATCAAATGACGCTCGATCGCGGCTCTAACTTCTTCCTTCCGGTTGTTGCCAACCCGACCGCGAGACTTGCGGTTGCCACGAGTCGGAGGCTTCAGGTAGTCGTCATCAATACCCAGGTGATTAGCTAATCGTTCTGTGATGTTGTAGAACTGACTGCGCAGGTCTTGATACGTCAGAGCACCATATGGGTCATCTTCCTTACTCGGTTTGTACGCTTCAAATTTTTCATTGAAGTTGGTCATCGCCGACTTGTTGTTACGGTAATAGTCCTCACGTCCTTCAATGAGTTGAGCACGAGCTACACCGCAGGTTTTGGCAGACACAACCGACGACATGAACTTCTGCTGCAGGGCGTTGAATTTTGAATACAGCTTGTCGTCCTTCAGCTGCTGGGCAATCCACTGGTAATACTCCAAACGCCCAATAGTGTTACGGATAGAGCCACCTTGCTCAGCGAACCATTCCAGAGCAACCGCCTGGAACATGTCATGGAACTCCTTGCGGAATTCGTCGATGACTTCTGTGATGGACACGAAGTATTCGCTGTTGCGCTTCAGGAACGGAACGGCTTTGCGGCGAACGAGGTACAGGCTTTCGTCGAGGCCGATATCTTTGTACCAAGGTTGTGCGCGCCGCTCACCCTCAGGCACTGGAGAGCGCAGGGATTCCATCTGCTTCATATAGCCCCACATGTAGTGGACGTCATCTGCGTCCATGACCTCACCGTTGTACTCCGAGATGACATTGTGTCCTGACAGCTCAACGTAGACCATACGCTTACCGGCATCGGCAATACGGCTGATGGCATCAGATTTGAGTTCACAACCCTCAAAGGTCCTGCTGCCATAGCGGCCTTTGGTAAACTGAACCCGCATGATGCCCAGGTTGCCATCTACCACCAGGCGGTCATATTCCAGCTCGCTTGTGAACTTGATAGAGCCAGCATCGACGATTTGATCGAAGTGCTCAGCAAATGCGTCGGCAAAGGCCATGTAGTCCATGTCCTTACTGGTGCCCGCCCACTTACGGATGCGCGCTCGCATCTCGTTGGCGTTGAGGTACAGCTTACCCAGCTTACTGTTACGATGCTTGATCATATCAGCGTCAGGAATGATTAGGATAACGTCGTTCAGGGTACGGTTGGCCAGGGTCTTACACTTCTGGGTGAACGCCCGAGGATCATCCATGATAACAATATTCGGGGTCTTCTTATGGAAGTCCACGATGTTCATGTTGTAATTCTCGTCGCGCTGCCATGTATTGAAGTGCTGGACGCGGTAGAAGCTGTCCTTATCTCCAATCAGAACTGGGTATTTTTCCAGGCTCTCAACATACTTCCTGTTGACCTTCGGCTCATACCCTGGGCGATAGAATTGACCTTTGGCATTGAAACGTGGGTCAGCCGGTACGCGCTCGTTGAGAATAGTCAAGAACGTATCGCCATAAGTGTCCTTGAAGCGCATCTTGGTGTAATACGCGAACAGAGGACCATTGCGGTTCGCTTCCATGACGTCATTGATGGCTTCACCCACAACACGGTCACGCAGCTCTTCCAGGGACTTCTCCAGCGCGGCGCGCGTGTATTCACCGTAGTCCAAGTCTTCACGAGACGGAGGCACGTTCAGTTCACCGATACCGAAGAACGTGTACGTCGTCGGGAACCGGCTCAGGATGTTGGCCAGGTGAGGGGGTAACTGGTTGGTGTCAATCGGATACGACACGCCGCCCATTACAGCGAAGTGAGTTCCGTTCTTGTCCGCCTGGATGTAGGTGTTGTTGATCCGGTTGCTGCGGTCAATACTGACGAACCCGCTGAAGTGGCGATCGTTTTCAACTTCAGGCCACGCAGACTCTTCCATCACCATACCGATGCGCTTCAGTTCTGCCGCAAAGCGACCATATTCAGAGTTCTTGATAGGCACACGAACCGTCAGGCCGTTGTACTCATCGGTGGTGTCCGGCTTGGGATCGCGGGTCTCCAGGTCTTTGGTCACCATATCACAGCACGGGATGCGGTTGGAGTTCAGGTACATCAGGAAGCGGTGAACCTTTCCCTCATAGCGAGACTCCACCGTGAACGTGTCGGTCACAGCGAAAGGAGATTTTGAACCCAGGCCGAACGAACCGATCATGTCGTCATCTTCGGATTTGGTACTGCGGAACAACGTGGTGTACAGGCCTGGACCACGGATTATCTCGTTGTTCTCCGGGCTACGGAAGACCAGGTTGCCTTCGTAGTAGCCCGGCTCGCCAATGATGGTCGCCCCTTCTGGGATAGAGTCTTCTTTGACGATCATGTTGCCCTGGATCAACACCTCATCGATGTCAGCCGGGATGGCTTCACCGACGATTTGTTCCAGGGACAGGCCGATGCCGTAATCTCGCATCTCTAACCATGGCTCAAGGTCATCGGGTAAGTGCACAACGGGTTTGGTTCCCTTTGGTGCCAGGTACTTGCTGACACGCGCCTGAGGGATGCTCAGCACTGAAGTATAATAGCCAGGGATGGTGCGGTAGAAGCGGTCGCGCATCTCATGGGCATCGATCATGTTGCACAACAGCTCGCGGGTGACCGCAGCCTCTTTGTAGCGATACATGTTGCCGTAGACCGTTTCAAACAGTTTGGCGGACAGCTCAACGTTGTAAGCCTGACCGGATATGGATGACGATTGCTTTGTGAAATGTTCTTTCTGCTGCTGACGCATAATACAGTTCCTATGGTTTCATTGGGATACCAGGGTATTATACGCGGGAATGGGTTCTATTGAAAAAGCCCCCGGAGGGGCTTTTGGTTCAGATCAGTAGTCAGTGACGTCTTGGCCAGGACGGTTTTTGTTGACGAACATGACCTCGAACTTGTTGCGCTCAGGATCATCCAGGTCAACATACTCACGCAGGAAACCGGAATACTCGTGCTTGTCGATGCGGGGCGCTTGTGGGCGAACATTGCCCAGGTCGAGAACAGATGACGTGGCCACACCTGGGATCAGCACTTCGTAGTCGATTTCGAAGAAATACTTGGTGCCCAGGGCTTCGTATTCGATATCGGTGATTTCCAGCTTTTTGAAGTCACTCGCCAGAACACCTTTCACGGCGATGTGGGAGCGGAACTCCTGAATGATTTTGGCCAGCAGAATAGGGCTTACCAGTTTCTCTACAGACATACACACCTCAATTCAATAAGCCCCCGAAGGGGCTTGGTTTATTTCTTCAGATCGTTGAGTTTGGTCTCAACTTTGTCCAGGATTTCCTGGCCTTTCTGAACGTAGACTTCCAGGTCTTTCTGGTGCTTACGAAACACCAGAGCGCCAGCGATGAAACCGATGATGACACCGCCCAGACCGTACACAAGGAACTCAGCCATGGTATAACTCCTATTGCTAGTGAGCTATTACTTAGGGTGCTTTGTCTTCGTAGACGTTAAGCACCTCGATGTTCCCTGTGGCTGTCCCCGGTTTGTCCTCCAACACATAGACCGTGTTGAGAGTCTCTACGAAACCCTGCCCGTGGCGCAAGACCTCTGAAGTCTCCAGCACGTCACCACTTTTGTAATGGCCATTGCTGTTCTGATAATCTTGCGCCAGCTCTACAAAGGATTTGGTCTTCTTACCGACGATGACCGTTGCACCACCGATGAACACTGCGGGTTTCATATCAACCCCCGATTTTCAGAGCAGTTTGGGTTCCTGTGGCGAACGCAGCCTGGGTGTTGGCGTCGCTCACGATACGGCACGTGGCTTCCAGGTCAATATGAGGGTAGCCGCCGATGTTGGCCACCAGGTTGCCCGGGAACGCCCGCAGGTCACGCTTGTAGATCCGGCACGCATCCAGCTTTTTGGTCTGGCTGATGCGGAATTCATCGCGGCCTGATTTGATAATCACCTGAATCTCTTTGTACAGAGAAGAGTCCAGCGGGATGTTCTGCTCCTGGATCCACTGCATGACAGCCTTGGAACCGTCGGGACCATAACGGCCTTCAAAGGTCTTGGTGATCACGTCCTGCAGGTCTTTCTTGTACATCGCCGGAACCTGTGCCGCTTCCTGAACCTTCAGGGTGTAGTTGCTCAGGTGGTTCTCGGAGTCCTTGTTGAACGCCGATACCTGCTCTTCAGAGTTCACAAAGCCGTTGTTGATGCTAATGTACGCCCCGGCGCACAGGATAATGATGGCAGCTACAGCGATTGGGATAAATAAGTTCTTCATTTTGGTTCCTTACATGGTTGATAGTGAAAAGATTATAACGGTTTTGTTTTCAATAGCGGCGTGTGATGATAACGCCAGCAATCAGAGGCAACAGTGCACCTATGAAGGCAACCCACACGGCTTCCCAGGTGGTCATAGGACGCCACTTCAGGTATTCCATTTTCTCCATGCTCACCCGGTTGAACCCGACTGCAATGCCGTTGGTGATGTCCTTGAGTACAGCGACGCCCATACCCTGGCCGATCAGCTTGTCTTCGATGCGGTGATGCAGCTCCATGTTGTCCATACCGTCTGCAAACGATGTTGACCGAACCCAGGTTATGTTCTGAGCGTCATCGATATTGACGACCACGATAACGTCGTTCTTTTTGCCCCCAGCCCAGTTGTAGACAATACCGTTGAACAATTCAGCAGGTTGGTCTTTGGACACGACCAGTATGATGTTCACCTGGCGCGCTGGCCCAAGGCTCTTCAGCTCATCATTCAGGACTGAGTTCCAGTACACGGTCGGAAGATACATCCCGGTGATGTTCAGCACCCGGTTATATCGGTAATAGTCATATACCTCTGGATACTCCGGGATGATTTCCTTGAACTTCTCACCATACTCCTTGTTTTTGGCGAACAGAGAGTCGCGGTTCCCCAGGATGTAGTTGTTGTATGAGTGAGAGCGGGAGACCGGCTCACCCAGCACCACGTTTGTCCAGCGAGGAGGTTGCCCCAGCCCTTGGCGGTCGATCCGGTTGATCGTGATTGTCCCAACACTGGTCTGCACATCCCAGTCGACGTCGTAGGAATGCTCATAGCAGGTTGAGCAGTGCCGGGTACGCGTACAGGAACGGCTTGTCCCGCTCCCTGAGCACGTTTCTATGTAGTAACAGTTGCATTCATATGAGTGCTCACAGCTAACGCGCTCACGGCTCTTAGAGAGCACTTTCCCGTTCAGGATTTCGACGTCAGACGATGATGCGTCTATGGCAACGACATATGACAGGGCTTGAAGCCCCATCGCCACCACTACAGCCACAGCGAGAATACTGAACACGGTGCCGCGCTCACGAGGATTAATCTTCAGAGCATAGGGTGACCAGCATGCGGCCACCAGTACCGGGATGACAAAGAAAAACCAGATCATGATTTTGCCTTATTGTTGGGGTTGTTGGGTGCGCTTCGCTCGCTGCTCTTTGCGCTCATCTAAAACGAACTGCATCTGTTCCAGTAATTGAACATTGGTCATATCGTTGATACGATCCTTGGCTTCCTGTTCAATTTCTGAATCAGACGGCCAGTTGCCGTCCTTGGTGTTTTTACTGTGAAAGCGTTCAATCTGGTCGACTTCATATTTGACCATCATTTCCAGGACAGTCATGTTGTCAGTCAGTTCAAAACTCATCAGCGGCTCCTCCGGGACTTCTTGGCCGCGCGCCTGGCTTTGGCGAAGCCTGCATTGCGGTTGCGTTTCTCTTGCCATGGTTCACGTGGCGCATCTACAAACACAGGATCAGATTTGCGTAAAGAACGCCCGATGGCTTGCATGTTTTCCGCCACTTCATCAACAATGATTTCTGACACCCGACGACCACACAGCCCGACGGAACGCCCAGATGGGGTCGACTCAAACAAAACACGGACTTCTTTAGCCCGCAAGCCCAAGCGTTCTTTGATAGAATCAAACATGCTGGTCACATCTACCTCGCGATAGATTTCATCACACCCAGTCAGGGACAGCGGCTCCACTTCCGGGGTGCCATCCCACTTCAGGGTCACAGGCATCTCGTCTTTGTCAGACACGAAGTTATGACAGCGCAGGAAGTCAGCGAACCGTGCCTCCAGCACACATTCCACTTCCAGACCGACCTGGCGCATACGGCATTCATGCTTGAGAGAATCCAACAGATAACTGAAGATCCCCTGACCTTGATCGTACACAGTTATGTTGGCGATAACGAACCGAGGGCAGTTTTGGACGATCTCGCCATCGATCACACTCCAGTTCATCCAGCGGATATAGATCTTCATGGTGCTCAACCCGTCAACGTAATAGCTGATGTTTGGGCGACCACCCGCCAGTTCTGGTGCTTTATGAATCTGGGACACCACTGTACAGACGTCAAGAATGATTTTTGATAGCTGTGCCATGACAACTCTCCAAAGAAAAGGGGTACAAACGAATTATCGCCCGCACCCCTTTATTGAAAAAGACTTCAATTATGGGCAGTCAATTATCTCGACAAACCCCGGCAACCAATAGTCCAGGTCAACCCACATATGGCAGATGGGAACCCCACGAACGGTGCAACCGGTGAACACATGCTCGTTCCATTGTTCAAGTGGGATATGGGATTCATATTGAATGCCCAAATCATCCATCACCTGGCGGGGGCTGCGCTTGTCGTTAGGGTTGCTGACACGCTGGCGGATAACTCGCAGGCGCAGGCTATTCTCGTCATACTCCCAGTGCCTCATTTCTTACCTCCCAGCATGCTCAGCAAATTAACAGACTTCGGCTTGACGGCTGGCTCAGCTGCCCCGTCAGGCATCCAGCGCGTACCCTGTTGCAGGTGCCAGATATGGAGTGGCTGGCCGGTCTTAAAGAACACGTCCATCTTCCACTTCTGGACGCCTGGAATGTGTCCTGCTGGCGCCTTCTCACAAAGCAGGTGATCTGGTAGCCAAAGCGCGCGGGCTTCCCACAATGGCTTACAGGAGTACTCCGGCCACTCCCGCTCCATGTAATCGATTTCATCCCAGGTACGCTCAGCGTCCCACCCAATGTAACGGGTGTTCTTCTCACGGAAGAACTTCTTGAGCCAGCATGCGCCAGAGGTCTCAAAGTTCAACCGGTTGATGAAGGTGATGTGCCCGAACTCAGCCACACACTCCTGGAATGCAGATTCCAGATTCACCTCGAGCAAGTCGCACTCTTCATCGGTGATAGGGCAACCGTCGATCTTTTTCTTGCCGTGCTTGGTCACCCAATCATCACGGTTCGACAGGAAGGCCGCGCCGTTGCGGTTGGACTCGCTGCCTTCACGGTCACGCAGCATGAAGCCTGGAACGTCAATTCCCCAAAGGTTCCCGAACACCATGTTCAGGGCTTCCAGGAAGTTCCAGGCGCTGAGGCGACCGAAGTATTTCCAGGACATAGCAGTATCCCACAGGGACTCAAACTGCTGTGCCTGGTCACCGCATTCCAGCATGTCACGGAAGGCATCCATCTGTGAGCGACCATTGAGCCAGGCCAGATAGGATTGAACACACGGGATCATCTTCGACTTACGGTATCGACAGTCGGTGTCGAAGCGCATGCGATCGAAGTTCTTGTTGTACCAGTCACAGAAGCGCTGGAACTCTTCAGGCGACTGTGGAGGTACAGGGAACTCACTGTAGATCGTCCATGGGCCAATCGCGTTGTAGCAGCAGCCCCACAGGAATGACAGCCAGATCTTACGCTCGATCTTCTCAAGCGCAGACAGACCTTCTGCGGCCTCGACGGCATAATCCATCAGGCGCATTTGCTGGTTGTGCTCTTCAGTGTAGGACAGAGCCTCAACCCAAGCCTTGAGTAGATAGGCTCGGTTTTCTGGCGCGCGGTAGTCCACATTGAGGTCAATGGGATACTTCCAATCATCCGGTTGTTGATAACCCCCGGCTGGAGGCAGTTTTGATATTGTCATTTCAGCACCCTGCTTATTTCACGACGAAACAATAAGTATGCCCCGACAACGCCATTGATAATAGCGGTAACGAGACAGAATCGCTCGTGGATGGGGGGCATTTCTATCCCCATATACCCGGTCAGGGCGCATATAAACCAGACCATGCACACCAGACCGAGGAGGATATCCATGTGATCAGTTTTTGACATCATGTTCCCCTGACTTCAGCCAGTAGATGGCACACCCTGTCAACAGGAATGCCAACAGTATCTTCGACACATGCAGGAGGATATCCGCGTATGCTCCCACCACACCCACTCGTTGTAACAACCCTGGAATGTCATCCAGCAGGCATAGCCCCGCATAAACATTGATGAACAACCAAACCACAGGAGACAGTTTCATTTCTTGTTCCTCAGCAGCATGGCCAGCAGGTTAGAACTCTTCGACAGTTGAGCCTTTTGCTCAGGGGTACGATGGATTGTAGCCCGGCGCGCTGGCTTAGCCTCAACGCGATGTGCTAACGGGTCAGTGCCATCAACACCACGATACATTGGGTGCTGGTCGCAGAAATCCGAGAACTCATCCTGGAATTCGCCCTTCTTACCTATGGCGCCGAGGATCATGAATCCAACAATCCGCAGCGGGGCGTCGTGTGGTACGATAGCGATCTCACCACAAACTTCACCCCGGCTAATGCTGGAGTAAATTGAGTTGGTCTCACTACGATGCACTTCTTCGATATCTGGCAATGCGGTCATCTCATTACGGGAGGCTTCAAACTCCTTCGGATAAGAGGTATTGCGCGACCAACCGCCGTCACCAGCCTTCTTGCCTGAACGACCGATGATGCGAGCATCGTACTGTTCACGGGTTTCGTAATGGAAGTACAGCATTGATAGCTTGTCAAGCCCGTAGTTTCTCACCATCCATTCTGGACGCCACTTATCGCTGAGCATCAGGGGTTCACCCTCACACACCAGCGTGTAGCCATCTGACAGGTATTGGGATAGGAACTCACGGGCGATCTCACCCTTACCCACCGACGCATGGATGGCATCCATTGAAGTCCAGGACGTCAGGCTGGATTTGTTCGAGCGAGTATACTGCCCCACAAACATCAACTTTAGCTCTTCAAACACAAGGCCAAATGGGCGAACCTTCTCACCAACACCATATTCACGGACGACAGGTTCGTATTTGGTGCGCAAGAACTCTATCAGCTGAACAACACGGGTGCCTTTACCCGTGCCGCTGGTTCCTTTGATGACGATCATGGTTTTCATGCCACTGCCTCTTTATCGAATGAGATTTTCCAGTTTAGCGCGCCCTGCCAGGTACACCATGTTTCGAAATAATACGGCTGCTCGTCGTGTTGAAAACGGATGCGATACCGGGCGTCGAAGTCATAAACGATATCAACGCTGTCGTCTATGATGTTCAGGTCCACGAGACGGGCATGCATGCGCGTGGCCAATGAGATAGGGTTGGTGGACGTCCGGGCAAACTCCAGGCATGTCTCGTGGAGTTTCTTCCCCAGGCCTTCGTTGATGACATCGCCATCAGAACTCACAATAAACTTTTCCATTTTTCACCTAATTCACATAATCGTAATGGCGCATTAAAATTTCGATGATGTCCGGCATAATCGGGTTCAGGATATCAAAGTGGTTCTCACCAGCAACCGGTTGGATGGTGAGATGTTCCAGGACACCGCTGGCGCAGCTACGCAGTGACAGACCTTCGAACTTCTCATAATTGCCCTGAGGGACATAGATTTGGAAGATGCCTTCGGCTGCGCAGTTGACGACATACTTAGGATTGTCGTCAATCAGCATGTCCAGGTTGACCAGATGCTTGTCGTCAGTGCTGATGAACCCATAGAACATGTCACGGAATTCACGCTCTACGAACTGGCGTTTGCTGCGCTCATGCTCTGGCTCACATTTGCTGACAGCAATAAATCGGACGTCTGAGAAACGACCAGTCCCCATGAGGCCGCGATACAGCCCGGTCAAGAACTCCACTGCGCCGTTGAGTGGAGACAGTTTGTCATACAGACGAGGGTCACGCCAGTACATCATCGGCTGGAACCCATAACCGGTTGGCGCACGCTCCATCATCAAAGGGCACAGATCGCCCTTGAATTCCTTGTAGCAGGTGTCGGTGATGGGACGGAATGTGTACTCCAGCTCACGGGAGCGCGCATACGCCTCAAACGACGAACCCAGGGAGTTAAACTGCGCCAACCATGGGGTGAGGGTGTCAACAATGGTCAAATCAATATCTACACCAACGTTGTAGAACGGCAGGGAAATATCCCCGTTAACGTAATCGCCCATGAAATTATTCCTTTGGATGAGTGACGATTAAAAGACAGGCATATTGGCCTTGGCCAACTACCCCGGTGACGGTTCCGGCATGTTCCCCGTCAACAATTACTTTCGTGCCGACCGTCATGTTACCATGGAAGGTCAGCTCAGCTGGGAGCTCTTGGTATAGATCGCTGTCGCCGGTCAGAGCTCGGATACGGCTGATGACATCTGAGCAATAGTTCAACCGGCCACAGGAGACCAGGCGGTTCTCCAACAGGTCTACCAGCTCACGCAGGCGATGACTGTTGGCGATGCGGTCATTACTTTCCATCGTCCATCTCCACGTTGTCAAAGCCTGCTTGGGTACAGCCGTCTTCGGTGCATTCACCGTGGAGAACAACCATGTGGTCTTTCAGGAAAGTGGAGCACGCATACGTCTCCGTCGGATCAGTGTCGTCCGCCTGCTCCAGGGCACAGATCGTGCGCATGCTGCCGACGTTTGCACCATTCAGAGCAGCATGGCCTTTGACCATAGACTCCATCATGGCAACGGCCTGCGGGTTAGTGAAGGATTCACTGCTAAGGGCAGAGTCAACTGCAGCGCAAGAAGTGGTGGCCAGACACAGGCCGAGGACTAAAGCGAGTTTTGTTTTCATGTGGATAACCTCAATGATTATTGGAGATAGGGGGCTAGTATACCGCCCCCGTCTTCATATTGAAAGAATTATCGTTTACCCATCATAGACAACAGGTTAACGCGCTTCTTCCAGTTCCATCCAACAACAGTGAGTAGGGACTGTATCGGGTCGATGAAGCTAGACGTGAACAGGCTCTGATAGTCAACCCATTTCTCCATATCCAGCTCCGGTGCTAGGTAGTCCGGGAATGCCAGGTAACGCTGGCCGATTGGGTTGTTGTCCTTGAGCAACACGATGAACACCTTGTCACCGGACTCTATCGGCGTCAGGTTGAGTTCTGGCTTTCCGTCGATCATGCGGTTGTAGCTCACACAAGCCTTGGCAGCATAGTGCGCCCCGCTGACAAATGCACCAGACGAGTCAACAGCCTTCTCAATATCAGACACACCTGAAGCACGGGCGATATCGGACACGTTCAGATCCATGTACTCCTTCTTGAAACCAGAGATCATGTCCTGTACTTGTTCCTCAGTACCCAGCAGCATCGCCTCATAACATTTTACAAGGCGCTCACGACACCACTCAGGGGTTGTTGACTTACGCGCCTCAAGACCTTTGAACTTGATCTTCGGCTTCTCGTACTTCACCCCCTCGGAATCGTATACCGCCATGCAATACATCTTCTTGGCACGCCAAACAGCGTCTGATGCGATGACCTCACGCTCCCAGACCATGCGCTGCTCATAGCCGTTCATGGTGTCACAAAGATCTTGACACCACTGCTTGACCAGAGGCGCATAAACGTTCTTCGTCCACTCATCGATATTCTCAACAATGCGGTGTGGGTCTTTCTCTTCAGGCCAGTCACGGCTGACCAAGCGCTCCAGAGTGATGTAGTTGGAGTCTGTGTCCCCGGCGATAACATAGTCCAGACCAGCCGTGCCCAACTCCTTGTTGAGGAACATGTCGGTATGCTTCTTGTTCCACTTGTTGATCAGCTGACCAGCGGTGGTGATCGCTTCAGAGATACGCAGGTCAAAGTACTCTTTGAACCACACGTTACCCGTCGCACCATAACCGGCGTTCATCAAGATCTTCAGACCTTGTTGTAGAACATCCTGGATGATCGCCTTGCGTTCCCATTCATCAGTAGCAGAGGAGAGCATGTCCTTGACCAATTCCATGGTTGTGGTATACCACTCCTCATCCCAGAAGCGTGACTTCCGTGCGCTCTCCAGGGAGAATTTGCCTTCTGCCAGCTCTTCACACCAGCCAGCATATTGCTCATAACGCAGGCCGGTCGCCTTCTCAACTTTACGCTCGCTGTACACCCAACGCATGATTTCTGACAGGAACGACATCTTGCTGTTGTCAAAGAACTGCACGTTTGGAGTAAACGACACGTTGTGCTCTTTGAGGCACTTGAACTCGAACTTGCCAACGGCGATCAGGTCATCAACAACCTGGGTGCGCTCATCAATAGCTTGCATCAAGTGTTCGGACAGTTTGATATAGGCTGCGCGCTTGTTCATTGGCAACGACATTTCACGGGCAGCAGATTTCAGCTCGGCGACCATAGCTTCAATAATCTCACGACGTTTGTGCTTATCGTTGACGATCGTTTCTGGTCCGAGGTTGTACTGCTGGATGATGTGAGGGTAAAGGCTGTTCAAGTCCTTACTGATCACCCAGCGATACCGGCCTGGAGTCACCTCCATCACATACGCGCCCTCAAAATCAGTTGGCCCATCCCAGACCTTCTTTATCATCGGCACAATGCCCTTCTCATACAGCTTGTAATAGCACAGAGCCAACCATGGGGCCACAGTGCCCAGGCCGTCACGGTAGTTGGATTTTGATTTATAGGCCAGTACAAACATCAACTGTATGAGGCGCAGCTTTTGTTCCAGGCGGTACACCAACTTGACGTCCTTGATACCATAGCGGCAATACTTGGCATAGTCATCAAAGAACAAGGTGTTGAGGCTCTTGGATTCGCTGTAGTCCAGCTTCTTCTCACCGAGCTCACAGTATGCAATCCAGTCCAGAGAATAACGCTCACGGGTGGTGTACGTGTGCTTCTTGTACACCTGCTGCATGTCCATCATCTCAACACCAACGAAGTCATAGCTCGTTACCGGACCACGCTTGTCCTTGATGATACGCTGTTTGACGATGCCCCAAGGGCTGAGCATATCAACGTAGGATTCACCCAGTACACGCATGATACGCTCAACCAGGTAAGGGGAGTCAAACTGCTCAATGTTCCAGCCTGTCCATCCGTCGTATTGCCGCTCAGACCAGTGTGCCAGGAACGACTTCAGCAAGTCCTGCTCAGTCTGGAACTCATGATAGATGACTTCAAGGTTCTCAATCTGCTCATCGGTCTTGTTGTAGGCAAATTTGTTGCGGTCTTTGACGCATGGCAAACCAAAGATATGGTACACGTTGCGTTGCATGTCCTGGCACTGAATCAGCGATATCGGGAACGCTGCGTTCATGTTAACAGCCAGCTCGCCGCTACCAGCATTCCATAGCTCCTGCTCAGCAGTAACATTGCTGTTGATGTAGGAGCCGGGGAAATGCTCACGGATGAAGTCGTGGGAAGCCAGCACCTGGCGGTGATAGCGCTCCGCCTGGGCGCGCGAACCTTTAAAGGTCTGCTTTTCGATGGTCGGGTGAGGGAATGGTCCTTTGGTCAGCTCGCCGTTCCAGCCTGCTGAGAACACTTCGATATCGACGTTGGCGACGTGGATGTTGTTGTAGTCTGGTACGATAGTCCCGGGGAAGTTGTGGGCAATGAACTGATATTCCCACGTTGTCTGGCCGTATACCGCAGCACCCACCACATCTTTGTATTCTTCAATATAGTTTTCGGCTTCACGGATGGAGTCATATTTACGTTCGGTCAAGGCTTCACCCAGAAGGCCAATTTTATCAACATTGGCGTAATCGTGGGTTGGTAAATATAGAGTCGGCTTGAATTTTTGACGGATGTTGCGACGGTTCCCGTCGTGGTCAGCAATTCGAATCAACAAATCGTTGCCGCGCCGCGCGACGTTGGTATAGAAGACGGACATGTTTTGCTCCTGATTTTAACCGTGCCGTTAGCACGTGGCGATATTTAACCCTAAATGGGATCAATGACAAAGGAGTTACGGCCATGGCCATACCTTTCTTAAATCTGATTCCGGGCGCTGTCAAGGGTATCTGGAACTTGGGCTCTGACCTCCTGCAGTACCGGAGGGAAGTAACCAAGGCCAAGCACGATATTAAGCTGGAGGCCATCAAGTCTTCAAGCGATTGGGAACTCGCCAAGATCACCGAAGTCGGTGGTTCCTGGAAGGATGAGTTCTGGACTATTGTGCTGGCTGTCCCTGCTATCCTCATTATGATAGCCCCGGTTGTTGAGTTGATAATGTACACTGGGGAATATCACAAGGGTGACTTCATCGCAGCTGTCCTTGGCGGTATGGTCGCACTGGATAAGGCTCCAGACTGGTACATTACGGCACTGTTGACTGCTATCACAGCCTCGTTCGGTATCAAGGGATACAACCATTATAAGGCCAACGGTCGAAAGGATGCTGCGGCCGATGCCCTTACTGAGTTCGGTGTCAAAGTGGTCAAGAAGGCTACCAGCACCGATAGCAAGGCTCAACCTGGGTCGGGCGAAGCCAGCCCTGGCAATCCTAGTGCGAATTCTAGCACTGAGGCGTGGCCGGATCTGAGCAAGAAGTGAACCAGTGGGCAAGGATGCCTCTGTTTCAATAACCTGCAGGCGGTTATAATAGCCGCCTTCCAATAAAGCAAAACGGTCATGAACGTGTTAGGCAAGAGAATAGTAGTCCATTCCAACAAAACAGAAACCCTCCGGGGTCGTATCACCAAATTCCGCGAAGTCGATAACAGGCACAGCAGAGTCACCCTTATTGATAATGAGTGGGGAATGGCTTGGGACATCAGGGTTCCCAACAGTGCAGTGTCCCAGCTGGGTAAGGAAATTCAATACAAAGGGGAAAAATTTAAAATTTATTGAATAAAAGGTTTACTTCTTCAATAAGTGGGCGTATTATTGAAAACATAAAGCAGCCCACTTGAAACGAAGGAACTACAAATGACCACACAAGTTATCACCATGAAAGCGTTTATCTCTTACGGAAACAAGCGTTTTATGGCTGTGGTTGAGGACAAAGATCCGAACTCCACGCAGGTTTATGACGCCGTGGAAGGTTCCCGTGAAGCCATTATTGAGTGGGCTGACGCAAACTGGGGCGACCTGGAAGTAGTTCCTGCTCAGAACGAAGCTGAAATTGACGCTGAAATTGAGCGTGACTTTAGCCCGGCAGCGATTGAAATTGCAGTGCGCAATGACCGCAACCGCACTAACGCAAACCGCCCTTTCCGCCGTTAATTGAATTGAACTGAAGGAACTTTAAGATGAAAGCACCTAAACTGAAGTGGTCCGTATCCCAAGCCCCAACCGGCCGTTTCCGCTCCTTTGAGAAACGTGCGTTCCCTTATGCAGATTATGCAAATGGGCGTCCAGCCGCTAAGATCGAATGTGACAAATCATACGTGCCGGATCATCGTACTGCCACTGACCTGCAACTCACTGTTTATGTGGCTGAGTGGTTTGTTCGGGTGGATGACAACGTCCTGACGTTTAACTGGCGTCGTGTCCACCGCCCGGCATGCTCCATTGCTGAAGCCAAAGAAATCGCAAGAATCGTGCTGGAACGCAACCCTGGTTTGGTCCACCCTGACGTTCGCAAATACTGAGGACTTTGAAATGACAAAACAATATACTGAAAGCCGCTTTATGATGACCATCAAAGACGGTGTCCTGCGTAACAAGCCGGTGAACGGTGAGTTTGAAGTCGTGAACGCGCATCGCATCTATAGTGCCTCTGAGCACAAAAGCGGCTATGCCCGTGCTGACCGCGACGGCTATGTGCGCGTTAAGATGGATGGCAAGCCTACCTATGTGCATTGCAATGCCGCTGACGTGTCCGTGAAGCAAGTCCACGTGCCTGTGGACGTAACCGCCCCAGTTATCCTGGAAAACGGCGAGGAGCTGGAACCAGTAGGCAAGGGCACCCATTGGGGCATCATCACCCAGGCCGACGGTAAGGAAACGCGGTGCAACTTCGTCAAGGACGGTGACTTCTTCAAAGAAGTGGTATCAGGTCTGTTCTACCACAAGGATGGTGATCCCCTGGTGTCTACCAAGGCCGGGCGGAAGGTCAAGAACGGGCAGTTCACAGCAAAATAAAACAGGGGGCGAAAGCCCCCTTGATATTATTCGCCATCCCAGAAGTCTTCATCGCCGTCCACATCACCCAAGTCCATATCGCCGAACTTCGGATCTGGCAGAACGCCGTTGACCTGCAGGTAGTCCATTTCGTCATCGTCGATTTGGAGATCACCGACCACAACCCGGTCTTCACCTTCACCCTCAATGGCAAATGCGCTGTACGGCTTACCACCAATGGTGATTAGCATGATGCTTGGGTCGTCCTCAGATACATGCGCCTGATAGTCCTCAGGTTGTGCTGAGTCCAGGAACGCAGCCAGGTCGGCAGCAGCCTTCTCCAGGGTAACGCCGTCATCAACGCCCGCATAGATCTCTTCGGCTCCAGTGTCGGAACGCTCATAGATCTCGATGGTGGTGCCGTTGAATGAACCCACCCAGACCAGGTTGTCTTCACTACCTTCGTCGTCGGCTTCTTTCAAGAACAATTTGGATTCTAACATGATAATACCCCAATGGTGGTTTAGACTCATTGGGGTATTTAGCGCGGCAGGGGTATTAGTTGCGGGCTAACCAGAATTTGAAACGAGACCACAATCCCATCTCCAGGAACTTCACCTTGGCGGCGAACTCTTCCTTGGTGACACCGTGGTTATGTTTCAGAGCCTGGAAGCAACCCCAGGCTGCGAAGATGCCACCCTCGTTGGCTTTGTTGATGGCCTTGTAGATCATCAAATCCCGGTTGTCGCCTTCGACAAGGTCTTTATTCGGTGCCAACTGGCCGACGGCTTCAGGATCGAATTTGCATTCAACTCGTTCAGGATCCTGGTAGGTTTCTTCCGCCGGTTGGTAAACCAGGAAAGAAGCCCGCTTCTTGATGTCCGGGAGATCCCGAGGATAAATGGATGTGAAGTACACAGCCCCCACGCCTACATCCAGCGTGTACTTGCCATCAGTGTAGTCCTGGCCATGTGCAGCCCACCAGTCTTGGTACATGCGCTCTTCCATGTCGCGGCGTTCAAATTGGGCCGCGCCGGAAGTGCAGATCTTCTTCTCACTGCGAGACTCCAGGCCTCGGAACACATAGCCCAGGCCGTACATGACGTCACGATAAGGCACGCTGCCGCAGATCACACCGTACAGGAGGTTGCTATGGATGTCAACGATGATCTTGTCCCCGCGTTCCAGGCGGATTTCTTGGTCGTCGAAAGCATGCTTTTGCTGTATCAGGCCGAAGCGAACTTCCGAACGCGCCGCCAACATAGCTTTGGTCGGTTCACCAGACAAATTCAGGCGAACATTCAGGATCCCGTTGCGGGCGATGTAAAACGGCGCCAAAAACTGGTTGGCGGTGTTGATGTTGCCAGTGAAGGTGAAAACACGCAGGACGTCATGGCGACGGTCTACTGCTCTCGCCCAGTGTTCAACATTACGCATATGACTTGCCTCTTCAATTCAATTGGATTATTCCAGGGGTATTATCGCGCGAAAGTTAGTATTGACTAACTGTCACCAAATTTCTCCAACGTACTGCCTTCGACATAGATGTTCTTGCTGTCATCGGCGAAGGCCAACATAATGCCGTTAAGGTTCTCAGCGGCATTCTCAGGACTCCTCGCCACCACATACACGCTGTAGCTACCGAAGACGATGCTGTACAACTTCAGGCTGGTCTTCTTTTGGTTCACGAACAAGCGAGGAAACGCCAGGGCACACCAGCCCCCGGCGACGAAGAAACAGAAACATGACAAGATCAAAAGCAGCATGGAAACTCACTTCCCGCGTTTGGCCGCAGGGATGAAATCGTTGACTTCGATGTTATCTGGGATAGACAGTTCAGGGCAGTTGGCGCGCATCGGGTCGATGTACGGCTTACTACCCACAATCCAGAACAATGAATTCTCATTCAAAAGATCTGGTTTGTTCTGTTGAACCCAGGTCATCACCTTCCCTTCGTAGCGAGGGTGCAGTTCGATATCCCCCCACTGGTAGTCCATCAGATCGTTGTAACGCACCCAGTTGGTGGTGTGCAGGTCAACATGGTGAACCGTGAAGCGGGGTTGTCCCTTGTCTTCTTTTTTATCGGATTCGACCCTCAAGGTCTTATCGCTGAACAGGAGATGCATAACGTTGGTGTTCTTGAACTTGAACTTACCGCCCTCACCGAATCCAGGATTGTCGCGGTAGTCACGAATCCAGTTACGGATGTGTGGTAGCCCCAGCTCGCGGCCGATGATGTCCAGGCGGTCTTCAATGAACTTCAGGCGGTTTGGTCCAATACCAATGAGCCAGACGTTCTTCAGGTTTGGTTTGGGGAACATCGCCAGGCCGGTCATAATGCTACATGTGCTGTTGCAGCTACCGGCTGGAATGATAAGGTCAGTGATATGGTCAGGGATGTTCTGTACCTGATGCCCGCCCAGCGCATGGAAGTCCGCTAAGCGACGAGCAGAGTGTTTCTCATGGTCCAGGGTGATACCGTATTCCAGATAGTACGCATCCGGCTTCGTCTCGCTGAGGAGCGATAAACAGCGTGGCTGAATCACAGTGTTGTATCCAGAGCCAACGAAGTTGAACTCACTACCGAACCAGGCGCTCATCTCAACCATCTCAGCCTTCATGCAGGTGGTCGGCTTCGTTGCCCCCAGCACCGTCGTGGTCTTGCCGCCGAAGTGGCGAGACACGGCTGTAGCCATCGGGGACTGAGGTGAACCCATGACCGTACCGTGAACAATATCAGGACTGCCGCCTGCCAGGATGTGTTGTTGCATCAGCCAGATCGCCTGGCGCAATTTGGAGCCGTTGATGCCCTGTTTACCATTCGGATAATCAGACAGCGGGGCGAAGTAGTCCTCACGCTTAAACCACACGCGTTGCCCGGTCTCTGGATTCTTGTGTAGTTCATTCGGGGTGAGGGTGAACAAGTAGTCATCCCACTTGATCTTGGTGCGATCAAGGCTGAGCACAGGGAAGATGGTCTTCCGATTTCCGAGCTTGGAGTTTGCCTCAGCCAAAATCTCTGGGTCAACACCGTCTAGCGCGCTGTCGATCTTAGACATGAGGGCTTTTTCGAATTCGTTCATTTCAGTCTCCTTGAGTGATTGAGGTCATTGTATACTTACAGGACTCAATACCCAAGGAGTTTCTCAATCTTTGTGCTTGTTGATCTCAATCGCCTGGAGCTGGGCTTCGGCATCCTTCTCAGTTTCATGCGTGCCCAACACCTTGGTGCCTGATTTGTTAGTGACTTCCCATTTGTCACCAACCTTGCGGATATGCTCACGGATGTTGAGATAGTTCTGGAATGTTTTCATAGCAGCCTCCGGTTTCAACGTATTTAGTCGAATCCCGGACAAAAAGAAGCCCAGGTTAATCCATACCTGGGCTAGTGAAATTTGACACCCCCGAAGGGGTGGGCTTCCGTCAATTTGCTGTTAGACAAGCCACTGCCCGCAGACCAGCTGGCGACCGGTTTGGTAGCCCCTGTTGGTTTTGAACCAACGGCCAAGCGATTATGAGTCGCCTGCTCTAACCACTGAGCTAAGGGGCTGAATGGTGTACTCAACCAAGGGCTGCTAGACCTTGTATCCCGTTTGCGCATGATCAGTTCATGCGAGCCTCTTGAGCACCTTGCGGTAACTCTTCTGAAGGTCATCGGCTTGCTCCAGCCTCACTCCAGGAGTTTATTTTTCCAGGGCTTTCCATTCACATGTCTTGACCAGAACGGGATTCGGGCATGTGAAATTGGGTTGAGTACATTTTTGGCACCCGAGTGAGGATTCGAACCTCCTTATCTTTCTATCGTCTGGTCCTACTCACCCCGATTATCCTAGGTTCATCGGTTGCTTTCAGCCCGTATTGTCGTCAGACTACCCCGTTCCTCCTATCCCCGTCACTGGTGGCCTACCTCAGGGGGTGGGTAACTCGGATTCAATTCTTGCTGGCTTACCATGCCAGCCGGGTCGCGATTTCAAAGTGTCCAACCACAGGATACTTAGAAGGTTTATCACAACGTTGAACACACTGTCACCATTCTGCTATTTAAGGCCGTCCACAGTTTGGATACTATCTGCCTCACATGCAGTGTGTTCAACGTTGTGGTCTGAGTGAACGGGGATTACTCCCCGATTACCCATTTTGGTTTGGTGTACACCAGCAGGAGTCTAACCTGAAGTCCCTGTGCTATACAGGGCGTCTGGCGTACACCAAATGTAGTGTCGAAGTATGGGAATCGAACCCAGACGTTCTATCACGTTCGCGACCGCAACAAAACCCCTGTGACTATTGGGAGCCATCCCAAGCGCTGAAATGATCAATAACAGCACCCCGTCACTACCTCAACATTGTTTAAGACGGGTGGGGATCACGCCCCTGACTGGTTGTGCCCCTCGTTGCACGGTATGTGGGAAGCACGCAGCTTAACCCCCGCAACGATTTGAACCAGTTCACCCGAATTTATGGTGCAAGTGGGTGGATTCGAACCACCGTAGCCCGTTAGGACGCCAGATTTACAGTCTGGCCCATTTAACCACTTTGGTACACTTGCATTCAATTTGGGCGCCATGTTCCGGGGATGATCCGGATAGGTATCCAGCTTTCAATCAATGCCTCAGGTCCACGCAGTCCCGTCAACAACGATTTAGTCACCAAACACCCCTATGCCCCACCTAAACACTCATTTTAACGTTTCGCCTCCCTCTGCGTGGAGGAGGGAGCTAGAGTGCACGGCTGCAAACACGGCAGTAATCTGTATTGGTGTTGAGCACGGGTTTCAGTTATCCACAACTTCGACGCGCTCCCCATTGCTGGGAATATTATGTGCTCAACCCAATAGAGACTTTGGAATCACCCGAAGTGAGACTTCAGGCGGGCAGCGAGATCATCAGCAGGTTGATGGGTGTCTCACTCCGGGCTATCCAAGGCCGGCCGATGGATTTCACAACCACTCATAAGAGCCTGAGCTGGCGTGGGTTGATAGCCCGGTTATGAAACATCGAGTGATGCAAGTTTCCTCACATCTCAGGGTTCAGTCAATGGATGCTTTGTCCTGGCTTCCATCATCGTACAACTGAACCCTGAGATGTGCGCCACGAAAGGCGCCACGACCATTCTTTAACAGAGATGCCGAGTCTCTGGGCTTCTACCTTTTAGAGCTTCAGCCAGTTACAGGCACTGCCTGTATCGGTAATACAGCTTGAAAGCAACAGCGTTACAACACGTCATGCGGTGGCATAACTGAGAAGATTATCACCACGCCTGATTAACTACAAATCCAGCGCCCCCGACAATAACCTTCTCAGTTATGTTCCCCGTTTCTAATACACGGACGGGGACACTCCATGGTCGTTTGGTAACAAGGGCGACTCACCCCTCGCTGTGGGTTCGCTGTTAAGCGGCCATCAGGAACGCGTTATCGTTTGCAGATATTTTATGTGGTCAGTTTTCAAAAAGCCCGCATAATCGCTACGACGAGAACGAAAACCTGTTTGGGGTTAAGGGGGCGTTTCCGTGTGACTCGATCGCAACCCAGTCACCACTTAACCCCAAACAGCTTACCGCTCTATGAATTTAACTATACTCACCAACTTGCTATTGACAAAAACTTTATTTATTAACACTCAACATGGTTGGGAGATTACCAGCCCCCGACCTTCCTTTACCGGTTCATGACTCCGGCAGGACGCTCTCGTTCTGCACTTCAGGCGGCAGACTTTCTGAGCTACAACCATGTCAAATGAAAGGATGTTTCGTATTCCTTACGGCTCCAGGCGTCCCCGGTGCGGCTGTTGGTGGATATTCTGCCTATTTACCTGCGCCCCTGGCTTTGGGATTACACCACTTGGATTCAGGTCCGCTGTGGGCAGGTTATTTCCCTAAATTTTGTTTGAAAGAGCAACCCTGGTTCTCGTCTCCCACAACCCGAAGTCGTGTGGTTCCAGGCGGATGAACCCGCCCAACCCGGAGAGTGTTTCGCCCACAACACCATATGTGTCACGGGCATGATTGGTCGGGATTACCAGGGTGAATAATGCCCCAACCGCGAGAAGTAAACCAAGAAGTATCAGTTCCATTTGTCCCTCCTCGCTATGAATCTAACTATACTGCATTTGTTTATTGATAAAAGCGCTTTTTACAAAAATTTATTTGCTACGTTGTTGAAAATAAAGACGTAATCTGCAGCGCGCTCAGACGACATATAATGGGTGCTTGGTTTGCTATGTGGGTTCAGGGTCTGCTGTAATCCCACACGCTCAGCCCAACCGTTAATGTTGGAACCATAAAACCCGATCACACCCACAGGCCAGATACGGCCGTCATCACCCCGGATGTACTGGACTTCGAATTGTTTGTCACCACGGATCTCAACCAGGTGAATCCGGAAGCGTGATTGTCGGCCTTCTGGGGTTGTCATGTGCGGCATCGGGTTGTAGATGTTACCAAAGCGTTTACGGCGCGCTGCAGAGGATTGTTCCAATTCAGACTTCAACATCTCACTGCACAAAATGTTGATAGACATCGTCTTACCCGTTGTCAGCTCATACTGAGCCAGGCGCAGGGCTGTCACTGATATCTCGCTAAAGCCAACGCCTTTACCGGTGCGGTCTTTAACATAACCAGAAATCTTGTTCATGATTTCTAAATTGGTGCCACCTGCCCAATTGTCACACACTGGCTGGATATATTTCTGTACCACTGTTTTGATCTGCATGTTCTTCATTTACGGTGTCCTCACCATGATAAATAGTCCTACATATAATAAGCGCTCCCTAGATATTGATTATAAGTGATTATAATTGAATCTAATGAGCCATTAGAAAGTTTAATAACCACTAATGTCTTAACAAAATTAAGGGAAGCCGGATACCATACCAAAGTGTAGGGTTAAAAACCATTTTTCACGGAACAAGAATCCAGGTACAGTTTTTGCTGTGCCTTTGAACGAGTAGTTCGAGCAAAGCGAGAACTGCGAGGTCACTTGTTTTGACCTTATCCGAGCGTAGCGAGTGATTAATATTAACTCAGTAATTGTAATACTGAATTAACGCGCGAGAGCAATTCCTCATTTCACAAAGCCCCCTGCCTAAATAGCTCTAACACCATTATTGTGATTGGAGTTCTACCCATGGCAACGCAATCCATAACAGGTCTGGACGTTAGAGCGCTCGAGTACCTGATCAAACAGCGCATGAAAGCCGATCCGACCTTCAAAGACTATGACTTCGAGGGTGCAGGTCTCAGCGCGATAATCCGTCTGCTGTCTATGGACACCAACACCAAGGCTTTCCTGTTGAACATGGTGAGCGGTGAAGGCCATCTGCAAACAGCACAACAGCGGGTGAACGCAGCGCTCAGCTCCCAATTCCTGTCTTACACGCCAAGCAACTACAAGGCTGCGTATTTGTATGCTGACATCAAAGTCACGCCATACGACGCCACAACCGCCCCGGCTCAGTTGGTGCTGGACCGCAAGGCCATGTTTGTCGGCGTGAAGGACAACAAGTCTTACAACTTCACGGTTGATAACCCAGTACAAACCACGCTGGTCGACGGCTCCTATCTGTTCAAAGACGTCATGCTCGTCCAGGGCAACTGGATGTACAAGACCTACACGGTTGAGGGTTCGGCGATTTCTCCTTATGTCGTGCCTTCGAAGGATGCTGATATTGACCGCATGCATGTGCAGGTACAGGCCAGCGAGACATCAGATTCGTTCGTGACGTTCAACCGTTACCAGACGGCATTCGACCTTGGCCAGACATCCAATCTGTACTATGTTGAGTTGGGCATCGACGGCTATTACAGCATTGAGTTCGGCGACGGGTTTATCTCTCGCCGGGTTGAAGACCGAAATGTTGTATATCTTCAATACCTGGTGAGCCAGGGGGCGCTGGGAAATGACATCACGTCCATCACTTCAGCATCGTCCATCGGTGGCTTTAGCCAGATTGACGTCACCATCACGTCAGAGCGTTCCAAGGGTGGATCAGATCCTGAAACCATTGAGAGTATGCAGCGCATGGCTCCTCTGGCCTACCAAGCTCAAGGGGCTGCAGTTGCTGAGACTGACTACGCCGTTCTGCTCAAGCGTCTGTTCCCAAGCGTGGCTCAAGCGCGCGCCTATGGTGGTGAGACTCTCGAGATGCCTGCGCCAGGTTACGTGTTCATAGCCGCCATACCAACAGTGGGTGATGCGTTCACTGCAGAAGAGAAGGCCGACATGGAGAAGGCGTTGGACAAATACAATGTTGGCTCTATCACACCCAAGATCGTGGATGCTGACGTTTACCTCATCAATGTCAACACGTTGGTGTTCTGGGATCCGACGACTACGGTCTACAGCGATGAACAGATCAAGGAACTGGTTTCTGAGAAGGTGAAAGCCTGGGGCAAATCTAACCTGGAAGGGTTCAGTGAGATCTTCGACAAGCAGATCCTTGAGAACGCTATCACCAACTTTGACCGATCTATCATCTCCAACATCACCGACGTGCGCTATGCCAAGGTCTTCACACCAACTCCGGGTGTACCTGAGACGTTCTCTTTCAGCTTCTCCCTAACGCTCAAGGCAGGGTCAGTGTACATCAGTGGGTTCAAGCCTTTGCCCGCCGAGGTGGATTTCACCTATTACATCAAGGACGTGAGCGGCAACCTGGCGATGTACAAGGTCGCGAGTGAAACTGGGAACTCCTTCTTTGTGCAGAACGTGGGCGTTGTTGATTACACCAAGGGTGTGATCACTCTGAACAACTTCGTGGTGTCCAAATTCGATGATGGCGGCGTGACTCTTTCTGTCGCCCCTGAAGGGGACAACCAGAACCTGGCCTCAGTACAGAATCAGATCCTTCGGGTTGGCTCGGTACAAGTGAATACAGAGGTGCGCTATGTCGGGTCTTAATAACGGGATAAACGGGACAAAATACGACGTCCCGTTGTATTTCCTCAACGAGTACCCCAGATTCATCGAGTTCATGGACTTGTTCTATGACTGGCTGTATCGACAACAGGGGTTCACAGCTGAGGAGATCCAACTGTATCTGGCTGATCCAAGCAGCTGGGTTGACCAGTTCTCTAATGAGTCGCCATTAGAACAACTAATCGCGATAAAGGCGACCAAGACAGTGGGGACAGGAACTATTGATTATCTGTCTGACCATTTCTTGGTGCGTTCGTTTGAGAATCTGCTCAGCATGGACTTCACCCTTGAGGATGTCGAGGGTCGACCTTTGTTCGCGGAGAATGACAAAGACGCCAATATCAACGCATGGTATGACGACTTTGGTTTCCAGCGCACTGCTGATAAATCGTTCCCTGACTTCGGTGAGTTTGTACCAGCCGGGTCTGACGGGTTGTTGACCAGTGATGGGGACACTTTCTCCGTCTACTTGGATGACACCAAACGACGTACTCTTGACCACCCTCGTTGGCTCAAGCTGTTGAAACATATATACAGCATCAGGGGAACACGCAAGGCTATTGAATTGTTCTTCTGGATTTACTTCGGTGTTCCGGTGAAGATCAAAGAGCCAAAGAACGAGATCGGTGGTCTGGATGATAACTTCGATCTCGATGGCTATGTTGGCCTCCGCGACGATTACTACTATGACGAATTCAGCTATGTGATTATGGTTCCAGGTGACATCACTGAGATCCAAGGCGTGTTTGACAAGGTCTTCCGTCAGCACTTCCATCCAGCTGGCTTCACTGTATTCTTAGAAAATTCAAGAGGACAATAAAATGGCTATCTACTCCAGCTCGTTCACCGGGCAGCAGATTGACCAGCTTTTGGCGCAGGTCGATAACAAGATCAACATCACTGACATTGTTGATGATGAGAAAGTGGGGAGTCCAACCACCCCGGCATCATCTCGCCTCATGCAGGGAGCCTACCAGGCTATCGCAACCCAGGCAGATGTTCTGAGTAACAAAGTCATGAGAATTGACGGTTCGGAACAGATTGTCAACGGGAAGAAGAAATTTGCCGCGCAGATAGAGGCCAATGGCGGGATGAAAATCCCAACATCCAAGACCTTGGAAATCGCAGACATAGCGACGTTAGACACCAGTGCTGTCAACCTGAAGCAATTGAAGCAGCACGGCCTCAGCCTGGATACTCCCGGCGCGGCTATCAGCATCACTACTGGGGATTCTGGCTACCTGCGTCTGGATCTCAACTTCAACACATTGGCGACACTGCCGAGTGGGACTAGCCCAGGCACCCACGTGGTCATGGTTGGGGACACCCCATACAAGGTGACAGATCAGTTGTTCCGTGACGCCATCTATGCTGACCAGCGTTTTACAGACTTGTCCAACAGCAATGGCGGTAAGGTGGACACCACGACGTTCAACAACACGGTATCCCAGCTGAACAACAGCATCAGCCAGCGTGTTCTGACCACCACGTACAACCAGGACTTGATCGCCACAAACAATGCCCTGTCCGCACGGGTGTTGACTACCACCTATGACGCCAAGATGACGGCTCTGGATGCGGCTGATGCGGCTCGGGTGCTGACAACGACGTACAACGCTGGTATGGCCACCAAGGTAGATGTGACGACCTACAACACGGCTATTTCAGGAATCAATACCTCGTTGGCGGGCAAGGTTGACAACACCACGTATAATACCAAGATGACGGCTCTGGATGGCCAGATCAGTGGTATCAATACCAGTCTTGGTACTAAGATGGATTATGCCAAAAGTGGTACAGGGACTGCAGCGGGCGGCGCTACAACCAACCTCATCACCTTTGCCAAGAAAGAAGTGGCGATGTTTGTGGTGTCTGCTGTGTGGACAGGCGTTGCCAAACCGGCGGTGTTTGAGGTGTACATGACCAATGATGGCACCTCGGCCTTTGTGGACTCTCGTGCAATATTCGCGGGTTCCCTGACCTTCACCGCATCCCTCACCGGGGGCAACATGGTGCTCCAGGCGGTCAATGGGGATGCTTCTAAAACCGTGACGTTGAGCTACAAAACTCTGGTTCAATACTAATAGAGACTAAATACCCCTAATGATAACATTTCCATTAGGGGTATCAAAATGTCCACGAATCAGCTCAGACCAAAATATCCGTCTGGCATTGAGGCTAACGAGCTCTCGAAGTTTGACAAAGGGATCGAAACAGACGGTATCTTGAACACCGGGCTGATAGAACATGGCCCAGATGCCAAGATGACTGTTCCTGAAGACAACACCACCACTGCAGCCGAAATCGGCGGTATCCGTTACAACCCAGATACTGATGAATTCGAAGGTGGCTTCGGTGACCAATCGTGGCGTCAGCTGGGTGGCGGTGGAATCCGTTGGGTTCAGGCTGACAAAAATTCACCATTGCATATTGCCCAGACCGCGCGTGGATACCTCATTGATAACCGCCTGATGCAATCCCAGATCATCCTCCCTGTGGTAGACCGGGTGGGAACCATCATTGCAGTGGCTGACCAGTTCGGTCAATTCGCAATTCGCCCGTTGACGATCAAAGCCAGTGGTCGGAAAATCTACGGCCAGACAGATGACATGACCATCTCCACCAACAACGTGTCGGCAACGTTTACTTGGTCAGGAGACGAGCAGGGCTGGATCATCACTTCTGGTATTGGCCTTGGCCAAGGCCAGGTTTACAACCGTACCATCTTCTCTGAGGTGCTGATTGCCCCTACGGCGTTCATCAATGTCAACCATGCAACTGAAATGGTGGATGTGTACATCAACGGCGCGCGCCTGGCTGAGAACCGTTACGATCTGGCAGATACTGGCGTGGCTCTGAAAGAAGAGCTGCCATCAGGTGTTGAAGTTCAGGTCATCGAGTACAAACCTATCCAGCTGACGATCAGTGATGAAGACAGCCGCCTGAAAGCCCTAGAGCAACAAGTGCAGGCTCTGAAAGACGGCCCTATCATCTGGCGTTACACTGCAACTGGCGGTGAGACCGTGCTGAATCCAGGAACTGCCTTCACTCGTTGCAAACTGGAGATCAACGGTATCGGCTGGGACATTGACGATTTCACCATTTCCGACAACAAGATCATCCTGCCGGAGCCTCTGGCGATCGATCCTGTTAGCGGCCAGGGTGACCGTGTCAAGGTGACAATCGGGTTCGACAACGAAGTCGGGTTTGAAGGTTATGTTTCCAAGCAGGAATTGAAAGACGAAGACGGCGCCAAAATGGTCGGGACTTCCCTTGTGTCCAACCTGGATGACGTAATCTCCGGTAAGGTACTGCAATGGACAGCTGGCGCCAAGGTGACTTCCCCTCACCAGATCATCCAGTACGCCGACAAGAGTTACCAATACATCGGTTATCTACCGCACGTTGTTTCGGGTGCCAACCCAACATCTGACGGCGGCGTCTGGTCTGTTGCCAACCCGGCTGGTGTTTGGGTTGCTGTTGGGGATCTCGGCTTTGCTGCCACCATCGGGTCGGCGGGCGGCGCAGCCATGGTCGGTATGAAGAACGGCGGCAACCTACAGCAAGCGATCGGCTGGGTGACTCCTGAGCAGTTCGGTGCGAAAGGCGACGGGATTGTTGATGACATCAATGCCATCAACGCAGCCGTGGCTACAGGGATGAACGTCATATTCAACTCGTCTTCCACTTATCTGATTAGCAGCTCTATCATATTGCCTTACACGGCAACCTGGCAGAACTTGTTTGGTAACGATGCTGTGATCAAGGCGAAGTCCCACTTCCTTATGTTCCAGCAGAAACTGTTTGACGGCACAGTGAGCATGAACACGGCTTACAAGAACTTTTATGGGATCCGTGGTGTGGGCACGGCGCATGCCAAGTCCATCTACACCCAGGTGGTTCAGTCTCAGTTCTTGCGTATGACCAACGGGACAGCGACAGACTGTTCGGCGGTTGGGTTCTGTAATGGCCTGTCGTTGATGGGCGGCGCGCGCGTGTTCAACTTCTATGCGGACGATATCCGAAACGCGGCCATCCGTGGCGAAGGCGAGAACAACTTCCTGGTCGGCATGAACGCAGGGTTCATTGCTGGGGACGTCGTGCTTATCAAGAGCAACTATTCGTACTACAGCAACCTGTTCTGTGAGTATGCGGGGGTGTCTCCTGAAGATACAGAAGAGCCTGCGTCTCTGCGTGACCAAGGCGCCATGGTATCGTTTGCTCAGGATGGCCAGAACGCAATCGGCAACGTTGTCGATACTTGCCACTGCCTCAACTACGGCGGCGCGTTCGCGGTGTTCTCAGGCTCCTACAACAAGATGACAGGCTCGCTGTATGGTGGCGCATTTGTAGAAGCCCGGCGCGCGAAGGGCGCAGGCAACGCCATCTACATGGCAGGGACCTACAACATGATCGCCGACGTCCAGCTCGACCTGGTCTACAGCGGCATCGAGATGCATACCGGTTCCAGCCACTGTTCCATAGGCTACATCACTATTGAAGCCAAAAGTGGTTATGGTACATATGCGATCTCCATCAACGGCACGACGAAGGACTGTCACATCCGGGGGCTTCATGTTAAACGCGGCCTAACTAAATCCGCCGATGCGTATCTGGGTACTGATGGCACCAATATTGGCGAGCTGAAGTTGGAGAACTTCACTCAGCCATCCAGCGGGGCATCTCCTGTCCGAGTACTGGGGAGCAATATCATCGACCGGCTGTATGTGTCTCAGTCGTCTACTTCGACTTCGACGTTCATCAACGTGACGATACAAGGCAACGCGCAGATCCGTGACCTGCAAATTGATGGTTGTTTGGGCAACTCTCTGCTGGTCACTGCGGGTGCGGTGCCTAACCTTGGGACAGTGCAGCTCACGCCGAACCCTAACTCGACAGTCCCGCCGTGCATCTTTGCTGGGACTGATACCCGCGTTGTCGGTGGGTTGATCATTCGCGGCGGCTCAGCAGTTGGTCAACCAAGGGCCAACGGGACATTGTGGCTGGGGAGTTATCGTGGGCCGTCATGGGCAAGATCGGACAGCGCAGTGGCCGGGACAGTGCACTACCCAGACCCAGTCGCGCACAATCTTTGATATCTGAGGAACTTATGGAAACTATCATCGAGAGCCATAAAGTGCAATCCGTCGGGGTTGATGAGGGTGGTCGCGCCACCCTTAAATTCGATAACGGCACCAGCACCACCATATCTGTGAGCAAGCAGATACAGCTGGGCGTTTACGGCCCAGGCGTCTTAAACTATTACGACAGTGGTCGTGAAGAATTCACCAAAACTGAGGGATAAGCTACTCCCCTGGAACTTGAAACAAACCCGCTCCGGCGGGTTTGTTTTTGACTAAATAATCGATAATACCCGATTATTGCGGAGACTACCATGTCAACTAGACGCCCCAATTTCAACAACGCCGACCTCGAGCAAGCGTATTATTACAAACGCCGCTCGTTTGGTAATGGATACACCATAAAATTCCAACGAGAAGCACTGCTCTGGGCTTCCACAGATGGTGGTGATGGTAACTATTACATCTGGGGAGGCGTGCTCCCAAAAGTCGTTCCAGCCGGTTCTACTCCTGAGACAGCAGGTGGTGTTTCTCAAACAGCCTGGATAAATGTTGGTTCTGCCGAATTCATGCCAGTATCCAGTTATGGTCTGACGTCTGAACTCGCAGGGTGGAAAGGAAAACGCGGCCAGTGGGATGTTTGGCCATCCCTGATGTCACCGATAACCGCCGCAGGTATTTCCTTTGGTGGAGACAAACTGCGCGGTATGGTCATGGTGAACACTTCCGGTGGGATTGTTTCTGCTATGGCCGTATCTGGCCAGCCGATCACGAAATTCGCATGCGCCCCATACACTGTTCAGGCTGGGCGTTTGGACGCATTTGGCCGGCAAGTCGTTGTTACTAACTATCCGACATTCGCCAACAACCAGGACAACTTGTCTTACCAATCTGAATTCCAGACCGATGTCAAAGGTCAACCAGTGATAACTTTTAGAACTGTTGAGAAACGCACCAGTTTCGACAACGTGGCAGACTCTACTATCGGGGACAGGGCGGTACGGGTGGCGGATGAGTTCATGATGCTACCTAACGAATTGACTATCGGGAAGATTAGAATACCGACTGAGACTACCCCAAACAGATTAGACCCAGCCAAACGGTATGACCCACACTCCAGCTTGTCGGGTACTACACTGCATATGCTGTTGCAGTCTCGGTTCCAGTACGACATAATTTCTATCATAAACAGCCGTCGGTTCAACTGCTATGTCTCCATGCGTTGTACGACGAACGCCAATGGGAACGACACGACGAAATACGGGTTATATCTTCTGTCTGACAATGCTCAGTTCACAGGTGATGGCGCTGGCGGAACCGGTATGTTCTTCCATGTCCCCAATTTCACTCAAGACCCAGACGGGAAGGCTGCGAACGCCGCCAACTCGCCAGGCAACACTATGGCAAGCCCAGTCAACAACTACACTGACATGCAGTTCATCTTCAGCAGTGTGCCGTTGACGCCTGGAGTGAATTTGACTGATCGCTACAATGGATTCACTACCGCCCTGCAATATCCTTGGGCAACCACGAAGGCGATACAAGACGTGGTGACAAACTTCATGCAGTATATCAACAAGCAAGTTGTCACCAACGCCACATTGTCAACGGATACTCCGCCTGTGTTGAGTTTGACAAAAGAAACTATCACCATGTACAACCCAGGCTATGTGTTTGAATTCGACTTCGATATGTCTATCCGCAACGGTGTGGTAACGACCCCACAAACATTCGTTTCTGCTCTGGGCGAATTCTCGGCGTATGATTATTGTGTTCGAGTGTTCAACCGGTTCGGATTAAAAGGGTACAACAAATGAATACTTACTATTTCGATTCCAGCAACCCCCAAGTCGGGGATGGCTCTCAGGCTAATCCGTTCAGGGAATTGAAGTCCATAGAGACCCTGACAATGCCGTTCCATGTCCGCCTGAAACGCGGCAGTGAGTTCCGTGATAACATCACCATCCCGACAATGACCGGGGTGACTGAACTGTGCACCTGGAGAGATTATGGCGTTGGGAAGCCGCCTGTGTTGATACCGAAGGACTACACCAAGAAATTGATCGACTCCGTTATCATCAAGAATTTCCATATCTTGGGTGAGATGGATGTATATCTGGGGGGGTTCACGTTCAGCCCAGACCGTATTATCCACCTGAAGATAAACGCGGAGACGGGCAATACGGCCAACGTACACATGAAAGGGAATTTCAATGTGGTGATCAATTCTATGCTGAACGTTGAATGCATAAGCGTGTATTTCGACGCCCAAGGCGGCGCGGCAATAGGGCACAGAAACGACGACATGTACATTCGTGGGGTTCACCAGCGTGGTGGCGACCGTATGATACTCATGTGGTGCGGCTCGACCTACTTCAAGCCAGTGGGTGGCGGCCCAGACCACAAAGGTGAAAACTGCCGTATCGAAGATTGTACGGCAATCGGCCTGACTGGGGATGCGGTCACGTTGTCGAACGCGCGCGGTATGGCGTCTACCCCAGGGGATGCGGCATACGACACATCCTCCAAAATTTCTAACTGCTATTCGACCCAGGCCAGTAGCATGAAATTGGATGCCAACCCAAACGCGATCGACAAATCACGTTACCATGTCCCGTTCTGGCTGTATGGTTGTGACAATGTCCCGATCGAATATTGCTGGGCTGACGGGGCTGCATTCTCCAAAGACTGTATGGGGTATGATATCGACGGGCGCTGCTCCAACTGCATCGTTCGCCGCTGCCTGAGCACCAACAACAACGGCGGGTTCATGATGTTCACGTGTACTGAGTCCCCAACCCTGGAAGGTACGATGAACACCTTGGCAGACTGGGAAAACGCGCTGATAACCGAAGCGCGCGGCAACGTGAACAACACCTGTGAGTATGTCCTCAGCTACAACGATGGTGTTGGGCGCGGGCGATACGCTGGCCGGTACACGACCCTGCAATTCATCAACAACGTGTTGAACGCAAAGATCAGGAACTGTACCGTAGTGGACAACATCTCGAGATACCAGAGCCACCTGTACCTGATCACCCCGACCGCCAAGGGTATGTCTTCAGGGTTGATGGCCAAGTACCCGTCATCTGTGGATAGCTGCATCTTCTATCACCGCTTCAAGCATATGGTGGCAGGTGATGCTGGGTTCGCCAACAACAACGGCGACACGCTGGTCAAGTGGACGAAGAATATCTTCTGGTGCCCTGAAGACAACGGCGCGTCTATGGTGCCGACGAAGGGTGTCATGAGTGGTAATCTGTCTGTGGATCCTAAGATCGGCAACATGACCAACACCTCACCGGGCGGGCTGGATGCTGCTAAACTCACCAGGCTGCTGGCAAACTCACCAGCAATAGGTGCCGGCAGCGCCACTGTGACGCCAGACCTCTGGGGCAAAACGGGGAGCAACATAGGCTGGCAGCAATAAAGACAAAGCCCCCAATTGGGGGCTTTATTCTTCTATATCGAAAGGGTTGTAATCCTTGTCAGATTCACACCTTTCCAACTCTTGTTCCAGCCCTTCCAGGCTTTTCAGTGACGCCAATTCGCTATCAGTCAAAAGCCCCCAATTGGGGGCTTTATTCTTCTATATCGAAAGGGTTGTAATCCTTGTCAGATTCACACCTTTCCAACTCTTGTTCCAGCCCTTCCAGGCTTTTCAGTGACGCCAATTCGCTATCAGTCATACCCACCTCCTGGTGTAATTATAGTCTAGCGCTAAATACTGAATAATTCCCATTGTCCATGGAGTTCAAAATGGTTACCAAGAACACGTCTTACAACCTGCTAACGGGTGATTCCGAGCCAGCGTATTTTAACCGGCGCGGGACATTTCTGAATGGCGGGTATATCCAGACACCAAGAGATTCTATCAAACATACTGATGGAAACTGGTATCAATACATATCAGAAATACCTTCTGGAGGGTTGACCGTAGCCCCGAATTCTTCTCCTGATTCCAATTGGAGAAATGTGTACGATGGGGATTTTTCTTCCCTTCTAAAGAGCAAACTCGGGGCTGCTCTCATTGGGTTGTTGAACGGTGGGAGCGTTCAAGACGCTATCCATTATGTGACCCCAGAGATGTTCGGGGCAAAAGGGGACTACGTGATCGGTTCCCCTGGAACCCCTGGAACAGGCACGGACGATACTGCTGCTTTCCAGGCGGCTATAGACCAAGCTATCGCAAAGGGCTATCAGGAAGTCCGTTGTAGTGCTAAGAAATACCTTATAACGGGCACATTAAATCTTGGGGGCACTGGTACAGGCGTCGTCGCTGCTATCCCAGGGGCTGTCGGGGTGAGACTGGTCGGCCAGGGATATGACAACACGACATTGTATTTCAGGTCGGCTACAGACACCACCCCCCTGATCGCACTTCGAGGCGGTTCTGGTTACCACACACCGCGATCTGTAAACCGCATGACGTTGCACCCCACTTCAGACCGACTGTACAAAGGTTACGGCGTTTTGCTGGAAGGGGCGTGTTTCTCCATGAACTACGACGTTGCTATAATGAAATTCCAAGTCGGGGTACATTATTATAACAGCACCCGACCTGGCACGTTTACTGAGTTCAACTGCTTTATCAACCCACGTTTCCACAGGAACATCGTTGCCGAGTTGTTTGAAGTGAACGGTGGCGACAATAGCTTCCATGGGAACGATATTTTTGGGGGCCAATTCCAGATAAAAACAAACCAGGATCTCGGAGACGGAAATACTGTCCCCGGTATTGGTATCGAACTGAGAGGCTCGGCCACTACACCAGCATACTTGTACAACGCCAAGATCAACACACACTTCTTTGGCGGGCCGGGCGCTGTTGGTATCAAGGTCACCAGGGCCAACACCGACAACATCACTGGATGTATCCAGGCAGAAGGCTCGCTTATTCTTCAAAGTCCAGACGGATCCCCGTTTGAGATGAAAGGCGGGTTGTACAGCATCGCGAGTGTCACGTTCGAAGTGTCTGCTGAACCTGTTGGGAAGGCTGCTGCTTTCATATTTGAAAACCGGATCAGCAACACTGCGCCGTTTACCTCCCCGAGACTGCCGGGACTTAATCCAACCCAGATCCCTCTGTACCTGGCTGACACTACTGACGCGGGCGGCAGAGTGGGGCTATTCCGGGCTATCGGTACGGGAATAGACAGCCCCTACATCTCGGCAGCTGGAACTGCCGGTAATGGTGTCTATTTCGGTTACACTGCAGCCGGGCTAAACCTCCAGGGCTTTGTACCTGGTTTGAAGATCGCATATGACGGCGGTACGATAACCAGTTATGCTGCCTCGTTTATCATTGCCAACGCCACTACCGGCATGAGGATGACGGCCAACTCGTTTGAACCACAGACCGACAACTCTATGTCCAGTGGCTCCAACAGTTTCCGTTACACCACAGTTTACGCGGTCAACAGCACCATCTCTACCTGTGACGCAGAGCGCAAAACTGAACCTCGTGACCCGACTGAGGTTGAAATGGATGCGTTCTATGAAGTGTCCCAGTTGCCGTGGGTGTGGCAATGGCTGGAACGGTTCCAGACCGAGGGTGATGGTGCACGTGTTCACTCAGGCCCGACGGTTCAGGCAGCAATAGCCGTCATGACTAACCATGGTTTAGATTGGAAAACCTATTCCGCATTCTGCTACGACGAATGGGAATCCAAGCCAGAAGAGATTGACCAGAACACTGGTGATACCATACCAGCAGTTGAGGCAGGGCATGTCTATTCCTTCAGAAAAGAAGAGCTGTTGCTGTGGATCACGCGGGCTATAATCCACCGCCAAAAACGAATTGAAGAACGGCTGAGTGCATTGGAGTCAAAATAATCAAAAGCCCTCTCCGGAGGGCTTTTTCATTCCAGGGCTAAATAAGTCATATTGGTATAGATATCGGAGAATCCCCATGAACCCAAGATTCACGCAACCGAAGAGCACGGTTTCGGAGATGACCAATCTGGCAGCGGTGTCCAGGATTTTTGGTTATGAAACCAAGAATTCGGAATACATATATGTCGGCCTGGAATCGGCAACTACAAGGTTGTGTTTGATGACACGACTTCCACCTGCTGGCTCGTCAAGAACGCCACCGGTAAAGTGGTGTCCTATAGCCGTTCCCAAGACACTCTTGTTGTCGTCACCTCAACCGGAACATTCAAGCTGAACCGGGCCAAGGCCGTAGACATGGAATTGTTGTTCAAATCAGAGCAACACCTCCAATACTACTATGACCTGCTGGGGAATTGGGACGACGCGTTCTTCATGGCGCAGGTGAACGTGTTCCTCAAGGGGTACTCCCCGAGGATCATCCTGCCTGTGGCAGAGATTACCATCACCCGCCCTATCCTGAACGGGGTTGCCCTCGGTGACAAAATCCATGCCACGTACCCAGAGTTGAACTTCTACAACCCAACCACCGGCAACTACCTCGCTGCTTGGCCGTTGATCATCCATGGCACCTACCGTAAACAGCAGGATGGTGGTCTTGGCGGCTACAGCGGCTCTCAGATCATATTCAGAGGTTGTAACAACCGCGCGGACATGACCTGGACGCAGTGGGCGATCATTCACAGTGGTCCCAACCCAAATGAAGTTGGGCAATTGCGTCGAACCGATTCTCTGTTGAAGAACTGGCCGGCATTTGCTGACCTGCGCGATTTTAACATCCGCGCGATAAACAAAGATGGCGTCCCGATCTCTAACGTCCATGGCATGTATTTCCATTATGGGACTCAGGTGTCTGCGGTCAACATGTCTATCTACCAGTGTTATGGTGCTGGCGTCGCCGTGGACAACACCTGGGACTCCAAATTCGAGAACCTGAAGATCCTGCAGTGCGGTCGCATGTCTCCTGTGTTTGGACAATATGTGACTGACGGCAACTTCGGTTCCCAATATCAGACCTATGCCCCGATTCACGTGATGCGCTCCCCGTTGTCTGATAACAGCAACTTCATCCGTTTCCACAACTGCCATGTCGAAGATAACATGCACGCTTCAGTAGACGTGATCGTGTCTGGTAACTCATCTCCAGTATGGTTAACGGATCTACACGTGGAGGCACAGTCGGGTTTGGGCGGTACTACCAACAGCGGCCAGCGAACTATCATCGGCCTGGGCAACTTCGGTGTGACCTACTTTGGCCAAGACGCCCAACCGGGTTATGATTACAAGGCGCGCCCGGATACCGGTACTGGTGGCAACGTCGTTTGGACTGGTGGTGGCATGTACTCAGACACGTACAGCCACATCGCCCGTATGACCCGCTATTCGGCCCTCGTGCTGTCAGACATGGTATTCCCTAACAGCGGAAACATCAATGTTGTTGGCGGCAACGCGTCTCCATACGTGTATCTGTCCAACTGCGTTGTCGGTGATATCAGCTTCACTGGAGGTAACGGTTCCCTGTCTCCTCTGAAGGCCAGCAACTGCCGTATAAAATCCCTGACCATGGATTACACCTATGGCCCACAGCTGTCTAACTGTGAGATTTCTGGCGCATTCAATATCACGAATATGTACAGCAACAAGCCAGAAGGCGGTGTACAACTGACCAACTGCAATATCGGTTCCATGTCAGGTGTGATCCAATTCGGTCAAGGTATTGTCACACTGACTTCTACCACTGACCCTTCACCGTTTGTGGTCTATTACGGTCATATCGACATATCTCGTTATGCCTATTACAACACGAATAATTTGGTAGGTGGTTAATATGAGCCAGACAATAAGCAGTATCATGCAGCTCCCGGTCAACATGAACTTCAATAAAGTCGTGATGGTCGGGCGTTACGCTGGGATCGCAGGGACAACTATAAATGGCCCAGATTCGGCTATCACCAACAACTATCGCTTAGTCGTAGAGCAAGTCAGTGTCAACACCCAAACGATATACCAGCGCCTGGAATACCGTTTGTCTGGTACTGTCAGATTGTTTGGGCGCTTTGGTACCAACTCCACTGGCTCTGATCCTATCGGCAGTGGCTGGAATTTCACTGCATGGGAAGAATTTGCAACACCAGCTAACGGATTCACCACAGGGGCGACCGTTAAAGCCGGGCGTCTTGAGTCAACAGGGCAGGTGGTAGGAACGTATGTCGGTTCTTCTGGGCGTGTGGTCGCAGGGACTTCGGTGGAAGGGGCTACAGCCACATTCACTGGTGTGGTAACTTGTTCTTCTGTAAACCAGACCTCAGACCAGAATTTGAAAGAAGATATTGTTGAGATCCCGAAAGAACTTATTGAAGCCGCTAAATCAGTGTCTCCTAAGCAATACCGGTTCAAAGGTGATGAATCTGGTATTATGCATGTGGGCTTCATGGCTCAAGAAGTTTGGGACGCCATACTGGCTGTTGGTCTGAACCCTGAAGACTATGCGCTGGTTGGACGGCATGAAGACGGGGAAGGCAACACAATTTTCTCCATTAATTATACTGAATTGATGTTGCTACGAAGCCTCTGAGGAGCGAGAAATGTCTATCAAAATCACGAAAGAAATGGCAGTATCCAAGTCATTTCCTGAACTTTACCTGGAGATACAGCAGGGGTATGAAAAGGTCGAAGTCACCTACACTGTAGAATCCATTGGTTCTATTACCAATGGGCAGGCGACAATCAATTACTCCGTTGGAGTGGCTGGTGAGAAGTCCCCTGCGTGGCGTCAATGGTCTTTCCCATACGATGGTAAGTCTAACCCATTTGAAGCCGCCGAAGAGGCTCTGAGGGAGCATTTGAGCGACACCCAGAAGGCAGGAGAATAACATGAGACGCGTAGAAGACATTTTCGGAAGCTTCCAGATAGCTCCGCGCCAAACTCCATGGGTGTTTATCTCCCAGGGCGGCGAAACCAAAGTTACTGTTCCGTTCGCGTTCCAGTCTTGTGTTCTGACGATAGATGGTGCGGTACAGATCCCGACTTCTGTTGATGCGGTTAACGGTTCCTACACTGTGAGCGGCCAGGATATCTTGTTCAGTGATGACACTGTTCAGAAACATCTGAAGCCAGAACAGCAGCTTTATTTCCTGTTCGACACAGCATGGGGCGATATTGGTTCTGGTGGCGGTGGGAGTGGTGGTAACAACGGCGTCATGGTCGAGCGCAAATTCACCACCACTGGCGGTGAAACCATTCTGGACCCAAAGATCACGTTTTCCAGTGTCCTTCTGTTCGTAGATGGTGTGGCCAAGTACCCAGGTGAATATTTCACTGTATCTGGAAACAAGTTGGTATACACCAACCCGATGCCTGCCGGGGAGGAAGTTTATGCCCTGTTCGGAATCCCAAGCTCCAGTATGTCTCTGTATGCCACCCAGGAAGACTTGACTGGGGTACAAGCAAACATCGATGGGCTGAAAACCCAGCTTGGAACCCCGTGGAACGGTTTAGTGTCTGACGTCTACACTTACATTGATGCTGTGACATCGATCACTTCGCGCGCGGTTCCAGCGAATATCAATATCGTGTATACCAAGAAATACTCCGCAGCTTCCTTGTCGCGGTCAGATATTCAGTTGGTTCGTGATCCAGCAGAGGATAACGTCCTGCTAGCAACCAAGACCTGGGTGCAGAACGGGGCTGTCAACGGCAAATTGCTGGCGTTCGACAACGCAGGTAAGGCGTTCCGACTGAACCCAATCAACGGCCAGTACTCGATCGAATCCCTGGGCGGCGGCGATGGCGGCGATGATACTGTCCTCATCGAATTGGCCCAACAGTTGTCGGTGAAGCCGGTTCAGCTGGTTGAGAACAAAGTGTACAACTACACCCGTGCCGTAAAACACACTGGAGGCCGGGGCTGGATCGGCAAGAACACGACGTTCCGTTGTACCAATGCGACTGCATCTGTTCCGTTCGTAACCTCTCTGAAGACGGCTCAAGGCGCTGACAATGACTTGGTCAACGGTACATCAGGCGTAGCCAACGCGATCTGGTCTGGTATTCTCATCGATACCAACTACAGTGACACCACCGGCGTTGTTGGGTTCCAGTTCGCTGAGAACACCCTGGATAACTGGGTCAAATGTCGCTTTGTTGATGTGGTATTCAAAAACAGCAAATTTGATAACCTCGCCATGCAGAACGGCTGCATTGAATTGCGGTTTGAGAACTGCCGGTTTGAGAATGCCGGGGAAGACAGCGTGACCATCCGTAAGACCTGTGAGCGTGTAGTGTTCGAGAACTGTACTGTTGATAAGACAGCGCTGGTCGCCCACGTTAGCAGCGGAAATGCCAAGTTCGGTGACGGTATCGTCGTCAAGGCCAAGTTTGTGACGATTAACAACTGCACCTTCAAAGATGTAGGCAACAACATCAAGGGTGCTGGCATCGCCAACAACGCCGAAGACAACGATAACGTTGATCAGGCCAGCTACAACAAATACACCAACAACACGTTCATCAACTGCTATGGTGGTATGGGTATTGGTACTGTAAATGCGGGCTTTATTGCTGCCGGCCAACTGATCGGTGACCTGATCATTACTGGTAACGAGTTCATCAACACTCAGGCCAACGCGATTGGTATTCGCTACGTTAAGAACGTTCAGATCCGTGACTGCATTATCAACAAGCAGAACCTTCAGGGGTATCACGCTGTCGAGTTGATCAACGTTGTCAACGTCGACGCAGCGGCTACAGTGGTGAATGCGTCCGGCGGCGCGTGTACCGTGACCAACTGTAACGGCAAAGTCGATATCCATGCCAACGACGTCAGCAAGGCGAACGCATTGAACTCCTTGGTCATCGGTAACTGTGATGGTCTCAAGTTCACAGCGGATCTGTATCTGTCTGGCCGTACTGCAATGACGGTGGATAGTTTTAGCAACGGAAAGATAGACGTGCGCCTGCGCGGAGTCACCAAGGCTGGGCTGGTTGGTAACATCGTGTCACGCAGCGAAATCAACGTAGCTGCAACGAGCTGTGGGAACAACGGTGTTACCATGACCGCCCTAAACAACAGTGTTCTACGAGCTGAGGTCTATGACGCTGGTACTGAAGCCGATGTTACCTATGTGTCCGCGCGCCTGGTGTCTGGTAGCCGCAACAGGGTGTTCGTGACATCCACCTCCGGCCAGACAAACCGACCGTCTTATGACATCCTTGTTGAAGCCGGAGTGTCAAATGGCGCCCTGTATAGCGACTGCTCGGCAGGAAAGACCGGCAAGGTAAACATCTTGACAGGTGCGACCATAACCCAATTTGAAAATCTGTAGGAGGCCGTATGGCTAAGTTCACACCAGGCGATAACGTAAAGCAGTCCAGCGACCGATTCAAAGGTCTACCGGATACTGCTGTCGTCCTTAACGTTGTTGGTGACGAGAGTCCGATGTATGAACTGGATTTTGGTGACACCCAGTATCCGTTCTACTTCCGTGAAGATGAGTTGACCAAGGTCAAATCCAAATGAACAAAGCCCCTTCGGGGGCTTTAATTTTTCTGCTTGAAGCGGTAGAAGACCGGCTCGATGTACTTGATGAAGAAACCCTCGGGCTTTGGCTTTGGCTCAAACAATTTCAGCTTAGCTTTCTTCGCCGGTTCAAGCCGCCAACCAGGACTCCATTTGAATTCGGACATTCGCCCGTGCTGAGGGCATACCTGCCACATTTTATCAGGAATGTATGAGGCTGTTTCCTCGAATTCAACGTCTTCATCATCGACAAAGACATAGCCACACATGGGGCATTTGTCAATCTTATAATTGAACATAGAAGTGCTCCGAACAATTACCGACCTGGTCTCCATCAAACTTTCTGAATTTCAACCCATCAGCGCTGATGACATAAAGCGCGGTTTCCCGCGCCCTGATTTTGTAGGAATGGTGGTCAATCTTTCTGACTACCAAAATCCTGAGGTTGTACACTGCCTTCCGGTTTGTCGGCACCTTTAGCCTCCAACATCATGATATGTGACATAGTCGCTATGCTTTTGACCAACTGGACGGCGGTTGAGAAACGAGTCCTGTCGTCCATCGGTTGCCAGCCTATGCTGGTGAGCACCCGGTCATTTAACATACCTTGCACCATGGTGAAAACCTGAGTCAGGATGTTCTTGGCGCCGGGCGTCAAACGTACCTTCCCACCGTCAAGAGGAAGAGTTCGAGCCAATTCACGTATCAGGCCAACGGTGTTTTGGGCGTCGCCTGAAACAACCAGGAACGGGCGCTTTTTAAGGTATCCGACCCGTTCAGCATGAGACGAAGGGGGAGTGTCCGCCATGTGGAAATTGACACCCTGGTCAGCGTGTACCAAAAGGCGGTTCAGATTCAGGTCAACAAACAGGATTTCCCCGTTGCGAGACATGATGTCGGCTGGAGTCTCAAACTGCTTCATGAACGCTTGATCAACGATGATGTGGTCTTGATCACACGGTGCCATGAAGATGAGATAGAATGCTCTGGTGTTGTGATCCTGGTGCCACTGCCAGCCTGCAGGCGTCGGGTATACCGGGGCGATGAAATTGATATTGTTTCTGCCAATCCAATTCACGATTTCGGTGATGCGTGCGTTGCGGTTTGCTTCTTTAGAGGTTTTCATTGTGTATCTCCTGCCCTTCAACGTTTAAGATGGAGCTATTATATGCTGGTCGTGTTTATTGAAAAGGGATGGCTGAAAACCATGAGACTAAATAATAGAAATCGCCCCCATATACTGGAGCAAGTAAAATGCAATCAACCAATCTAAACGTCAAGCCGTATTTCGATGACTTCGATGAGGCCAAGGGGTTCCAACGTATCCTGTTCCGTCCTAGCCCAATCAAGGTACAGACCAGGGAACTGAACCAGATCCAGTCCATTTTCGCGAACCAGATCGAGAAGTTTGCCAACAACATCTTCAAAGATGGTTCCGTTGTCATTCCCGGCGGTCTGACCATCACCAACTCCCAGGTCTCCATGAAGTTCAAGCTGGCTGGCGGTAGCGAATTCACCGACCTGGAAGGCATCAAAGAGCTGTACGTTCAGTCGAAGGAATCTGGGGTGAACGGTCGCATCCTCAGCCTGTCACGTTATGTGTCCGAGCCTGACACGATGTTCGCCATCATCGAGATGATTGACTCCGGTACTGGCACAACCAACAGCTTCGTTCCCAATGAAGATCTGTATTTCAACACCTACGATGCCAACGATGTGTCTATTCGCGTCGGCTACGGTATTGTCGGCACCCTGGGCGGCGCGATTGTAGCCCGCATGACCAAGGGCGTCTACTATGTTCGTGGCATGTTCATTGACGTGGAAGATGAGATGCTGGTTGTGGATGCCAACCGCAATGATACTGACCACAAGGTCGGCTTCAACGTGGAAGAGCAGATCGTCACCGAGGCTGAAGACAACACGTTGTACTCCAATGCCCAGGGCACCCCAAACAGTAAGGCTCCAGGTGCGCATCGCCTGCGTGTTGTGCTGACCCTGAAGCGCGCGGATTATTCCGAGGCCATCGACAACTTCGTCGAGCTGGCTAAGATCAAAGGTGGTAAGATTCAGACCATGGTCACCCAGACCACTTACAACCTGATCGAAGACGCGATGGCTCAGCGCACCTATGAACAAGCCGGGGACTACAACGTGTCCGCGCACCAGATCGACCTGCGTGAGCACCTGAAGACTGACACCAACGGTGGGGTGTACACTCCTGAAGAAGGTGGTGACGCCAGCAAGATGGTTGCGGTCATGAAGCCAGGTATCTCCTATGTTCGCGGCTACCGTGTGCAAAACCAAGGCGAAATCAACGTCGTCATTGACAAGGCGCGTGACACTGCCAACGTCAACAACATCCCGGTTGCTGTTGCTACTGGTAACTTCCTGACGACCAAAGCGTCCAAAGGCGTACCAGTTATCAGCCGCTCTACGCGCTATCGTCTGCTCAACTCGTCTGGTAGCCAGATCGGCACGGCTTTGCTGATTTCGGCAGAGCGTAGTGGCGCTGAGTTCCGTCTCTTCCTGCGTGACATCGTATGGACTGGTGACCGTACTACCTTCGCCAAGATCTCCTATCAGGACAGCGGTGTAACGCGCTTCATTTCCGACCTGGAGTCCAAAGAGTTCAGCCAATCGTCCTCTCTGGATCTTCTGTTCGACCTGCCTGTGTTCGGCGTCAAGTCTCTCATCGTTGGTGAGAATATCGACATCAACTACAGCGTAATGCGCTCTTACAAGATCGCACTGGACAGCACTGGCTCTGGTTCGGTAGCCGCCCCAGCAGGTTACAGCTTCTCCCCTGAGTTCGCTCTGTACGCCGGGGCGAAGTCTGATGGCTCGGCCGCACAGATCGATATCAGCAACGCCCTGACCCTGTCCGGTACTCCTGTCGGTTCAGCTCTTAACATTCGTCTGTCTTCTGGTTCAGCTAACCAAGAGATCATGTTGATGGCTCTGATGGTGCGCACCACGGCTGTGATCAAAACCAAGACCATGTCTGAGATCACTGACACTGTGACGTTCACCAACGAAAGCAGCAAGGTGCTGACCCAGGCCGACGGCCAGAAACTGGTTCAGGTTCGTGACGCCACTGGCGCTGATGTGACCGGTAACTTCTCGTTCGACGGCGGGCAGCGTGATGCGGGCTATTACCCATCGACGTTGTCATCCAACCTGGGCAATATCGCGGGCGTCTTCACTGTGAAATATCAATACTTCGCTCATAGCGCGGGTGATTTCTTTACAGCCGACTCCTACAACTCGATCCCGTATGAGACAATCCCGAACTACACATCCCAGTCTTCTGGTACTGTGTATGGCCTGGCGGACTCCATTGACTTCCGTGGCAAGATTACCAACGGCGGCTCTGACACCGACATGGTTCGCCCGAACTCCGCGATCATCATGGATGTTCAATACTACCTGCCTCGCATCGACGCAGTGTATGTTTCTGCTGAAGGTAAATTCGGCGCGGCGCGTGGTATCAGTTCTGACAAATTGGCCAGCCCGGCTATCCCGGACAACGCCATGCGTCTGTATGAGCTGATGATCCCGCCATACACTCCAAATATCGACAACGTCAGCATCAACACGATCGATAACCGCCGTTACACCATGCGTGATATCGGTAAGCTGGAGAAGCGCATTGAAAACGTCGAGTATTACACCACTCTGTCCCAGCTGGAATCTTCGGCTGCGACTCAGCAGGTGTTCGACCCTATCACTGGCAATCCGCGCTACAAGAACGGTATTGCAGCTGACCCATTCAAGGATTACCGTCTGATTGATGACCTGTCCTCCGACTGGCGTGGTTCCATCGATACCGACACCGGTCGCCTGCGCCCGTTCGTACAGCAGAACGTTATTGACTTGGCTCCGGACTCCGCATGGACAGCCATAAAAGACGGCATGGTGTGCTGTGTGTCTACCTTGGACGTGTCTGTTGCCCAAGACTACGCGACGTCGACCATCAACGTCAACCCGTATGCTGTATTCAACTGGAACGGTTACATCAAGCTGACTCCGACCACTGACTACTGGTTTGAGAACTACTATGTTGAGCCTCGTATCATCAACGAGACTATCAACACTCGTGGTACTGTCCAGCCGGGTAGCGTGTACGGCACCTGGAGAACCGTGTCTGTGTCTGAGCGCGTTTGGGAACCGCACGGTGCGGGTGGTGTTTGGTGGGGCTACCGTTACCGGACGACTGTGTCGACTCGTGACGTCACCACTTACACCTACACCGACCAGACCACCACTAACTTCGCTGGTGAGCAGATCGTTGAGACCCAGGTCATCCCGTACATGCGTGAGACCCAGGTTCGCTTTGAAGCTGCAGGCCTGCGTCCGTTCACCAACATGTATGCCTTCTTCTCTGGCCGCAACGTGAACGCCTACGTTCAGCAGGACGGGAAGGGTAAAGGCGCGCAGCTGGTGTCTGACGCCAACGGCAACGTGTTCGGTACGTTCTTCGTGCCACGGAATGACGCGATCAAGTTCAACACTGGTGACAACGTGTTCCGCCTGTCTGACAATGCGAATGACAGCCGTGACGAAGACGAAACCCGCACCAGCGCTGAGGCTGTTCACAAGTCCTTCGGTAAGAAGCAGGGCATCCAGAAGACGTTCGTCAACACGCGCGTCCTGGGTTACACTGCTCAGACCCGTCAGGAGAGCAGCACTAACGAGGTGGTTGTTGACACCTGGCGTGACCCGATTGCCCAATCCTTCATGGTGGCTACCACTCGTGGCGGTGAGTATATCGAGGCGATCGATGTCTACTTCTCCACCAAGTCCCGCGATGTTCCTATCACCATGGAAATTCGTGAGATGGAGAACGGCTTGCCGGCTTCTACTGTCATCACTCGTAAGACCCTGAACCCAACGCAGGTATCGGTGTCTACCAACTCGTCTGTTGCTACCCGGTTCACGTTTGACTTCCCGGTCTACCTGAACGCCAACACTGAGTTCGCTATTGTTCTCCTGGCCAACACCCAGGATTACAATGCTTTCATCGCTGAGATGGGCAAGAAAAACCTGTTGAGCAACGAGTACATCGCCAAACAGCCTTACACTGGCGTGTTCTTCACCTCATCCAACGGTTCCACCTGGTCTCCAAACCAGATGGCAGACCTGAAGTTCCGTCTGTACCGTGGTCGCTATGCTCAGAACCCGAACGTTGTTCTGTTCAACCCGAAAGCTGGCCCACAATATCGCCCTCTGGGGTTGAATGTGGCCAAAGCGACCAAGTCCTCTGCCACTGTGGTGATCTTTGCTCCAGGGCATGGCCTGACCACGAACAACAATGTGGTTCTGAAGGGTATGACCGGCGGATCTGGCATCACGGCTGAAATGCTGAACAAGACCCATGTTGTTACCGATGCGTCTTACAGCTCTTTCAGCATCAACGTGTCTGCCCCGGCTGACAGTGATGGTACTATCGGCGGCGCTGACGGTTCGTTCCTGGGTAACTACCTGGTGAACATGTTCTACGCCAGCGTGACCAAGTCCGTTGTAGATGGCTGTGCTCTGCTGCTGGAGTACCGCTACCGTGATGCTGCTTCCAACTCCTTCTCGGACTGGATCGAGTTTGAGGCTGACACTGATGTGCCATTGCCTACCGAGGGCATCTATCGTGCCACCACGGACTTCCAGGTGCGCGCTACGATGACCCCAGGCAGCTCCAACCCGTTCATCGCTCCTCAGATCGACGGCGCGGACTTCAGCATCATTCTCAACAGCTATGGGGTTGACCCATTTGAGGACGTGTTCACTTACGTCACCAAAGACCTGGGCTTTGACAACCCGTGCACGACCGCCAAGATGTTCTTCGGGGCGATGTTACCGTCTCAGAGCAGCATGGTCGTGCAGGCGAAGGTCATCCGTGCAGGCCAGACCTCCAACGACGTCCAATGGCAGACCGTTACGCCTAAGACCCCGTTGGTTAATGACGGCTCCAACTTCTTTGAATATGAGTACGATCTGACCGTGGGCACCAACAACCCATTCGTCGGCCTGAAAATCCGTGCTCTGGTGCGTGGCTCCCGTGTGGCTCCACCATCCTTCAAAGATTTCCGGATGATTGCATTGGCTTAAATATGAGAGGGGTATAGAATTCTATACCCCAACTTCACACCAAATGAGGGATACATTATGAGAGGCATCAAAGTTTTAGGCCATGCGTCCATGTTGAGAAGCTCTGCTTGTCCTGGCCTCATCGTGTCTACAAACCATGATGCTGCCAATGCGGCGTTTAAAGCCCGCGCGCACGGTGAGTTAAGAGAGCAGATGCTGGAGTTGCAAGGACGTCAAATCAAGGAACTACAAGACACCCTGCAGATGCTTCTCAAGGCTCAGTCTGGAGGTAAAACCGATGGCTAGCTCAAACGAGATTATCAAGCAAGTCATAATCGGAGTGACGACTTCGGCCGTCATATCCGTGGCTTCCGTGGCCTGGTTCCTTGGCAGCATCGAGAACCGAGTCAACGGGCTGGAAAAGGACACATCCAAGGTCGATATGGTGTATGATAAGCTGAACGTCATATCCCAACAGATGGCTGTCCTGTCTAACGACGTCAACTATGTGAAGGAGAACGTGAAAGACCTTCGCGCCAACTCTAATGTGTTGAATAGCGACGTCAGGAAGCTGCAGCAGGATGTCACCATCTTGCAACGCGAAGACAAGGGGTTCCGAAATGGCAGCTAAGAAGATCCTCAACCAAGATGACTTCCGGGCGTATATCCTGCGCAAACTCGGCGCGCCGGTTATCATGATCAACCTGGACAAAGAGCAGGTCGATGACGCCATCAATGATGCCCTACAGAAATTCTGGGAATACCATCGTGACGGTAGTCAGCAGAGCGCCTATATCTACCAGGTGACTCAGGAAGACGTGGATCGTGGATATATCAAAGTTCCCGAAAACATCGATGACGTGGTAACAGTCATCCCTGGCCCACCTATCGAATCCATCGGTAACTGGGCTACTCCCCAGTGGCAGATGGCCCAGTCGATGCTTGTACCCAAAGCAGCACTGGTCTCGATACGCCTGGTCGACTATGTGTCCATGCAACAACGCCTATCTGATATCGGCAGTGTCCTGAACAACTTCAAGGAATTTGTTTACAAGAAGTATCAGCGACGCCTGTACCCGCGCTTCCGCATCGAGAAAGATTACATGTTGGCATTTGAATGCTATGAAAACATCGATCCCACCGATGAAGAAAACCAGGAAGCCTGGAACGATATGTGGCTCAAGGCGTATGCAACCGCCCTGGTCAAACGGCGCTGGGCTGAGGTTCTCAAGAAGGCCAGGGGCATCAAACTTCCTGGCGGTATTGAACTCGACGGTGACACCATGTACAATGAAGCCATCGACGAGATCAAGGAACTTGAAGACAACCTTCAAAACGGTCAGCAATACCCCATCGAATTCATGATGGGATGATACAGGGAGCTTCGGCTCCCTTCTTCATAATCACTCCCCTTGAATCCCCGGGACTAAGTATATTCATATTGTCTTGGAGAATTCACATGGCCACCTCAAAATATTTCAACTATGGCAATCATGTTGGCACCCAGCGGTTGATTGAAGACCTGGTGGCCGAGATGATCCAACAGCGCGGTGTTGACGCCAAATACCTTCCCCGCTGCATCATCGACAAGAACCCGATACTGAACGAATCCGATCATCAGTTCAAGGAAGCCATCGACCTTGAGATCTATATCGAGGAGATCATGGGCTTCAACGATCTGATGTGGGAGAAGTTCGGTGGCTTGCAGATGCAGGATGAGGTGACCTTCACCCTGAGCCAGAAACGTTGGCGTGAGGTAGTCGCGACAAGTGATGCCCGTGACCAGACACCTCAGGAAGGTGATATAATCTGGTTGCCCGTAGCCGGTAAGGCGTACAAGGTTAACAACATCAACAACGATGACGACTTCCTTCAATATGGTAAGTATTACACCTACCATCTGAAATGTACTCTGTTCCAGTTCGGCAACGAAGATATCGAGACCGGTGATGACGAAATCGACGATATCGATACCCGTCTGCAGAAGCTGGACAACAATGATTACTTCGAGGATACTCTTAAAGAGATGGACAACATGTTCAACAACGACATCGAAAAAGAGATATCCAACAACAAATCGAAACTGGATTTTGGAGATAAATGACCATGGCCGCTCCATTTGAAAAATACGTGTACCGTGGCTCCATCTTCCGTTATCTGGAGCTGTTCAGCGTCATCATGAGCCGTCTCAAGATTGATACCGAGCGCGGGCTGATGCAAGTGCCGATCACGGCATCGGTGGGGCGTCGTAATGACCTCAATCGTAACCAGCCCGTGAACGCATTGCCAGTGGCCACGTACATGCTCGGCGATAGCTTCGAGATCAACAAGGCGATCACGTCCTCATACAAGAACCGTCTGTCCTCAAGCCATGCTGTCAGCATCCAGCGCATCCCTATCATCTTGCCGGTTGAATACAACCTGAAGACCAAGAAATATGGTGACGCGCTCCAGGCCATCGAACAGATCTATACCGCGTTTACCCCGAGCATGGACGTCACCATGGAAGACGCCAAGACGCTGAAGCAGGAACAGAATATCAAGATTCGGTTGCTGAGCCATAGCGTCATTGACAACTGGGAGAATGATGGCGTAACCCCAATCTGGTATGGTACGTCTTTCAACTTCGAAATCCATGGCTTTATATACGGTTATGACTTTTGGAATGATACTGATGGTGGTGAGGGTGGCGGTGATCCTACCAAACCACATGTCATCAACGAAATTATCGTTCAATTGAGTACCGACATGAACACACCATGGCAAGACCTTGATGAGTGGTTCCGTGTCGATAAAGACGGTGTACATCACCCAGGAGATGCCTGATGAGCAGTTCAAAAATGTCCCAGAACCTTCTGAAGACGCTGGACGCCCTTGAAGCGAAGGACAATGTCATTCAGAGCACCCCACTCCCAGGGTTCGAGCCGGGTAAGGACTATGATCCAGATACCGGCGAGTGGACTGGTGACCCTCCGGCGGGCTATGAGCCTATGGTTGCTCCTGAGATTCGTGTGGAGACCAGGGAGTCCAAGGCTCCCGACTTCTCTAACAGCGATGCCCGGACGGACTATGTTCGCATCCGTGACACCACCTACGCAATGCAGGAAGCAACGCTGCACATGATGGGTGAGGCCGCTAAGCTGGCAGCAAATACCGAGGCTCCACGGGCATTCAGTGTATTCCGTGAGCTGGGTGAGCTGATGCGTGGTCTGAACAAGGATCTCATGGAGAACTTGAAGACCTACAAGACCGTCACTGTTGGGGATGACCCTTCAACTGACAATGAGACCAACGTAACAGTCAAGACCAATGAGGATGGCAGCACTGAAGTTCGTGTTGGCCAGAAGCGGTCTTCTCGTGACCTGTTGAAAGCAATTCGTGAGGCCAAGCGTACTCTCAATGATCGTGAGGCTGAAGAAGCCACCGATGTTGAAGGTGAGGTGGTTGAGAAGACTGAATCCCAACCCGAAGCACAGCCTGAAACACCTGTAGAGGAAACTGCGGATGGCGTACCAGAAGCGTGATGTAGAATATGCCCCGTTGAAAACGGGGTTCAAGATACCTGACGTCAAATTGCGTATGGACCAAACGTTCATGCGCAAACCGTCCGTGCGCGCGCCTCGAGTGGAACTTGACCTCACGGTAGCCCAGGAAGATGAGTTCATCAAATGTTCTCTTGACGCCCTGTACTTCGCCAAGAACTACTACAAGATCACCACCATTGACCACGGCTTTACTCTGTTCGACATGTTCGATTACCAGGAGCAGCTGTTCCGTGACTTCCAGGCTCACCGATTCAATGCGGTGGTGCAGGCTCGTCAGTCCGGTAAGTGTGTCAAGGGTGACTCGTTGGTTGAGGTCTATGATACCTTCAGCCGGGAATCCTTTACATGCACCATCGAGGAGCTCCACAGGCGCTTCTCGGGATTTAACCATGCTACCCCTCTAAACCGTATTGGCAAACACGATAAATTCGTAGACAGCCGTTTCGGCAAGCGATACATGGTACAGACAGATACTGGCTGGATTCCTGTCATTGCTGCCCACAAAACTCGCAAATATGCTGAGTACAAGGTGGTGACCGAAACCGGGCGGCGCATCCATGTAGCCGACAAACATATGTTCTTCAACAAGCGAGACAAAGAAGTGTTTGCTGAAGACCTACGTGCTGGTGACTTCATCATGACAGTGGACGGCCTGGAGCGTGTCCAGCTGGTTGCTGAAACCGGCGAAGAGCACCACATGTATGACCTCCAGGTTAAGTCTGACCGGCAGCGCTACTACACCAACGGCTTCCTATCCCACAACACCACTGTTGTGGCCGCGTTCCTGTTGTGGTATGCGATGTTCAACGAGGACAAAGAGATCGCGGTGCTCGCCAACAAAGAGAAACAGGCGATCGAAATCCTTGACCGTATCCGCAAAGCCTATCAGGATATGCCATTCTTCCTCCAGATGGGCTGTGAGAAGTTCGGCTCAACCCTGATTGAGTTTGAGAACGGCTCCAAGATCTATGCGTATGCGACGTCCTCGGACTCCATCCGCGGTCGATCTGTATCCTTGCTGTATGTGGATGAGGTGGCGTTCATCGAGAATGACTTCGAATTCTGGGAGTCCACCTTCCCGGCTATTGCATCTGCTGAGACCTCGAAGTGTATCCTCACCAGTACGCCAAAAGGCCAGCGTGGTTTGTTCTATGACATTGTGACCAAGGCTAACCCAGACCATGCTCAGTATAATGACTTCAACCTGACTGAGGTTCCATGGTTCAAGGTGCCCGCGTACACCAAGAACCCAGAGTGGGAAGCCAAGCAACGTGCCAAGCTGGGTGACGCTCGTTTCGACCAGGAATTCGGTATCCGCTTCCGTGGTTCGGTCGGCTCCCTTATCCCGAACAAATGCCTGGAAGCCATGTGCTCTGCTCTGTATCAGGAGCCAAACGAGTTCACCAAGGTGTACAAGCCATATGACCCGAATCGCAAGTATGTGGGCATCGCGGACACAGGCAAGGGCGTCGAGGGGGATTACTCTGTACTCCAGATCATCGACGTGACCGAATATCCATATCGCCAGGCGGCTGTGTATCGCAACAACACGATACCTCCGATGATGTATGCATACACGATTGCTGACATGTGTACTCAGTACGGCGAGTGTCCGGTACTGGTCGAGACCAACAACGACGTTGGTGGCCAGGTGATAACCATACTCTGGTACGATATTGAATATGAGGGAACCATATTCACATCAGCCGACAACAAGGGTACTGGCAAGCGCATCGGTGGTCGTCGCTCTGAACCGGGTATAAATACAACGAGCAAGGTGCGCAATATCGGGTGTGCCAACCTCAAAGCTATTATCGAACGCGAGATGCTGGTCATTGAAGACCAAGACACCATAGATGAGCTGAGCACATTCATCTTCACTGGCTCCCGTTATGAAGCTGATGACGGTTGTCATGATGACTGCGTGATGCCGCTGGTGTTGTTCTCATGGATGATTAAGCAGGAATTCTTTGCTGATCTGACTGACAGGAACGTCTCCACCGACATGAAGGAACGTGTATCTGCTAATGAACTGAGCCAGATGATACCTTTCGGGGGGCGGGTGAGTGCATCGCACACTCCTGCTACTCAAGTCACGACATATGGCTCTGTTCCTGTCGTGGACGGTTCCAGTGGAGTGTCTATGGAAGATTGGTTCAAGGATTAATCGCTAAATACATTAAATCGAAAACCCCGAGAGGAAAATTAAATGACTACGAATACTTTCAGTGTTGCACCATCGGTCCAGTGGACTGAACGCGATGCAACGCTTCAAACTACACCAAGTGTTGAGGTTAACGGCGCGTCCGTTGGTACTTTCCAATGGGGTGAAGTTGAATTGCCTGTGCTGGTCACTGGTGGTCCGACTGGTCTGGTGAAGCGTTTCTTCAAACCTTCTAACGACAACTACATGGACTTCCTGGTTGTTGAAGACTTCCTGAAGTACAGCTCCACTGCGTGGGTTGTGCGTATGGTTGGTCCTCTGGCCAAGAACGCCGTGACCAAAGGCCAAACCGCGATCACGATCAAGAACAAGCTGGAATTCGAAGGGGCTACCCCGTCGGCTTCCATCACTTGGGCTGGCCGTTATCCAGGCGATCTGGCGAACGATATTGCCATCAACATCTGTGACGCTGCGCACTTCGAAGAATGGGAGTACAACAGCCAATTCGCGTATGCTCCTCAGGCTGGCGAGTTCCACGTTGTTGTTGTCGACAAAGTAGGCCGCATCACCGACAGCGCCGGTGCCGTGAGCCAGGTTCAGCGCTTCGAATTTGCTGGTCTGGCAACTGCCGCCGGTAAGATTGTTCTGGCTGGTGTAGACGTCGCTTATGTCAAAGATGATACCCCTGAAATCGTAGCCACCAAGGCCGCGACTGTTCTGGGTGCTCTGACTGGTAACGCATCTATCTTCGAGAACATCGTAGCCAAGTCCAACACTCTGACCGTCAGCTTCAAGGCCGTTGGCCCACAGGCTGAGAGCACTGTAGTGACAGACAGCAACGGCATCACTGGCACTGTCTCGACCCTGACCGTTGGTTCCTCTGGTACCATCATCAGCGGTGAGAAGTATGAGCTGTTGCAGCTGACTCCAGGCGCCAAGCGTTCTGACAGTTCCAACGCCTACTACAAAGACGTGATCAACCAGACCTCCAACTGGGTGTATGTGTTCGCAGATACCCTGGCCAACGGTCTCGTGGAGCTGGAAGGCGGTGTGAACGACAACACCATCACCCGCAATGCCGGTTTTGATCTGCTGCGTAACGCTGAAGCCTATTCGGCCAAGCCTATCTTCGGGGCATGTAACACCATCTCCGAACAACAGGCTGCGATCGACGCTTCCACGTCTCGGCGTGACTCCGTCACCTTTGTCAGCCCGCTGCGTGACGCTGTTGTCAACAACCGTGGACGCGAGACTGAGTCGGTGATTGCATGGCGCCAGAGCCTGGTTCGTGATTCCAGCTATTTCTTCATGGATGACAACTGGGCGTATGTGTACGACAAATACAACGGCGTGAACCGTTGGATTCCGGCATGCGGTGGTACTGCTGGGGTGTGGGCGCGTAACATTCAGATCGCGGGTATCTACAAATCCCCGGCGTTCCACAACCGTGGCAAATACAACAACTACATCCGCATGGCGTGGTCTGCAGATTCTGACCAGCGCGCGCAGCTGTACAAGAACCAGGTCAACAGCATCGTTACCTTCAGCACTGAAGGCATCGTGTTGTATGGCGACAAAACTGGTCTGACGCGCCCAAGCGCATTTGATCGCATCAACGTGCGTGGTACGTTTATCATGGCCGAGACCAACATCGCAGCCATTGCTAAATACTACCTGGGTGAGAACAACGACGCGTTTACGCGCCAGCTGTTCACCAACGCCGTTACCCCATACGTTCGCCAGCTGATCGGCATGGGCGCTGTGGTTGATGGTAAGGTCAAGTGCGACGACGATAATAACCCTGCAGCAGTTGTCGCGGCCAACCAGATGGTTGCTGGCATCTGGCTCAAACCAGAATACAGCATCAACTGGATCTACCTCGACTTTGCTGCTGTACGCCCTGACATTTCCTTCGAGGAAGTGGAGAACGGCGGCGGTATCGTAGCTGCGTCGTAATGAGCATGCCCTCTTCGGAGGGCATTTCAATATGTTCCCGGGAATCTATTGAAATGATATATGCATACAAGTTAGAGAACACGATTAACGGACACGTCTACATCGGAATCACAGCTGACCCTCATGCGCGCCTGGAGAGTCATATTGCGTCCTGCCTCGGTGGTGACCAACGCCTTTTGTACCAGGCTATGCGCCGCCACGGCATGAGCAACTTCGTGTTCGAAGTTATCGCCCAGACCATCAATGACCAGGACAAATGGGAACTAGAGAAGCAACTGGTTCAACAATATGAGTCAGATATCCTGGGGTACAACATGAACAAGGGTGGCAATGATGCTTCCCATCTCATGGGCACAGCCCCGGCGCGCTTGGTCAGTACAGGCGAGCACATAGGACAGGTATCTCTGACAGACCCTAGGTGGGAGCTGTTCGAAATTGAATCGGTGGCCAGCAATGTTGATCACCAATTCTCCAGGACTGACATGGTTATCAAAAGAGTCAGTGAACTAAATAGAATTGTATAAACCACAATTGGAGGCCAATAACCATGGCTACAGTAAATGAATTCAGAGGTGCCATGTCTCGTGGCGGCGGTGTTCAGCGTCAGCACCGTTGGCGCGTGACCATCAGCTTCCCGTCGTTCGCGGCCTCTGCTGATCAAACCCGTGACGTCTGCCTGTTGGCGGTCACAACTAACACCCCAACCGGCCAGCTGGGTGAAATCCTGGTTCCGTGGGGCGGTCGTGAACTGCCATTCCCAGGAGACCGTCGTTTCGAAGCGCTGCCTATCACCTTCATCAACGTTGTGAACAATGGTCCGTACAACTCGATGGAAGTGTGGCAGCAGTACATCAACGGTTCCGAGAGCAACCGCGCCTCGGCCAACCCTGATGAATACTTCCGTGATGTCGTCCTGGAACTGCTGGACGCCAATGACAATGTGACTAAGACCTGGACTCTCCAGGGTGCTTGGCCGCAGAACCTTGGCCAGCTGGAACTGGATATGTCGGCTATGGACTCTTATACCCAGTTCACTTGCGATCTGCGCTACTTCCAAGCAGTATCAGATCGAAGCCGTTAATGGTCTATGGGGAGGGTTTCCTCCCCTTATTCCTCACTAAATAATTTGAGAATATATTGAGGAACATCCCATGCTCGGTTTCTTTAATCTGTACGGTCAAGTCAAAGCGACTGACACTAGCGTTAAGACCAACAAGCAGCAAGAGAAGCTGTTGGCGCGCTCGACCCAAGTAGCGACTGACGATGCATATGAAGGCACTGTCGTTGTTGAAGGTGGCATGAACAATGCGACCATGAACGGCGTGCAAAGCGACCTGCAATCTGTCAAACAGATGGTCGAAGAATATCAGTCTATGGCTCAGCAACCAGAGGTTGAAGAGGCCGTGGACATCATCATCAACGACGTAATCACCTGCGATGAAGACGAGCAGCCCGTGTCTGTGAACCTGGAGCGCGTCGATGGCATCAGCGAACAGACAAAAGAGGTTATCTCTGAAGAGTTCAAGACCATCATGCGTCTCATGGACTTCGAAAACACTGGCTATGACAAAATCAAGAAGTGGTATGTCGACGGTCGCCAGTGCTACCAGGTTGTGGTCGATGACAAGAACGAAAAAGAAGGCATCAAGAAGATCATCATGCTGGACTCTCGTACTGTGCGCCCTGTCATGGTAATTGAAAAAGAGATGCGAAACAACATCGAGGTGATCACAAAGGTCACCAAGAAGTATTACTACAACCCCAACAACATCAAAAACGCGTTCACTGGGCAGGTCACGACTTCCAACAACTTCCAGCCTTCCTCTCAGGAGCTGACGTTTGAAGAAGATGCGATCGTCTATGTGGATAGCGGCATTGAGCCTTTGGCCAACGGTATTGTCCCAGGCTTCCTCAACCCGGCTATCCGCCCGTTGAACAACCTGGTCACCACAGAAGACGCCACAGTCATCTATGCCATCACTCGTGCTCCTGAGAAGCGCGCATTCTATCTTGACGTCGGCCAGCTGGGTAAGAAGTCTGCTGAAGAGTACATGGCTATGATGATGGGCAAGTTCAAGAACAACTTGTCCTACAACCGTCAGACCGGCAAGGTGCAAGGCGACACTCATCTCATGGGTATCGCTGAGGACTACTGGATGCCACGCCGAGAAGGGCAGAACGCAACCGAGATCAGCACCATCGGTGGCGGTGACCAGCTTGGCCAGATGGATCATGTAAATTACTTCCGTGGCAAGCTGTATGGCGCATTGAAGATTCCTAAGAGCCGCCTGGACGATGGTGGTGGTAACATAAACATCGGTGGTAGTGACCTGGGTGAGATCACCCGTGAAGAGAATCGCTTTAAGAAATTCTGTGCTCGCCTGCGCCGCCGGTACGCTCTTATCTTCTTGGGTATGCTGCGCCGCCAACTGATCATGAAGCGCATTGTCTCTGAGGATGACTGGGAAGAGAAGATTCGCGGCAAGATTTCATTCGACTTTGCCTCTGACAACTTTGTCACAGAGCAGCAAGACAACGAAATCCTGGCCAACCGTATGTCAACCATGGCTATCATGGAACCCTATGTTGGCACCATGTTCTCACGCCAGTACATCCAGAAGAATATTCTGCGTATGTCTGAGGAAGAAATCAAGGAACAAGAGAAACAGATCAAGGAAGAGAAGGCCGCTGGCGTCTATCCTAAAGTTGACCCAGAGTCAGGAATGGGTGGTGACAGCAGTCCTCTGAAATACCGCCCTGAGTTCTTGCCTCGGCAGAATGAAGAATAGCTCAAAAATATTCGACTAAATACAGAAAACTGATTGGAGGTTCTCAACATGTCTATCAAAGCAATCGTCGAGGCTATTGAAGCTGGCGACACTGTAACTGCAGAAGCCGAATTGGTCAACCAACTCAACGTGCGCCGTGAAGCCATCGTTGAAGAAGGTCGCCAGTTTATTCTGGCATCCATCGAAGAGTCCGTTAACGGCGCGGCTGAACCAGACGCTGAATAAGGGGTTCCATCATGGATCTGACCGTAGAAATAGCGACATTCGGTGATTTCCTAGCCCACCGCCTTGAAGAACAAGGAATCATTGACAAGGTCAATGCTAAGGGCAAGCGCCGCCGTCGTCTTAAATGTGGTCCGGGGTTCAAACTGTCGCCTGACGGCTCCCGTTGTATGGTCATGAATGCAGGTGAAAAACGTGACCGCCGTATCGGGAACCGGAAGGCAATACGCAGCAAGAAACGCATGGGCTTGGGTTATAGCCGGAAGATCGAGCGCCGCAAGAAGAAAGCGATGCGGTTCCGTAAAATGATGGGTCTTTCGTAAGGAGCATATGATGAAACTTATCGTTGATGTAACGGGCAAGCACGAGCAGCTGACGCTCGGCGAATCTGCGGATGCATCCGGTAGTCGGGCAATGTATATCGAAGGACCATTCGTGATGTGCAACGCTGTTAACCGTAACGGCCGCAATTACGATATGGAACGAGTCGGCTTACCGTCCGTCAACCGATATGTTGAAGAGTATGTCAATGACCGCCGGGCGATCGGCGAGCTGAAACACCCTGACTACCCGTTCCCAGATATCGAACACGCTGCGATCAAAACTGAGTCCTTGACGTGGTCTGGTACAAACGCCATTGGGCGCGCCCGTATCCTGAACACCGCTAAAGGCCAGATCATCAAGGCGTTGGCAGAAGCTGACTTCAACCTGGCTGTGAGTACTCGTGGCCTGGGGGATGTCAAAGAAGTAGCTGGTCACAGTGAAGTCCTTCCAGGCTTCATGCTGACCGCAGTCGATGTTGTAGACCGCCCTTCTGGGCAAGTGTGTTATGTAAAGGCCATGTCCGAATCTGTGGAATGGCAACTGGATGAATCTACGGGGATTTGGTCTCCTAAGGACATCCGGGGGAGCGTCGTCGACCAGTTGGCAAAAACCAACGCTATAGTCGAAACCGACTTCCTTCGTCGTCTGGATATGGCGTTACAAAAACTGGGCTGATTTTTGCCCTACTAAATACTGAAAACTGCTCAGAAGGAAGTTTGTCATGAACAAAGAATTGAAACAACTGTTTGAGGGCGTAGACGGCCTCAACGAAGAATTCATGGGTAAGGTCGCGACGATTATCGAAGCTCGCTCCGAACAAGTTCGCCTGACCGCCATCCAAGAAACCGAAGATCGCATGAACGGCGAAATTCTGAAACTGACCGAGGCTCACCAAGTTGAGCTGGCTCAGGTTAAAGAATCCGCTGTTGATGTACTGACTGCTAAAGTTTCCTCCTACCTGGACGCTGCTGTCCTGGAGTGGGCTAACGAAAACGCAGTCGGCATCGATTCCACTATCAAGTCTGAAGCCGCAGAGAAGATCCTGTCCGGTGCTGCTCAGTGGTTCGGTGAAGCTGCTATCACTGTACGCGGTGACGCTGACGGTGTTATCAGCGGCCTGACTAAGCGCGTGGAAGAGGCGGAGAAACTCGCCGAAACCCTGAAAGCTGAAAAACAGGCTCTGGAAGAAGCAGAAGCGAACCGCGTTCGTGAAGGTGTTCTGCTGAAGGTGTGTGAAGGCCTGGCGTTGAGCCAAATCGACACTATCCGTAATTGCCTGGAAGGTATTCCGATGTCTGAGGGCTTCGAAGCCCGCGCCGCCCGCTTCCGCGACCTGGTAGAGAAGAAAGACACTCCTCCAGAAGGTGACGACAAAGGCGGCAAGGACAAGAGCAAAGAAAAGGATGACAAAGGTGATAAAGGCGATAAGGACGACAAAGATCTGAACGAGATGGACAAGTCCGTCAAATCTCAGATCTCCCAGTACCTGGCCAGCTAACCACCGGTGCACTTCAGCCCTCGAAAGGGGGCTTGAAATTGAAACACTAAATATTTTCAAATCAACAGAACATCCAAAAGGATACTATCATGTCTAAGAAACTTGTTACTGAAGAAATGCGCACTCAGTGGTTGCCGGTTCTGGAAAAGAAATCCGAGCAGATCCAGCCTCTGACTGCTGAGAACGTGTCTGTTCGCCTGCTGCAAAACCAGGCCGAGTGGAACGCCAAAAACCTGGGCGAATCCGAAGGTCCATCCTCGGTCAACGCCAACGTGGGTAAATGGCAACCAGTTCTGATCGACATGGCTAAGCGCCTGGCACCAAACAACATCGCGATGGACTTCTTCGGTGTTCAGCCTCTGGCTGGTCCTGATGGTCAGATCTTCGCACTGCGTGCCCGTCAGGGCGTTGGCGACGCTTCTAACACTCAACAGTCTCGCCCTGAGCTGTTCATGAACGAAGCGCAGACCAACTACTCCGGCGACCAGGCTACCGTTCATTCCGGTGACCCGTCTGGCTTCAGCCAGGCTGACATCGAAGGCAGCGGCACCGTAGAGTCCTCTTACGGTAAGGCGATGGACACCGTGAAGGCTGAACAACTGGGTTCCCCAACTCAGCCGTGGGCGCGTGTTGGTATTACCATCCAGAAAGCGACCGTTACTGCGAAGTCTCGCGGCCTGTACGCTGACTACAGCCACGAACTGCGCCAGGACATGATGGCGATCCACGGCGAAGACGTCGATGCGATCCTGTCTGACGTCATGGTAACTGAAATTCAGGCTGAGATGAACCGTGAGTTCATCCGTACCATGAACTTCACCGCAGTGCGCTTCAAAAAATTCGGTACCAACGGCGTTGTTGACGTTGCTGCTGACGTGTCCGGTCGTTGGGCGCTGGAAAAATGGAAATACCTGGTCTTCATGCTGGAAGTTGAAGCGAACGGCGTTGGTGTTGACACCCGTCGTGGTAAAGCGAACCGCGTTCTGTGTTCTCCAAACGTAGCGTCCGCTCTGGCCATGGCCGGCATGCTGGACTACAGCCCGGCGCTGAACGTGCAGGCGCAGCTGGCGGTTGACCCTACCGGTCAGACCTTCGCTGGTGTTCTGTCGAACGGCATGCGTGTGTACATCGACCCGTATGCGGTTGCTGAGTACATCACTCTGGCGTACAAAGGCGCAACTGCGCTGGATGCGGGTATCTACTTCGCTCCATACGTGCCGCTGGAAATGTACCGTACTCAGGGTGAGACCACCTTCGCTCCGCGTATGGCGTTCAAAACCCGTTACGGCATCGCAGCCAACCCGTTCGTGCAGATCCCTGCCAACCAGGATCCGCAGGTCTACGTGACCGAAGACGGTATCGCGAAAGACACCAACGTGTACTTCAGGAAGGGGCTGATAAAAAATCTTTACTGATCAATCACTTACGGTGTGATCATGTCAAACCCCGCTTCGGCGGGGTTTTTATTTTGAGTAAATCCGTTATATACTTCCAATAGGTAAATTTAACGGAGATCAAAAATGCCTTATGTGTACCGGCTCAAATCCAAAGACGGCCATTTCTATTACGGGTGTCGTTTCGCAAAGGGGTGTCATCCTGATGACCTTCTCTCATCTTATTTCACTTCATCCAACAATATCAAATCCCTTATAGCGGAACACGGTGTTGGCTACTTCACGAAGAAGATCGTGTACAAAGGATCAACCCCTGAAGAAGTACTGAGAGTTGAAGCTAAGCTGATCCATCGCACCTATAAGAAACCTGGTTCATTGAACTTCTATCTGTGTCGATCTGATGGCAGTGCAATATTCTTAGGAACGTATGGCCCACACAAAGAAGAAACCAAAGCCAAAATTGCATTGTCTCACCTGGGGCGAAAAGTGGGGGAAGAAGGGCGCAGGAACATGTCGATAAGCAAAACCGGCATACCATGGAACCAATCCCAACGTGACGGCGTCATGCGGTTCCAGGCAACTGAGAGATACAAAGAAGTCAGGGCTAAAATAAATCACACGAACCAGACCCGTTCCAAGACACCAGAAGAAAAGGCCGCAATATCTGCCAAATTAACCGGGATCAAGCGTAGTGATGAAACCAAGAGAAAGATGTCAGAGTCAACCAAGGCATCTCAGGCTGGAATCCCGTTGTACAAACGCCCAAGGGCTTTAAAACTGAAGAACATTTGGGCCATGGCTGAACAATGTTATCAGTTCTGGTTGTCAAAGAAAGGCGGTTATTGGATATTCTGTCGGGATAATAACTCCGGCGATAACATCAGTGTGTTTCGTTCTATGTATGGTATGTTTGAGGAAGGATGGATACCTTCCGAGGATAAAGAATTCCAAGAACATATTCAATAAGTGTTTGAGCTGTATAATAGCCTCACCTTAATCTACAAAGAGGCTTGACCATGTTTTACAAAATCGTTGAGACCGACAACTTCGATGGGGATTATCCCGATGAAAAGTTCGTCAGTCTTCCGCCAATGTCAAAGGAAAAGGCTGAGGCCATCGCTGACGTTATCAACCAACACCTGTCAGGCAACCACTGCCGCCGCTATTGGAAGGTTGTGGACAGTGATTACACTCTATCGCCGGGGTTTGAGCCATGAAAACTATTGAACAAGTTGTCGCTGGATACAAAAGTGAAACTCTGGATGGTCGTGATATTGGCCGTCTGGCTGATTTCTTGACAGTTGAGCAGCTGAAGACGTTTGACTTCGAACTCTGTGACGACTCGGCTGCAGCCCATGTGGCGTTGCCGCTTACTCGTGAAGCTGTTATGGAGCGGCTGGAACGTGACCTGGAATTCGCATTTGAGAAGGCATTGAGCCGCCGGGGCATCAGTGCCGGCATGATGTTCTACGTCATCAAGATGTGGAACTACATCCTGGAAGACGGCCTCGAAGACTTCGACGATAACAACTATGCCCAGTATGGCCTGCCGTTGTTCAAAGCCACTGCTGTCCACTACGGTCTGGACAACCCTATCGGCGATGACAGCGGTTCAGAACACAAATACTCTTCGGAGGGCTAATCATGTTGGAAGCTGACGTAGAGATTGGTCAATTGTATGTCTTGGCGGGGTCACCGCGCGGCCAGGTCTACAAGAAGGTCAAGGACGGTGTCCTCTGTGTTGATTCCGAAGGTGTCAACAAGACTTATGACCGTCTGATGTACCCACGTCCACACTTTGAGGTGTTACCCCATTACACCTTCAAGCAGCGCCTGGAGATCACTCACCGTCTTCTGGTTGCCCTGGAAGCTGGTGACGGTCGGGATTCTGAGAACCCTGACCCAGCGGCCACAGAAGAGTACGAAGCTGCGATCAAGGCGTACTGCGTGATGGCCAACATGATCTATTGTGTGGTGTCCCATCAACCGCCAACGCTGTGGCGCAACCAGTACTTCCAAACAGAGGAAGAGAAACAGCGTGTGATGGAAAGACGGGCGGCTCATCAGTGGGTACTGGAGTGTTATCACCCCGACGGAAGGGTAAAGACAACACGTCGCGGAACCAAAGAAGCTCTCACCCCATTCATCGAAGTTTGTGATGAATGGAACGTCAAACATGCCCGCGTCTAGTTTTCAATAATCCCTTCTAAGCTATATTGATTTCACCGGGGCGAAAGCCCCTTTGAACCTAACCATCTTCACAGGAGTCAACCCATGTTAAACAGCATCATCCAACAACGCGGTCAGGTTGCTTTCCCTGCCTTCATGGCCGAGCGCGTGTATATGCGTGAGTTCCGCAAAGAAACTGGCTTACCGGCTGATCTCTCCCGTTGGCAACCTACTGTTGATGCCATGCTGGATGGTGTTGACACCGACCTCCCTATCTTCATCATGGTGGACCAGGGCATTATCCAACCAGGCAATACCCATCGCCGCCCTGGCCTGCATATCGACGGTTACTGGCACCCGCAGGTGATGTCCCATCGTGGACAAGGTGGACACCGTGGTCAACCTTCTCCTTGGCCTCAAGAAGACCACAAAGGTCGCCACGGTAACTTACCCGCGCGTCATTCTTCCAGCAGAAGTGGCTGGGATGTAGGCAATGGTTGGGCACACGGTGACTTCTCTGAGCCGGAAGCCTTGATCCTGGCATCGGATATCGCTGCCTCTCGTGCCCTCTCCGGGGTTTATAACGAAATGCCTGGCGAAGGTGGTGACTGCTCTCATGTGAACGTCGAGGGGATGTCTGAAGTCATCCTCCGCGCCAACACCGTCTATGCCGGCAACGTGACCATGCTCCATGAGTCACTTCCTGTGGCAGAAGCATGCCAGCGCACTCTGGTTCGTCTGAGTGTTCCTGGCTGGACTCCGGAGGTCTAACATGGGACAAGGAACTGAAAGCTGTGGTGGCTACGAAGTCGACTATGATGAATATGACGGCGACAACTTGTCCGACGGTATCTGGATGCAGCAGAACGGGGTTCCAATCTCTGTTCAGCACATGAGCACTGGCCATCTGCGTAACGCCATGCGTCATTGTCAAAAGCTGGCGCGCCATTCCACGTTCTCTTGTGGCCAGGACAAATGGGATGAATGGGTAAATATCTTCAGCCGTGAGTTGGAAAGGCGTGAAGCCTTAATCCCAACCAAGACCCCGGCCAAAGGCTCACCCCCGGCGATTGTTCGTGGGGCTAAGATATGGATGGTGTGTCACTGCGGCACTGAATATCCAGCGCGTAAAGCAGATCTGAAGCGTGGGTATGGGTACTCATGCAGTAAGTCATGTGCAGCCATCCGGCGTGACCATGGTAGACCACCGGCAAAACCCAGGGACGAAAAATAGTTTATTGAAAAACTTTACTTCTTCAATAAGTGGGTCTATAGTTATTGAACATGACCCACTTGAAACGAAGGAACTACACCATGGCTATTGAAATCCTTGCACAATCCAAATCTGGTAAAACCGTTCTGTATGGCACACAAGAAGGCTATTCTATTACCACTTTGGGAACCATCGACGGTACTGACCCAGTGAAAGGTGGTCGCTATCTGGTTGAGTACGGATCAAGACTTCTGATGGTGAGCCAAGTTGACGGTCGCAATATCATGGTGCCTCGCAAAGAATATTATGACTCATATTGCGAAGCCATGCAATTCTTTATTTTCCAGCGCCGCCACGAGGCCTTCGTGGAAGCCAAAGATGCTGGCCTTGATGATGCTACGGCAGAGCAGATTGCTGAAGGTAAAATGACCCTGGAAGCCGCCTTGGGTGGTATGGATATGGACGCCGAAGCACATTGGATTGAACATTCTGAATACCAAAACGAATGCGAAGATGATCCAGAAGATGACGGGTTCGACCCAGACCTCCACGGCGGGGAAGACGACAACACGCCTCCCCTGGAAGTTCTGATGGCAGGCGGTTGGGCTGCTTGGGAACACCAGAACGAAAAGAACGCGTGGTTAGACGGCCACCGCTAACAAATAAAGCCCCTCCGGGGGCTTTTCCATATGAGGACAACGCTATGTCTATCACATTGGTCAAGATCACTACCGACCGCCGGGGTAATACCGCAGAGCAGGTCTACCGCAAGGTTGAACGCAAGATTGAGAAGGGGGAAGAGCGGCTGTACCTCAGCGCTGAGTCCTACCTCCCAGCCCATATGCTCAACCGCGACATCCTGTGCACCTACGGTCACACCATCCACTGGCGCATCAAATATGAGACCCCTGAGCTGGGCGACAATATTCAATAACCCCCACCTGGGTTATTATTTCCATATCTTGAAACGAAGGAGCTTCACATGGCTACAAAGAAAATCGACCCAGCGCTGGTTAAGACCTTCCAGGACCACCGCATCTGGAAGTTGATCCGAAACGCTCAGGCCGCCCAGCACACTGAGATGCGGTTCCATTACCCTATCCCCCAGCGTGCTGTTCCGTTCTACCAGAAACTGGCAGGCCTGTTATCAGCCAAGGGCTTTGTTGTTACCGACATCCCAAGCGAGAGCATCATGCCTTCTCGCATCGGTGTCATGCACATTTCCAACCTTCAGAAGGGTAAGACTCTATGAAGAAGTGTACCATGCTGGTCACTGGTTCACGCTCCATCAACAGTGACGCTGATATGTTGAAGATTCACGACATATTGGACAGCTGTTCTGATCAGATTATCTCTCAGGGCAACTTTCTGGATTCTCTGATACACGGTGATGCGCCGGGCGTCGACCGTATCTGTGAGGAGTGGTGTGGTCCGCGCTCTGTAATCCCAAAATCGTTCCCGATACCAAAAGAGTATTACGATAAATATGGTAATGGGGCTGGGGTGATGCGTAACCAGGACATGCTGAGCCACCTGCTGGAACTTCAGAAGAACGGGCACGTGGGTTACTGCCTGGCATTCTGGGATGGCAGTTCAACCGGAACCAAGGACATGATCACAAGGATGAAGGCGAACGGGCTGGCCGTGCAAGTTCACCTGCTGGGCAAGCCTAAATCTAAACGTCTGATATAAGAGAAATACCATGGGACTTTTCCTGACGTTGTTGTTCTTTGTGTTGTTGGCCATCGGGATCATATGGGTGTTCCCGATCCTGGTTGAAACTTGGGACGAGCAGATCGAAGAACTGCCGCTCTCCAATGAGAACCGGGATGTATGGCTCAGGGGTTATCGGAAGCGCCTCATCCGAAACATCCGCTATCATCTTCCCTTCTGACCATAAATACCCTCACGAACCTGTGGGGGTATTTTATTATGAACGCTGACATCTATGATCTCTTCGATAACGGCAAGGGATTTGAGAATCCTTTAACATCTCTGAGCCAAGGGACTACAGCCACCATCAATCAGGGCAAGACCCAGGTAGCTGGGCTTCAGAACGTAACTGACCCGGCGCGCCAGGCGCTTAACCAGGGTGGGTTGACCATAGACAAAATCAATGCGACCAACGCGATGTTTGGTACTGCTGGAACTAGCGTCGGCACCTTGGTCACTTATGGCGACCAAACCGTCTCAGAGGCATTCTCCCGGATTGGAACGTCCACTGCATACACAAGTGGCCTGAAACAAATTGGACGGGAACCTACCAACTGTGACCTCATCAACAACGCGTTTGGCATCATCCAGCAGAAAGGCCAAGAGTGGCTCGCTGCATTTGACAGTGCTCTGACGACGGTGACAGCAACCCTGGATGAACTGCTGCAGGTGATCAATGATGTCACTACCGCCGGTCTGGCCAAGATACGTCAGCTGGCTGCATTGGTGTCAGGATACGTCGATCAGGCTATCGGGGTGATCAACCGGCTTGTCGATGAAGTCACGGCAGGGATTGCGGCGGAATTGGCGCACCTGGAGAGCATGGTGAAGTCCTGCGTGAACTTCTGCATCACATCTCAGCTGACAGACTGGCTGAAGGACAACTGTGTGGCCGGGGCTATCCATAAGATGGCGTCGAAAGAACTGAAGGGTTCGCTCTAAAAATTAAGCCCCGGCGGATTGTTCGGGGCTTAATGCTCACTTATTCTCAATGCTGGGAAAACTCCTACGGCCTCAACCCCACCGAGGAACAACGTGTCTATGCTGATATCGGACAGCCTGATACTTATGGCACCACCCGGCTTTATCCTGAAGATCTGCATCTCACGCCCCACTGGAACCTCATTGACAAAAACGTTCTCAACCGCGATGTCTACGTCTTCCCTGGAATCATTCCTTATGATCAAGGACACCACGACATCCGAGTACTCCGGGCTGTAGCCCTTCACCGCCGCCTGCTGCTTGATATCCCTAATGAAGTCAGGCTTTAGCACCAGCAATATGCTGTTGTTCCTTGAGTAATACAAACTTCCTGCTATGCGTGGCATCTTTGCCTCATCACCAGACCTAAGCAGGGGCAACTCGGCTTGCCAAGTCGCATCTGCGCCCATTCCGTTTTTGGCCGGGCGGCAACCAATCGGTCGCAATAAATACTTATCTTTAAAGGCCGTCGCCAACTTTCTAACTGACCCCACATCACACATGGGAACGTTGGCTGTTATTGCTACTGGCACGGATCTTACATTACTGTCCCTTAACTGAGACAGGCTCACAATGGGTGTGACAGTTATGCGGCAACCGCCAATTAACAGTGACGCCAGAACAATCAACACCCCAATAAATTTTGTCGGGGACACAGTAGTATCTCCATTATTGAAAGGTGAATGACATGTCCAGTACAGAAGGCAAATTCAAAAACGAGAACCAAAACTTCGCCGCATCTGACAAGTGGCGCTGCGTTGTTGGTGACCTCGTTCTGTTCTCCCGCCGTATACACGACTTTAGTGTGCCAGGTGTTTATTCAGAGGGTATCGATGGCCCATCCCCAGGGGACGTCATGACCCAGATACCTTCCGAACGTTTAACATTCGACCCGGTTGTATTTACCTTCGTTGTCGACGAGGATTGGAGAAACTGGGAGAGCCTGTTCAGCTGGTTGGTTAACAACGCTAATGCTGATCAGATCAGGGAGCAAGATATTTATATTGAACTGCTCACTAATCTCAATAGACCAACAGGGTTAAAATTGCTGCTACAGGATAGCCGACCAACGGCGCTGGACAACGTGATGCTCGATGTTGATGGGGAAGTCCCTCAGCTGGTGTGCACCGTGACGTTCAAGTTCCAGAAGTTGATACCACAACGGGCAACCACAACTCTGTAAGAGATAGCCATGACTGAATTGAAAGAAATTCCTTATGAGGATCTGTTCGACGGGATCAAGACCATACCATTAGACTACATCATGGACGCCATGGAGAAGTCTCTGGATATTGATCCCAATTCACGCAACCTTGACACGACGTCCTTGACCACAAGCCGTCTGTTCATGGAGGCTCAGCGTTTCTACATCCATGAGGTACGAGTGCTCGAGAAGGTCATCGCCAAGAAGAACAAGACCGATCTGTACCTGCGCCGGTATTATGCAGGAGAGTTGCCGTCCCAGGTCTACCAGGCTCGGCCTCTTCCAGTCAAGCCACTGAAGTCCGACATCGACGTCTGGATCAAGGCTGACGACAACTATATAGAGATGACGACCTTGCTCGAAGAACAAAAGCGCAAGGTAAAATTTATTGAGAGCTGCTTTGACCGGATCAAGTCTCGTGGCTACGAGATCAAGACTGCGATAGATTGGCGGCGCTACTTAGACGGGAATTAAATGAATGGCCGACCTCAGCACCCTGCGTAAACTGACTGACACCAAGGAACGACACAAGACGTTCCAACAATACAACCTCCCGTTCAAAGAGCTGGAGTGTGTCACCACTGACAACGGGCGCTGGTATGTATCCCCCAACGGCGTGAAACTGACATCTGTCACCACAATGTTGGGGCGTACTGGTGACCACACCTGGCTGGAAGCGTGGCGTGAGAAACTCGGGGCTGAGGCGGCTGATGCTGAGACCCAACGTTGTGCCGACCGGGGTGAGGCCGTCCACCTAGCATGTGAGTTGTACCTGAAGAACGAACCCATGCAGAAGTGCCTAGATGCCGCCGGGGACTATGTCTTCCTGTTCCTTCAGTTGAAGCCCTATCTGGACAAGTGCACCAAGATCTGGGCGCAAGAGATTCCCCTGTTTAGTGAACGCCTTGGCTTGGCTGGGCGCGTCGACTGCATCGCAGTGTACAACGGGGTTCCCGCCATCATTGACTTCAAGACCTCCAACATTATGAAGACCAGGAGCATGATTGAGGACTACAGCATCCAGCTGTGCCTGTACTCGGCCATGTTCCAGGAGATGTTCGGTAAGAAGATAGAGAAGCTGGTGAACGTCATCTCGAATGAGTCATCGCCGCTCCCGACCGTCATAGAGTTCAACCGCGCCGACATCATCCCTAAGATGCTCGACCGGGTTCGCTTGTATCACAAAATGGATAAAGAGTGCGGTGGTATCTGGGTTCACTAAATACCTGAGTTAACTCAACGAGATAATTCAAATGGCACATGTCTACATCGAGAAAGTGAATGAAGTCCGCATGCGAGTAATCTGCAACGATGAAGGGTTCCACGCGGATCTCTATGAGTATTTCAAATTCCCCGATCCGACATTTGAGCCAACTTCTTTCTCACGTTGGGATGGGATGGTTCGCTTCTATCAAAAATCCAGCGGTTTGATCGATATCGGCCTGCTGTTCCAATTGTTCCAGTTCGTCCGTGAGAACGGCCACACCATGGAGCTTGACCCTCGCCTGAAGTATGTCAATGACACCACAGCTGAGGAGATTAAGGAATACTTGATGGAGCTGAACATGAGCATCCGGATGGAGGATGGCTCCTACTCCCATGCGGAATCTCGCGACTACCAATTTGACTGCGTGTGGACTGCCATAAAACAGACCAGATGCGTCCTCCAGGCGGCGACCTCTGCCGGTAAGTCGATGGTGCTCTACGTTATGGCGCGCTACTACAGAGGGCGCAGAGAGGCGCTCCAGAGCTCCCTGAAGACCCTCATCGTCGTGCCCAGCGTCCACCTGGTGACTCAGCTGTTTGACAACTTTGTTGAATACAGCCACTTCAACGGGTTCAACTCCGACAGCAATGTCCACCTCATCTATGGCGGTGCTGAGAAGGATACCACCAAGCCTATCGTGATCTCCACTTGGCAGGGTATCCAGGATCAGCCGAAGGAGTGGTTCCAACAGTTTGGTGATATTGTCGTGGATGAGGCGCACACCGCCAAGGCCGAGAAGCTGTCGTACATCATGAATAGCTGTGTCAACTGTGATCAGCGCCTGGGGCTTACCGGTACGCTGGCCAATGACGACCTCAACGCCATGCGTGTTCTGTCCCATTTCGGTGCCTTCAAGAAGATCATCACGGCGCGTGAACTGATCGACCAGGGTTACGCTGCTGACATCGAGATCATGATGGTTGAGCTGCAGTATGGAATGGAAGACCGGCACAAGGTGACAGCCGACTACAAGCAGGAGATTGAGTTCCTCATCAGCCATGATCTGCGCAACAAGTTCATCCTGATGCTGGCCAAGACCCTCAAGGGGAACACTGCCATTATGTTTGACCGGGTAGACGCCCACATGAAGGTCATCTTTGAAGAGCTGTGCAAGGTCAAGGACAACGTCTACATGATCAACGGTGAAGTCCCACCAAAGGTCAGGGCGCAGATACAGAAGGCAGTCGAGGCCGGGGATGAGGTAACGCTGTTGGGCACATACGGGACAATGCAGCAGGGTGTGAGCATCAAGAAGCTTCATAATCTGGTGTTGGCGCATCCATCCAAGTCATATATCCGTGTTATCCAGACCCTGGGGCGTCTCATGCGTATGCATAGCAGCAAACAGAAAGCCCGCATATTTGATATGGTGGACAATCTGTCGCTGCGTGGAAGACCGAATCATGCTCTGAGACACTCTATTGAACGCCACCGTTTCTACAAGGAAGAGAAGCACCCGGTGACGATGAAGAAGGTCACGCTGTGATCACTGATTGACATAGGCCGGGGTTGCCTCGGCCGTTTCTTCTTTGATGATACCGAAAAACTCTGCCAGCCTTTCTTGTGCACCATCGAAGTCTCTGAGTTTCAAACCACGAATGAGATCCTTTGTAAGAACATCTTCATCCCCACAGATACGAAGAGATGAATACCCCAGATCACCCGAGTAACAGATGTAAAGACCTGGAAGGTTGTTCTTTGCAACGGCTTTTGCATGTCTATCAGCCGCAACAGGATCGGAGGGATGTGGGTTATTTTGGTATAAAGTCTTTAGATGAAAATTGGTATTCATCTCCGTTTTTGCTACTAATGTGATTGTATGCAATGTGATTTTATGAAACATATATTGAATCTCTGTTGGTTAACCTTATATTAAGGTAATGGTGTAGCCTGTTTAGAGCTACCATAAATTAAATTTGCTATTGACTAAAAATTGCTTGGACAACGAACTTTGCGCCACTACTATTCGAGTTGTTGTGAGCGGAGCGAACTACAACGAGAATTGCTCTTGACCTTATCCGAGCGAAGCGAGTGATTAATATTAATACTGTTATTTATATTAAATCAAATAATATAACGCCCGCGCGAGCCTTTATTTGCTTGCATCCTAACACCGCATGTGGTATAATTTTGTCATTGAAGTAAACCCGCATATAATGCTAAGCGTCGTCAAACAAACCCCCTTAATAGGAAAGAGAACATATGTCATCGATTAAACTGTCTGAACGTACTTCAGTGCTGTTGGCCAACGCTGCGACCATCAGCCCGTCTATCGTACTCCAGCCGGGTAAATTCCTGCGCACCATCAGCGACTCGTCGTCAATCCTGATGATCGCGCAGATCGAGGAAGAATTCCCTCATGAATTCCCGATCCTGGACATCTCCAAGCTGCTGTCAATCCTGAAGCTGAAAAACTTCAAAACCTGTGACCTCGACTTCACCACCGACAAAGTCGTGCTGAAAGGCGATAAAGTTGAAGCCACCTTCTGGCGCTCGGCAAAAGAGTTGACCACCCTGCCGCCGGACGGCATCGAGCTGGAATCCATCAACTACCAAGCTGAAATCACCCACGACCAACTGAGCGAATTCATCCGTGCGTGCTCGGTGCTGGGCCACAAAATCGCCAAGCTGGTAAACGCTGCTGGCAAGACCTACCTGGTCGGCACCAACCCTGAGATCGACAACTCCAACGACTACACCCTGGAGCTGGGCGAAACCGATCTGGGCGACTGCAGCCTGCTGGTTGAAGTCGGCAACCTGAAAGTTGTTGAAGGCAACTACACCATCAAGGCCAGCTCTGAAATGCAGGTCATCAACATGGTCAGCGCCGATGCATCTATCAACTATTACATCGGCATGCATCTGGATTAATTCCGCGCTATAATACTCCGGGCGGGCAACCGCCCTTTGATTTGAATTCCTACAACATTTGAGGTAGAGCATGTCTGATATCACGATCCAAACGGATCAATATGCTTGGGAAAACAAGTATCGTCCTGGCAAAATCTCCGAGATCATCCTTCCGCGAAACGTTCGCTCCGAGATTGAGGGCTTTATCGCTGACGGTAAGGGTAAGATCCCATCGTTCCTGTTCTACAGCCCGTCTCCAGGCACTGGTAAGACCACCACGGCCTTGGCTCTGTGCAATGACATTGGCTGTAAGAAGCCCCTGTTCATTAACGCCTCATTACACACCTCCATCGACACCATCCGTGATCTGGTGACGCAGTATGCAACCGGTGCAAGCGTGTTCGGTGGCCGCAAGGTCGTCATCCTGGACGAAGTCGAGCGCCTGAGTACAGCGGCGCAGGAGTCCCTGAAAGGCCTCGTGGAGATGGTGTCGGCTATCTGTTCGTTCGTGTTAACCACCAACGCCAAACAGCGAGTTGTGGAGCCTCTGCGTTCTCGCTGCCGTGAGATTGACTTCATCTGGACGTCGGAAGAAGCCATGGAAGTACAGTCTCAGTTCTTGCGTCGCTGTACCGAGATCCTCAATCTGGAAGGTGTCCCGTTTGAGATCCCTGTGTTGGCGTCAATCGTCAAACGCCACTTCCCGGATAACCGCAAGATCCTGGGCATTCTGCAGAAGAACGCCGTTACCTTCAAGACTGTAGACCAGCGCGCTCTGGTTCAGCTGAAGTCTGGCGACCTGGCGGTAGTGGCCACCCTGCTGAAAGAAAACAAGTGGGGTGATATGAAGCAGTGGGTGACCGACAACCAGAACTACCTGACGGAAGATCTGTACAGCAAATTCTTCAAGCTGTGTGTTCCAGATGATCCGGAAAAGCCTAAGCTGGTCGAGAACGGTTGTATCCCAACCCTGGTATTCGTCTGTGGTGACGCCCAGGCCAAGCACCGTATGGTGGGGGATCTGTGGCTGCATGCCGTGTACTTCTTCACCAACGTGATGTTAGAGCTTGAAGGTAAGTGGAGATAACATATGGCTGGTCTCTTTGATTATCGTAATTCCCTCTTGGGCGACAACGCCGTTGCAGGGGTTAAGGTCAATCTTCTGGAGACCAATGACCCAGAAATCAAGAAGGGGTTTGACCCCTTCATGGTACGCCGGGCGTTGGCCCAGAGCAAAGATGTAATTGTGTGTGCTGAGGAGATGAACCTCTTACACCATGTAGACCCTTGGATGCAGTGGAATTACGCTTTTTATTCAATAAAGCCCAAAAAGCGTTATGATAAATGGTCTAAGAAAGGTGCAGCAAACGAGGACATCACTCTTTTGTGTGACTATTTCCAGATTAGCCCCGAGAAAGCCTCGGATTATATGGGCTTCCTACCAGAGGAAGCTATTGCGGAGATCCGTCTCCGTGTTGAAAACCAAGCAAACGACAAAGTCAAGCCCAAGAAGGTTAAATAAGTAATTGTTTGCTATTGGTTTAAGGAGATCGTCATGCCCCGTAACACGCTGGATATACTGTCCTTGTCGGCAGTAGATCACGAAGATGAAATTTTGGATTGCCTGGTTGAGGTGGATTTGGACACCAGCAAGGCGCGCGACACGTTCTTCATGATCACCGAAACGCTAACCCGTGTCGGTGTCAATCCGAAGAACGAAGGCGGCGAGCCAAAGAATGTGCTGTACCAGACCTGCCACATTACCCAGCGCGGCGGGAAATATTACATCGTCCACTTCAAGCATTTCTATATGTTTGAGGGGCGGCGTAATGGGTTGTGCCGGGAGGACATCCTGCGCATGAACCGGATTATCCGTCTGCTTGAGCAGTGGGGTATGATCAAGATCAAGCACCCTGAACAGATCACTGAGCTGGCTCAACTGGCTCATATCAAAGTCGTGAAACACCATGATGCCGTCAATTGGACTCTACTTCCAAAGTACGATGTCCATAAAGGCAACCGTCAACCATCTCGGAGAGATAAATGAAAACCACTTTTGAAAAAGTTTCAGCTTTAAACCTGGCCTTCGGCAACGCTAAGGGTGATATCCTGAACCCTAACACAGCCACCATCCTCAAACAGGCCGCTCTGTGCCTGGAAGAAGCTGTGGAGATGATCCAGGAAGGCTTCCCGGGTGTCAAGCTGGTGTTGGGTGTTGATGCCAAAGGTCGCCAGGTGATCTCTCTGGATAAAAGCCTCTGGGATGGACACGCCGACCTGGAACAAATCCTGGACGCACAGGGTGACATGACCACGGTCAACGACGGTGTGGCTCATATCATGGGTGTTGACGGCAACCGCGTTTACGACATAGTCGACGCATCTAACCGCACCAAGTTCATCCGTGACGGATCAGAAGTCAGTGCGGCTCTGCAGTATTACTATGACAAGGGCTTCAACCGTGGTGACCTGTACCTGGAAGGCGACTTCCCGGAAATGTGCATCAAGGTCACCTCTGACATCACGGTGCAGGGTAAGTTCTACCCACGCGACAAGTTCCTCAAGAACATGGCTACCTTCAAAGAGCCTGACTTCAGTGACATCCTCGCCGGCAACTGATCCGCGATTTTAATCAATAACAGGGGAGGGCTTATAATGGGCTCTCCCTTTTTCATTTGGTGGACGCCATGAAAGACAAAGTGTACGACATCCCCTATTGTGGTGTCGACGAATATCGTATTAAACACGCCAACCCTGTACTCAACCCGCGCGTTCGCCTGTACGCGTACCAGTGGATGGCCGAACGTTACCAGATACACATCAGGAAGGACGTGTACAAGCAGCCTGCTCCTTGGACAGATAATCAGATACTACGCCAGGTCAAATTCTGTAACGTCCGTAGAGAGCACGACAGGCAGTCTCAGTACCTCATCAAGAACATCGTCAACAGTGACCTGCCGTTGGCTGACAAGTTGTTCAACTGTGTGATGTTCCGTATGTTCAACCTCTGGGGACCAATTGAGGCTATTGGTGGACCATTCACCATTGCTGAGTTCGTTGCCCTGGATCTTGACCAGGCGCGTTCTGATCTCATCAAATATGAGTCAGCCGGCAATCCAGTCTTCACCAACGCATTCAACACAGGTGGCCTGAAGCAGTCCCTGGCCTTCCCTGAGCGCGCTGTTCATGCTGCTGACAAGGTCTCTGGTGATACTGAGGTGAGGGTCTTCCGCACTGGCGGTGTCATCGATGTGATGCCTTACAAGCAGGCCAAGATTCTGCTGGCCAACAACCCTGGTGAGTACGTTGTCGATGGCCGTGAGACCCATATGGGCATGCGCGTTGTACGGTTCCTCAAGCAGTATATGAAAGAATTCCCTCACTACTTTGAAGGAATCTTGGAGTTGGACAGCCCACAGGAAGTCTATGAGTGCCTCCTGAATGACATCGAAGGCCTCGGACCATTCCTGGCCTACCAGGTTTGGGTTGACTTCACCTACAACCCTGACTATCCTTTCAGCGAAAACCATTTCACCATCGCTGGACCAGGGTGTCGTAACGGCATCGACCTTCTATTCAACCAGAAGGATGGGATGACCTATGAGGAATGCATCTTCTGGCTGCGCGACAACCAGGATGAAGTCTTTGGGCAGTACGGCTACAAGCGTGAAGAGTTCTGGACCGGTGAAGAAGACCATGACTGCTGCATGAACGTAATGCAGCTGGAGAACATGTTCTGTGAAATTCAGAAGTACATGCGCTGTGTGGATGCTGTACAGGAAGGCAAAAAGCCGCGCGGCAAGGTCGGCTATGATGGCGCTGGCAACAAACAAGCCCGAACCGGCTCCGCCAATCTTCTCAACATGATGAGGAAGTGATATGTTCAGCTTTAAAATGTCTGACGTCTATATCGGCCTCGGGATCATTTTTGGTGTGGTGATCCTCCTGACCACTGGTATCTGCTATCTGATTTGGGCATAACGCATATGAAACCTGTAAAACGTCATCGTTCTTGGAAGGTGTGTCCTGCATGCTCCAGCCGGGCAACCAAGATGTTCAGCATAAACTCTGGCCTATACCGTTGCCAGGTATGCTCTCACGAATACCGTGACCCATCTGACCGCGCCCTTACTGACAAGCAGTACAAATACCGGGTACTGCTGGGCACCAGCGAACAATTCTCATACACAGTTATGGGTGACTCGCTGTCCCAGATCGATCTTCATATTCTGAGGCTGATATCTCACTATGATAAGGACGCCAAGCGCCCAGTCAGGGTTGTGAAAACTCCTTCTGGGTATCCTGAAGGCACTCGGAGTGTGAAAGTCACTGGCTACACAAGATTGGTCGGCCGTCGGATGAAGAGCATTCGAATTAATCTCATCCCTCTGTAACTTTTCAATAACTGGTTATAGAGTAATATAGACCTCGTTAACCCAACGCACCCGGGACCGCCGGGTGCCATTTGAACTTGAAACAGGAACAACTACAATGTCGAACTTCAAGAAATTCGTGCAGGCCGTCCAAACTCAGCTGGCGGCTATGTCAACCACAGGCCTGTATGAAGTGGGATTGACTAAAGAAGAAGTCTGGAACACGTATCTGGACTCTTTCCCCGAAGGCACCAACCTGATCTACAAAGAGCGCCGTGAATATGACTGCAACTGCTGCAGCCAGTTCATCCGCGACGTCGGCCGTGTTGTCACCATCGTTGACAACAAACTGGTATCCCTGTGGGATATTCAGGTTGAAGGTTACTATCAGCCTGTAGTCGACGCGCTGGCCAAATTGGTCAAGTCTGCGGTTATCACCGATGTGTTCGTCCACCCTTCTTCCAAAGTCGGCGTGGCCTCCAACAACGTGATGCAGGAAGACGGCCAGGTCAAAACCTGGAACCACTTCCACGCTGTTGTCCCGGCTCTCAACGTTAAGCGCGAAGATGCGATAGCATCCTTCCAGGGCGAGGTTCGTAACAAGCAAGGCGTGTTGAAGCGCGGCCTGGAAACGCTGACGCTGGAATCTGCTGAGATCGTCCTGGAGCTTATCGATCAGAACTCACTGTATCGTGGTGAAGAGCACCGCGCGGCTGTGGCTCACTTTATTGAGATGAAGAAAGAGTTTGATGCGCTGCCGCAGGGCGAAGCTGATAACTTCATCTGGGTGGCCTACGGCAAGAGCACGTTCCAGCCTATCCGCAACACGTCCATCGGCACCATGCTGATCGACCTGAGCGAGGGCATGGATCTGGAAGACGCTGTCAAGCGCTTTGAGAAAGTGGTCGCTCCAGCCAACTACAAGCGCCCAACTGCGATTGTCTCCAAGTCGATGATCGAAAATGCCGAGAAGGCAATTGACGCCCTGGGGCTGACGGACTCACTGCCGCGCCGTTACGCCACGGAAGCCGACCTGAACATCAACAACGTTCTGTTCGCTGACCGGGCGGTTAAGAAGTCGATGAGCGTGTTCGATGATCTGAAGAGCGAAGCCAAGGTCTCAACCAAGTCCCTGGACAAAGTCGAAGAGATCAGTATCTCCGATTTCATCGCCAACGTCATTCCAAAGGCACACAGCCTGGAAGTGATGGTTGAAAACGGCCATGCCAACAACCTGTTCAGCCTGATCGCCCCGGTAAATGCGGGCGCGCCAAACCTGTTCAAGTGGGGCAATCCGTTCTCGTGGTCTTACAACGGCGAAGTCGCAGCCTCTATCAAAGAGCGCGTGAAGTCGGCTGGCGGTAACGTTGATGGCGAAATGCGTATCTCGCTGTCCTGGTTCAACAACGACGATCTGGATCTGCATGTGCATGAGCCTAACGGCGAACACATCTACTTCCATCACCGTAACTCCACGTCTGGTGGCATGCTGGATATCGACATGAACGGCCTCGGTGGTATGTCGCCAACGCGCACCCCAGTTGAGAACGTTTTCTGGCGCCGGGCTTCCAGCATGCGTGAAGGTGTTTACACCATCGTGGTGAACAACTACAGTGCCCGTGAAATGATCGACGTTGGCTTCGAAATGGAGATCGAATTCAAAGGCCAGAAGTACAACTTCGTGTACGACAAGAAGGTCAGCACTGGGCAGAACATCGTTGTTGCCAAGGTCAAATACAGCCACGCCAATGGCCTGGAAATCGTTGAAAGTATCGGCCAGACCACACTGTCGAAAGACCTGTGGGGCATCAAGACTCAGACCTTCGTTCCGGTGACCATGGTGATGAACTCACCTAACCATTGGGACGGTGAAGAGACTGGCAACCGCCATTACTTCTTCATGCTGAAGGGTTGTCAGAACCCGTCGTCGACTCGCGGCTTCTACAATGAGTACCTGAAGTCTGAGCTGAACGAGCATCGCAAAGTGCTGGAGATCCTGGGCAGCAAACTGCGGGTTGAGCATTCACCTGAGCAGGTGAGCGGTATCGGCTTTGAGAGCACGGTTCGCAACCATCTGTTGGTCAAGGTCGGCGGTTCCTTCAACCGTACACTGAAAATCGTATTCTAATCTGCCGGGGCGTTCGCGCCCCTAACCAAACAAACTGTTGAATTTAGGAGAAATACCATGGCCGAGCAAAACATCTTTGAAGTTGCTTCCCGTAAGAAACTGCGCTTTGGCACCGTGAAAGGTCCGATCTCTACTGAAGACCTGTGGGATCTGAAACTGGAAACTGGCGTTGTCAACCTGAACCAGGTTGCGCAGATCATCCATCGTGAGCAACAAGCCGCCGGTGAGGTGAACTTCGTGTCCACCAAGCCTACTGCCAACGCCGAGCTGGATCTGAAGATGGAAATCGTCAAGCATGTCATCGCTTACAAGATCCAGCTGCAAGATCAGCAAACCCGTGCGGCGGCAACCCGCCAGCGCAATGAGCTGATCACCGACATCATCGCGCGCAAACAGCAGTCTGAGCTGGAAGGTAAATCCATCGAAGAACTGCAGGCGATGCTGGACAAGTAACCCCCAGCGTCCTCAACAGCCCTCTCCGGAGGGCTTCTTGCTTAGGAGACAAACATGTCCCGTAAAGGTAAACGCCTTACCCCTGACCTTCTGAAGTCCCGAATCGTGGATGTCCAGTACGAAGACCGCGAAGTTCTCGGGCAACGCATGGTCACGGCCAACTTCAAGATGGACAATGGGTTCATCGTCTATGGAAAGAAGCCCAGCACTACCATTGACCCTGCTGGTTTCGACCCTGACATGGCACGCAAGATATCCTATGAAAACACCCTGGAGCAACTCTGGGAGCTGGAGGCATATCGCGCACTGTCTGAGTCAGCGTTGTTAGAATCTGCCTGTGGTGTTGACATTGACGTGTTCAAGTACAAGATTCGGTCGTCTGAGCTGTTTGAGCACTATCAGCATCAGACCAAAGCGATATCTTTGACATTCCAGCCCCCGGCTCGCGAAGGTTATATCACGGCAGAACCATTCACTGTCACCATGTATCACCCGAACCAGTACCAGTCTTTTGAAGACCTGAACAACGCGGTTATTCAAACCGTGAAGGACTATCTTCTGAAGAACATCCCGGCCGATATTCTGTACCCGCCTCTCATCTATCGCATTGCCAAGACCGCATACACGGCTCAATACGTGTACGCGTTGGCCGAACTGGATGGCGGTACACGGCCTTGGGAAGGGCTGAAAGAAGAGGAGCGCGGGGATATCTGCCGCCAGGTAATTGAAATCGTGAAGGGGGGAGGTGGTCGATTCCCGCAGAGCCTCGCCAACAAGATATTCGTGGCGGTTGTGAACTCCTTCAAGTAAAATATGGGTTTCTATATGGCAACACGGTTATAATGATCGTGTTGTCAATACTGACAGGAATCAATAACTTATGCACATTTTAGAAGAAGTGTTCAATGACATCAAGGCGGCTGCGGCTAATGCCCCGGCTTGTGTCCAAAACCCAGCATCTCAGGCTATGCTTCTGGGCCAAATCGCCCATGCTCAAGCTGAGATGAACAACGCATTCGACCAGGCCAAGCGTAAGCTGATGGCTCTGCCGAAAGATCACCCTACCTTCCAATCACAGGACTATTAACGATGATCAGCTCTCTCGTCTTCAAAGACGCAGTCAAGACCCCAGCGCCAACCAACCACGTGTTTGTTGTGGACATCTCCTATTCGATGTGCAATGCGTTGCCGAAGGTTCGTCAGCATCTGAAGAACAACCTGGCCACTCTGGTCAAGCAGGACGACACTGTGTCTATCCTGTACTTCTCATCCAAAGGCCAATTCGGCCCAGTGTTTGTCGGTGAGCCGGTTCGCCATGTCAGTGACCTGAGTGTAATCAACAGCGCTATCGACCGCTATCTGGTTCCGACCGGCTGCACCGGCTTTGTAGAGCCTCTTCAGCTGGCCGTAAGCACTGCTGCCGATCTGCGCGGCAACGGCAACAATAACAGCCTGATCTTCATGACCGACGGTTATGACAACGAATGGTCTGAAGCGAAGATCTTGGACGCCACCGATAAGCTGAATGCGGTTTACGACAGCGTCACCTTCATCGAATACGGCTGGAACTGTAACCGCCCTCTGTTGGTGAAAATGGCCGAACTGACCGGCGCGCTGCATGTGTTCGCAGAAGGTTGGGAGCAGTATGCCCCGGCGCTGGAAGAAGCACTGTCTTCCTCTGCGTCCAAGCGCATCAACATCGACGTACCAGAGACTGCGTCTCATATCATCTATCTGGACGGCGACCGTGTGCAGGTCAACGTTGCCCACCTGGGTAAAGCGACCATCCCTGAGCATGTGAACGAAGTCTGGGCTGTCAACAAAGACGTCGGCGCGTCGCTTGCTGGCAGAGTTAACTATACCCTGCTTTACTCCGTTCTGTTCTACTCTGTGCACATCATGGAGCCAGACCTGGCGTGGGCTGTTCTGAAGGTTCTGGGCGACGTTCGCTTCATCAAGCTGTACAACAACTGCTTCACCAAGCAGGACTACAGCACCTTCAAAGACCTGGTGCAGGCCGCTGTGTTCGATCAGCACGAGCGTCTGGCCGAAGGTTATGACCCGGACATGGTTCCAGACGAGAACGCAGCGACTGTTGTTGACGTCCTGGAGTTCCTGGCTGAAAACGAAGTGTCCATCGACATGGGTAGCCCTCAGTTCACCTATCAGCGCATCGGTGCTGCAACCACGCAGAAAGCCGACGACACTGAAGACCAATTGGCTGAGCAGATCGCCAATGCAGCCACTAAGGAAGAGCGCAAGGCTCTCGCTGCCGAGCTGGCTAATGCACAGGAATGGACGCCTGAGTTCGTTCAGTCCCCTGGAGCGGCTCTCGTGCCGGTTAATACGCTGGTTTACAACTCCAGCCGTCCTAACATCAGTGTGCAGACCAGCCGCCAGGGTACTATCCAAGTCCCGGCTGAAGTACGAGCGAAGTTCCCGACGCTGCCGGAAGTGTTGCCAAGCCACATCTATCGCAATTACACCATCGTGCGCGACGGTATCATCAACATGAAGCTGCTACCTATTGACTGCAGCCCTGAACTGGTGGCTCAGTTGTTCGCCATGGGCGCCAAGGTCTACGGTAACGCAGGCAAATACGTCCTCGACCTGGCCTCTGTGCCGTTGATCAACCGTGGCATGACCCGTGGTATCAAAGCGACTGAACACTTCTCTGACTCCGTCCGCCTGGAAAACCTGAAAGCCCGCCAGAAGGTGTTGAAGTTCTACCGCGACGAGCTGGCCGGTCCGAAGTCGAACGCAGTCGGTCTGTCTGGCCTGTACGGTCATGAAGCGGCTGAGTATCTGAGCAACCACGGCATCCGTGACTATGGCTTCTCACCGAAAACTCAGTCTGTCGAGAGCACCGACTTCTACTACAGCAAAGAGCTGAACGTGAAGATCAAAGGTCTGTCGTCCCTGCCGTCGGTCAATGCGGTGCGCACGAAGCTGGAGAAGGGTTCCAAGCTGAACGCAGGCGACGCACTGATCGCCAAGCATCTGAAAGAGTACGATGACTTCATCAATAGCCCTATCGTCACCAAGGCGGCGGGTAAAGATAAGATCATCGATGCTTGGCTGCGTGATGAGGCCAAGGCGGCTATCCAGGAAGTTCGTGTCCTGAACAAGAAGCTGTCCAAGACCCTGTACGCCATCGTTGCTGGCCATGCCTGGTTCTCTGATCTGGACTTCGAAGACACCACTCTGGACGTGAAGGTTGACGGCGTGACTTACACCGTGACCGCAGTCCTGGAAGACAAAGAAGTCAAAATCTGACGTGGAAGCCCCCAGTTGGGGGCTTTTCAATAACTGGTTGCATGGTATACTTCAATGAAATCCACAACTGAGGCCAATGCCATGCAACTTTCCAAAGAAACCCAAACCATCCTTGACGCCCTGGTCGCCGAGGGCAATCCTGAAGCCGCCCAGCTGCAGGCCGATATCACCAAGCGTAAGATCAAGAGCATCAACCAGTGCCGCCATGCCACCCGCTGGGGTGATTATGTGATGTTGCACCAGTTGGGGCTGTCTGTTGGTCCTCTGTACTTCATCGGTATCGATCCTCTGACTCAGGTCAAGATGGTAGAATTCATGGGGTGACCTATGTCACAAGAAGCTGTTAATGACCTGGCCATGCAATTGGCCGGTCAACTTTTGATGGAGGACGAAGCCCTATATCAGTACCTGGGTGAGAACTTCATCGAGGAAATGGGTGATGGCGTCTACCAGGCTGTGGTCGAGGCTGTAGCAAACATCGGTGCTGCTATCCTGCGTGAGCACACGGGTAAACATTTCACCATCACCACCCCTGAGTTGCTGGTGATGGAGATAAGGAAGCACAAGAAATGAACGGCCTGGAACTGTATTTCTATATCTGTGGTATCCTGCTCAACATACTCGGCGGCGCTCTGCTGTCTGTGGTCTTCTGGTCATGGTTCCTGGTCCCCCTCGTGGAGTCATTCAGCCGTATCCGCTGGGATATCAAGTGTGTCAAAGCCCGTGGTGGTAAACCCAAATTCAGATTGGTGGTTGCCGCCTGGTGGTCTCACTTCGTTGAAGATCACCTGGGTGGCCGAAATTTTGAAGCCCTGCATTGCAACAACGGTTCCTGGTATGGTATCGGGAACTACACCGTTCTAACCAAAGAGGAAGTCGAAAATGGCAGTGAATAAAGAAGACGTACTAGCTCAGGTACTTCGTTCCATCAAAGAGCTGTCGTATCACCACATCGGCGATAAACTGGATGTCGAGGATCCGAGTAAGCTGACCATCAATGACGATCTTTGGTTTGATGAGCTGGATCGCATTGAGTTGATCATGGAGCTGGAAGAGCACTATGAAATCGAAATCGACGATGAGAAGGTGGAAGCTGCCGTCACCGTCGGCGATGTGGTCGACTTGGTTGAAAAACTGGTGAACGAGCTGGGATAAAAATATTTATTGAAAAAGTTTTACTTCTTCAATAAATGGCGTATAGTTAAGTTCATGAGGGGGCGATAACCGCTCCCTAACTTGAAAAGCAGGAACTATACGATGGACATTAAAACTGAACTGGTAACCACCGCATCTTACCCTAACCGCATTGCTGAAGCCCTGACGACCCTGAGCCAGGCAACTGCAGCAAAGAAAATCTACAACATAGATTTTGAAGCGACCAAGTCTACCCTGACCCGCGCCTTTGAGAAGCTGTACCAGGAACGCATTTCCAAAGTGTACCTGTGGGGCGGTCTGTGGGAGAAGCTGAGCGAAGCAGAAGAAAAAGTCGTGGACGGCATCACCGTGTCATCCATCCCTTCTGTACTGAGCGCGCTGAAAAAGGTTAAGGCGTACAAAGGCGAACCAACCCAGTTCATGAAAGACCTGAGCGAAGTGATTGAAGGCCTGGCCGCAGTAGCCACCGAAATCAAAGAGCTGAAGCCGTTCATCGTTAAAGGCCGCAAGCCAAGCGGTAAAGAACCGGCTCCTGAGAACCCAAACAAAATCGTCAAAACCTGCGCCTGCTGCTTCCGAGCAATCGCTGTGGGCTCTGACGGCAAAATGGTTCATCACGGCTACCGTCGCCCAGGGGAAGGATACCAGACTGCAAGCTGCATGGGCATCAACTATCGCCCACTGGAAGTATCCAACGAAGGTCTGATTGCCCTGATCAAGTACATGGACAAAGATCTGGCTGAGACCTGTGCCAAGCTGGAAGAAGTGAATGCCAACGGTGCCAACATGGTAATGCGTGACTACCGGGGTAAAGAAGTTCAACCAGGCGAAACCAACCACAAAGGCCTGGTGTATAACACACAGTGCCGACTGATGTCCCACATCAGTTCAGTCACTCGACAACTGGAAGGTCTGAACACCAAACTGACCAACTGGAAACCAGAATAACAAAGGGGAGGCTTCGGCCTCCTTTTTATTGAATAAACCTTTACTTCTTTCAATAATCACGTATTATTGAACTTGAGCACACCGCTCTTGAAATGAAGGATCTTTACATGAACGTAGTAGAACAGAACGTCCTCATCAGCAAGCACCAAGGCCACATTAAGGCGAAAGACCTGAAGGTAGTATACCTGAAGACCGGCTCCATCCTCCAACGTAGGGACGTCATTATCCGCTGGTCACGTGGGTATTGGCACGTGCACGACGTAGTGGAGAAGGTGGTGTCCCCGTCCTCTAGGAGCAGGCACCGTCTGCTGTTAGACGCTCTCAAATCCGTTCACTAACTTAACCAGGCCGGGCAACCGGCCTTCGTTATGACACCAAGAAACTCCGGGGACTAACTAAAGGATAAACCCATATCCCGAGGTTAGTGCCATGTCACTCGTTAGCTCGTTCTTCGACTGGATGAACATAATCAATGGCCTGAGGATTCCCGTGGGGAACCTCGGTCTTTCTCGTTCTTCTATGCCACAAATCGACGATGACAAAGTCGATGCCTTCAAGGATTATCTTGATGGCGCGGGCGTGGAGGTCACAACCCCGCAAATCAGAATCAAAGACCTGCGGCTCACCCAGAACGAAGTCAACAAGATGAAGATCTGGTCACTGATGAAACGCTATCGTCAGAAAAAGAGCGTCCAGCGGGTTTGGGTGTCGTCTGACAATTATGTTGTGGATGGCTCTCACCGCTTCATAGCAGCCCTGAACCTGGATGACAAACAGCGGCTCAAGGTCTACCAGGCGAACATGCCTGCGCTGGAGCTGGTGAAGCTGGCAAACCGGTTCCAGGGTGTCCGTCATCGCACTGTTTCTGACGCGAGATAATTATTCAATAACTTCATTCGGGGTATGATTCTCAGTATTGAAATCAACTGAGGTCATCCCCATGAAAAAGATTACCATCGCACTGGCCCTGACCATGGGGCTGGTCTCAACAGCAAACGCCGGTCTTCGTCAAGACCATTCCTACTGTGCTGGGTTTTATAACGCTCAGGCTATCGGGGAGATGGGTTCGTTCTCATCGACGTTCAATCTGTTGTTCAACCAAGAGTTTTCCCCAGCCCAAAAATTAGCCGTCCGCCTATTTACAGAGCAGTCGAATGCGTATAAAAGGATGGGTGGTATCGATCAAGAGTACTATGATCAAGGCGGCATGGCAGGCGGGGATATCTTCATGAGCGGCCAGGCGTCCTTCCGTGGTAAGAAGGTGGGATATGCCGACTTGGATAATTTCTGTAAGGGCTTATTCAGGGGTAAACCAAGATGAAGCGAATTCTGTTGGCTCTGTTGTTCGTAACCGGGGCGGCTCAGGCCGCAGGTCAGGCGGATGATCTCCACACTTGCCTGGCATGGTTCTCAACGTATGAGCAATTCCACCAGGACGACTATGACACCGGTCTACTGAAAGCGAAGCTGGAGCTGGAGATGAAACTCTCCAAGGTGTACAACATAAATCAGATTGAGAATGCGCTGGACATGCCGATGATGGAGTCCGCTGCTGACAAGTCTGAAGAAACAAAGAGCAATCTTCGGTACTGCACCAATATCGCCAAAGATTTCATTAAATGATAACAGGGTATTATACAGGGGCATTATATGTCTTACAAGTTTCTGGAGTTCACGATGGGTAGTTGGTCACGAGTATTTCTGACCTGTGGTATCTTCTGGTTGGCCACCATTGCGACCATGAGCGCTTTCATTTTCACGAAGTAGGAGATGACATGATCATCAAAGTTGTAGGAACCCGGAAGGAGCTGTTGGCAGCAGCCGGTTACAATACCATGAACCCGACAACGACGGTCGAAGATGTTTCGCCTGAGTTGAAGCGCCGGGTGATTGATGCCCTGGATGACCGCTATGATCTGCCAGGCTACAACGTCGTAATTGAAGTTGTTGAGGGTGATGCTGATGAGTGAAAGCGTATTGAAGGTCATCATGGTGTGCATGTGCCTTATCATCGGCGCATTCCTTGCGTCCTGTAGTGACAGCGACGGAGCGACCAAGGTACTGGAGAAGCAGGGCTACACCAACATCCAAACTGATGGCCACGCTTTCTTCTCTTGCCCGAAGGACTACTCGGTGACAACGAAATTCGAGGCCACCGCACCCAATGGCCAGCCTGTAAAAGGTGCTGTGTGCCGGGGATATCTGTTCCGCAATTCCATTGTGAGCATTGAAGAGTAAGGGTTTTCAATACTCACGTATCCAGTAATATAAGGGGACTTACAACAGTCCCCTTTCTTTTGGAGATAAATCATGAAGCCATTGCGTTTCCGTGTCTGGCACGTACCTCAGATCCCGATGAAGTCCTTCAACGTTGAAGTCCCGACGTATGAAGAAGCCGTCCGCCTGAAAGATGCCCTCGGCCTGTATGACCTGTTCCAGTTGGAGAACAACATCAAGCCTGACTATTCCAACATGAACGGCATCCAGATCTTTGACTACTCCCTGTCCAAGCAGGATATGGAAGACATGGAGCTGGAAGACGAATGGGTCGACTGCGATGATGAATATGAACTGGAAGACATCATCCAGAACCTTATTATCACGGGGCACATTGCTCCTCGGACTGTCACCGTGGGTGTTTCGGCTGGTATGATCGACGCCGGTAAGGAAGTGTTGCTGAACGTTCCAGGCGGTGAGGTAGAGGAACGCTCTGACCAGGTTGTGGCTGATATCTTCCGTGCCATGGCCGCCACCCAAATCCAAGAGCGGGAATAATCATGAGCAGCGCGATTCAAGACATCATCAAGTGGTATAAGGAACGCAACCTGGAGCGCGGCGAGCCTGACGTTGAATTTGTCGATCCAGCCAACGGCAAGGTGGTTGAGAACTCTGTTGGCGTTCCTGTGAAGTTGTTGAACGCGCTGATTCTTCCCCCACGGACAAAGAATCTGAAGCCTTGCCCGTTCTGTTCCAGGCCTCCATTGGAGACTGTCAATGGGTTCAAAAGGAATGGCAATGCAGTCATCACCATAACGTGCATCCGCTGTGATATCAAAATGTCTGGGGTGCAATCAACCACTCGTCGTCGTTGGAATACAAGATCATGAAAGACATAGAGAAACTGAAAGCGCAAGCCCCGGCGGGCGCGAACGTTGTCCTGATGCGCCCCAGCGATAAACAGCTGTTCTTCGCAGTGGAGCATGAATTTGGCGCTCGGTATTGGACAAGTGATGGCCGTGAGGGGTTCCGTGGAATGGAAGGTCTCTTCCACAACACCGTCCTCCTGGTAGACTTCCGCAACCCGGTTATGAAGGAAGAGTTCAAGACCGAGATTGCTGTAGCAGAAGAACCCGCGCGCCAGGGCAGAAAGAACATAATGGAAACCATTATGAAGTACCAGGAGATGGGCAGCAAGGCCGTGCCTAAACCCCCGGCCAACAGACAACCGCGCGCCGGTACAGTAGCCAAGCAGCGGGAGAGTGATACACGGGCAGTTGAGTCATGCCCAGCCGGTGATGGGTTTGAGCCTTTGGGTGCCCTGGCCTGTCGCCAAGGCAAGTATGCAATCCCGCCCGCACTGTCTCTGCACAAGAACGGAAAGGTCAAACTGTCCAAGTTCTTCTGTACTGGTGAGGCGTTCCAAGGGGATATCTTCATCAACCAGAAAACGTGCCAAATCAAGTTGCGTGTCGCGGCTAAGGGTAATGCCAATTTCAATAAGAACGCAGAGACCTTCAGTTCTCCTTTGCGTGACCTGGTCGGCATCAAGGGTGCAGCCCAGCGCATCGAGCTGACACTCGGCCTGGATGGTTTTTACGTCGGAACTTGGGTTCCACAAAAATAACGCTTTATTCAATACGAGAATGGCGTAACCTGTAATTCCTTGCAGTACAAATGTAACATAAACATCAACCAAATGGAGTAATCCGATGAGTCGTCAAAAACTGGTAGATCAAATCGCTGCCGATAACGGTATCACCAAAACTGCTGCTGAAGCTGTAATCCGTCAATTCACCGCTGGCGTAACCAACGTTCTGAAATCCGGCGACAAAGTACAACTGGTCGGCTGGGGCACCTTCGAAAGCAAACGCACCGAAGCGCGCCAAGGCCGCAACCCGCGTACTGGTGGCACTCTGACCATCGAAGCGAAAAACAAAGTGACGTTTAAGCCGGGTGAAACCCTGAAAGCTGAACTGAACTAAAATCTTCCGGCCTCGGCGCGGACACCGCCTCCAATAGGGTTGTGGGCGGTGTTAGAAGTAGCGAAACCCCGGCATGTCCGGGGTTTTGTCTATCTGGGATTCGGGCTACAATAAAGCTTTCCCACCCACAGGAGATTAACCGTGGTTTATGAACAAAGTCACCCGGCGCTGAAATACATTGACCCAGGTATCCCCCTGGATGTCATTGAAGAAAAGGCGCGCGCTCATTTTCCTTTCCCGTCTGCCAACCCCGGCCAGATGGAAGCAATTGTTGAAGCAATTGACGCCTACGTCAATAAACGCAAAAAGCATGTAATCATCGAAGCACCAACCGGCGTCGGCAAATCCCTCATCGGGATTACCATCCACCTTGTCCTGCGTGAGCTGGTGTTAGAGCAGAACCAGATGGGGCAATTCCGTACCACGATATCAACCCCCACCAAAGGGCTTCAAGACCAGTACGCCAAAGAGGACTGCGTGAGCATGGCTATCCTCAAGGGCAAGAAGAACTACCGTTGCCTGGTCAACAGTGATATCTACTACAACTCAATCCCCTGCCGCATGCAGTGTAAAGACCAGATGTGCTCACCACGGCGCTGCCCATACGTGTCTGCGCGCAACCTGTGGTGTAATATCGCCGACCTCCGCTGTACCAACTCGGCCATGCTGGTTGAGATGTGTACGTCGTTGTGTATGATGCCGGGCAACCGGGCGGATTTCCTCATCCTGGATGAGTGCCACAAGATGCCCAACACGTTGCTGGACCATACCATCATGGCCTACGACAGAAAGTCGCTGAAGGGACTGGAGACGCTTCCTGGTGGTAAAGATATCATTGAGGGGGTTGAGTTTATCCTGAAGTACACCAGCGAGTACCAGCTCGGCGTTCTGTATACCCTCGATGCCACGCTGACCAACTTGTTCCCGCTGTTGCTAGAGCAGGTTGAGAATCTGCTGGAAGTCCTGGACGATTGGATGGAGCGTGAAGACCTGACTGATGTGCAGATGATGCGCCTGGCGGACATGGTCGATACCTTACACAACCTGTCAGACTACTGCGGGATCATGGACAACACTCAGGCCAAAACCTTCATCGTCCACGAGAAGGAAGAAGGCATGATCACGTTCAAGGCAGTTCTGCCTGCTGACGTGTCTGAGTTCGGTATGTTCCGCAAGGCTGATTACTATCTTCACATGTCAGCCACAATCTGTGGTATCTCGTCCTATGCTCACACCCTGGGTATCCGGTCTAGTGATTACCACGCCATCCAGGTCGCTAACCCTATCCCGATTGACAACCGCCGCATCAACTATCTGCCTGTAATGAAGGTGGCCAACCGTCTGGAAGATTTTGAGTACAAGCGCTTGGTGGAGAGCATTGATGACATCATTGAGCACCATGAGGGGCAGAACGGGATTATCCACACCGTGAGTTATGACCGCGCTGAGAAGATGCAGCAATATTCCCGCTTCCGCCAGAATATCGTCGTGCCTCGCACCCGTAAAGCATTGTTGGAATCACTGGACAATGCGATGAGGAACAAGCGCCGTATCATCATCGCCAGCCCGGCCATGGTTGAGGGCTACGATTTCAAAGGCGATCTCAGTCGGTTCCAGATCATCATGAAGGTGCCATATAGCTTCTTGGGTGATCCCCTGGTTGCGCACGTGAACAAGATTGACCCATCGGCGTATTTCCGTGAGGCTATCCTGAGCATTGTGCAGATGGCGGGGCGGTCGGTGAGGGGAGTCGATGACCATGCGGACACTTACATCATCGACTCCTCATTTGAGATGCTGCTGGAGAGAAACGGTTCGTTCTTCCCCAGCTGGTTTGTTGATGCTCTGTTTGAGATCTGATTAGTACCCGGTTATCACAGACAGGTAGCACTTGATATCCGGGGCTAACGTCGTGACATTGATCAGCATATCGGTCGCATTGTGATCGAAGCTGTACTCGATCAAATCAGCAAGCTGCACCTTGTTGGTGAGCGAGAAGAACACGTCGTCGCCCCGGTATCCCAATTTGCCGTCAACATCCTGCCACTCCCCAGTCTGAGGCCGGAATGCGTGGATGCGGATCTCAACCATGTGGAACATGGATTTCGGAATCCGCTTCAGCAAATTGGTCCCGATTACGGGGAATGTGACATCAACGTCTTGGCCACCACGGTTGTCAATGACAGCCCAACCAAACACGGGATCACCGCCTGGAACCGGGGTGCGCTTCCAGAATTGGAATTCTGGGTTGCCCGAACGGTTGCTCTGTACTAGAATGACCTCACCGCCAGTGAACTGGGATGTGTCAATCTCGTCTCGAGCCAGGTAGTCGGCTGGGCTACCAACAAATTTCCAGGTATCACGATCCAACAGTGATTTATAATAGTCCGTGAACACATGGCTGTCGCCTGCATTGTTGATTGCGTCTTTGAGTCCGTCACCTGTGACCATCTCATTGAGTTTGAGCCACATATTCTTGACTGCGGAAGCTGCGGACACAGTACCGGGAGGACCACCTGCAGTGTAGTCATATTCGATCTTTGACGCGTCGAGTTTTTCACCGATTGACAACAGCAGTTGCTCAATCTGCGCTGCTGTCAAACTAAAGCGATAGCTATCTGGTTTCATCATCTGTTCCTCTGGTGAACATTACACAAGCAATGGGGTATTTATACATGATTGAGATTTACAGTGATGGGGGTAGTTACCCAGCCACAACAAAGGCCGCTGGATGGGCGTTTGCGATTGCTCCTCTAAGCAACGAGAAGCCGTGGCGGATATTCTTTGGGCACTTACCACCCCCATCCACCAATAACATTGCAGAGATGCTCGGAGCGCTGAATGCGATGCGCTTCATGTACCACTTCCATCTCAAGAGCGGAAAGTGCCTTCCTCCAGTAAAGATCATCTCTGACAGCCAGTATGTCATCAAGGGGATAACTGAGTACCGGTTCAAGTGGGAAGTAGAGGGCTGGCCTGAGAAGAACCACCAGATATGGTGTGACATCTTTGATACCTTCTACAAGCTGCGCGAAGTATGTGACCTGAAGTTTGAATGGGTGCGCGGGCATGTGGGGAACAAAGGGAATGAGATCGCCGACCAATGGGCAACCCGTGCCAAGGAAGACAGCAACCTCAGTATAAATAACTCGGCAATGGTTAGCACAAAAGTAACCGGCGATTTCATCACGTTCCTGGCCGAAAACGGCTATTGATTTGAGGGCAATGTCATGGGTATGCACTATGTTGACCGTGGTAAAACGGCAAAGATCTATTTCACCGAGGAAGACAACGACAATATCGTCGAAGTTTTGCGCGAGTGGATCCCATTAAAGAAACAGGCGATGGCGGAAGAGAAGCCTTTCCCAAAAGTCCCTGAAGTCGTCGGGGCTGCTGTCTACCAGATAGTCCACAACACCAGCATGCGTTACAATTATCGCCAGTATCCGTTCCGTGAAGACATGGTTGGTGATGCTGTCTACAACATCCTCCGTTATCTGCACACGTTCGACCCGTTCCTGATAGGAAAGAAATCAGGAAAGATCAACTTCTTCTCATGGGTTACCATGTGCCTCGACCGCAGCTTCTCTAAGAAGATCGGCGATGAAGAGACCCAAACATATCTGAAGTACCGCAGCTTCGAAGAAGTGGGCGGATTCGCGGCGTTCAATGATGACCCTGACTTCCAGCAGAATGACTTTATTGAAAACACAGGCATCGCAATGGACTTCCGTGAGCGCATGGGTGAGTTTGAGCAGAAGCGTGAAGCCGCCCGTGAAAAGGAACGCCTCAAGGCTCAAGAAGCCAAGAACGCCCAGAAAAAGACCAATGTTCCAAAGGGATTAGCTCAATACCTCTCTAGAAGTAAAAATACCCCTCCAACAGCAGATGCCCTGGGTGATGATGTACCCAACCCAAGTGAATATGAGTTTGACCAAACGTTGGGCGAATTCCCGGATCTGAAACCATCAAAGAGAGGTGTTAAATGTCAATAGCCAAGATCGGTGACTTACACATTGGAGCCAGGCAAGGCTCCAAGCACGTCCGTGAGTTTATCAAGGACTATATCATCAACTATTTCCTGCCTGAAATCGACATGGTCGGCATCAAGGAGATATTCCAGTTCGGTGACATGTTCGACGTCCGCAAGCACCTGTATGGGCGTGACCGTTATTGGCTGACAAAAGAGCTGGTGCCTGAGCTGCGCCGCCGCAAGATGGTATGGCATACTATCGTGGGGAACCATGATATCTCCATGGAAGAGTCCAACCATGTGAACTGGCCGGCACTGCTGGAAGACATCGCGCCTGATGTTTTCCGGGTGTACAGCGAACCCACCGAAGTCATGCTGGACGGGGTGAAGGTGCTCGCCATGCCATGGATCAACAAAGAGAACTATGCGCGTTGCATCAAGGCTATCGAAGATACAGACGCCAAGATCATGTATGCTCACCTGGAGCTGGCCGGGTTCAAGATGTACCAGTCGTCAACCTGTGACCATGGGCAAATTGACCTGGCGTTGTTGGCCAAGTTTGACAAGGTTGAGACAGGGCACTTCCATACCAGATCAGCAGACAAAAACGTCGAATATCTCGGCTCTCCATATCACCTTACCTGGGAAGACTACAAGGACGGGTGCAACCGAGGCTTCTACGTTGAAGACTTGGACAAGCCTGGCAGCAACATGTTCATCCCGAATGATCCTGAGCGCACGTTGTTCCGTGTCATCAACTATGACTATGCCAACATCCCGGCCGACAAGATTGACGATTGGAAATCAACTGACTGGTTGGATGACGGCCTGGGGCTGCGTGGCCAGATCGTTCGCGTCGTGGTGACCAACCGTGACAACGTCAAGCATTATGAAGCGTTCACTGACGCCATGAAGCGTTGTCAATGTGTGGATTACAACTATAGTGACATGACTGTCACCATCTCAACGGAAAAGATCGAAGTCACCGAGGAGATGATCGCCACTGACGCAGTTGAAGTGCTGAAGACCGATATCCGCGCCGCTGAGAACATCCAGCGCAAAGAGTCTGTCTGTAAGCTGGCTGAGCGCTACTTCTCAGCTGCCCAACAACGATTAGCATTGGACATTTGATAATGACATCTCCTTTGAAGCAATTCCTTGACCTGGTGGAAGCCCCTGTGGCTGCACCAGACGTGCCTTTCGCTGTCCCTCAGCCAGGGGCAGTCACTCATAAGCTGACACTCCGCCGGGGGCGCGCCAAAAACTTCCGCTCTGTGGGTAATGAGTTCATGGAAGTGGACTATCAGCGCAACGACGCCACCCTGATAACCTCTGATGACAACGGCGCGGGTAAATCCACCATGTTGGTGTGGTTGCCCATCTTCGTTCTGTACAACGACACGTACAGCAAAAAGGAGAAGAAAGCCGGGCTTGTCAACTCCATGAACAAGAAAGACTGTGTTGGTGAAATTGAGTTTTTCACCAAGGGGCAGGAATGGAAGGTTCGCCGGGGCATTAAGCCGGACTTCATCGAAGTCTACCAGATGGAAGATGGTGAGTGGAAGCAGATCGAGAACGAAGCTGCCAAAGCCGATACCAACAAGTACATCGAAACCATCCTGGGCATCGACCAGAAAATGTTTGAAAACAGCTTGGTGCTTGGGAAAGAGAAGTATATCCCATTCACAGAGATGTACACGGCTGACCGCCGCCTCATGGTTGAAACCATCTGGGATCTGGGCATCTTCACCGAGATGAACAACACCGTGAAGGAAGGCATCAAAAAGCTGAAGTCGGATATTGACTACGGTGAAGCCCAGCTGCAGAACAAACAGGTTGTCGTTGATGGTAAGCGCTCCCAACTTCAACAGATTGAGGCATCTAACGCTCTCATCCAACAGAACTCGGCTGAACAACTGGACGCGGCCAAGACCCGCATGGATACCCTGAAGGTCACGTTGGATGAGCACTCTGATGGTATCAAGCGACTGGATGCCGAGCTGGAGCAACTGGTTGCCAACTCCAAAACTGAGTACGACCGCGTTGTGGCTCAGAGCGATGATGAAGTGGCCCAGATGCGTCTAGAACATGACGCCAAGGTCGACATCCAGCGCGCTGAGTTCCAGGCGCGTATCGACGAAGTCCGGACGTACAAGGCTCAGGCTGTTGACCGCAAGAGCGTGTTGGTCAACGAAATGGACGCCAAGGTCAACGAACGCGCCGCCCTAGGCAATCAGCGTTCAGAACTACAGGAAAAGCTGGACAACAAGCTGTCTGAGATCAGTAAGGGTGAGGGCTTCCGCACCCGGTTCCAGGCCGAGATTGCTATCCATGAGCAGTCTATCCAGAAGTTCCATGACATGGGTACGTGCCCGACCTGTACTCAGCTGGTGACTGAAGAAACCAAGGCGCAGGTGGCTCAGACCTATCAGCCTCAGATTGACGAAGTGAACGAAAAAATCACCAAAGTCAATGCGGCGTTGGAGACCATGAACACGGCCTTTGACGACTTCAAGTCACAGATCGCGGTCATCGACGATCAGCTGGTTCCTATCAACGAGGCTATCAACGAGACCAAGACTTCTATCGCAGTTGTCGACCAAGAGATCGCAGCCCTGGTTCGTGACGTGGCCAACATTGAGCGTGAACGGGATACAGCACTGAGCACTGCAGAAGCAGCTCTCCATGCCGCTGTTGACAGCATCACCCGTAACGCCAATGACAGAGCTCGAGCAGAGGTAGCCACCCTGGAGGCGGAAATTTCGTCCAAGAAAGCATTCCGTGAACAAAAGGCAAACTTCGTTTCCGGTGTGAAGGTAGACATGGGTGATCTTGAAGTCCAAATCAAGGCGCTGGAAGCCAAGATGCTGGTACAGCCTACGCCTACCGGCGCGCTGGAAGATGAGATCACCCAGTTGGATGCTGATCTGGCTGAGCTGCAAACCAACCAAGAGGCGCTCAACCATGATCTCCAGGATCATGAACACCTGTTGTACTTCCTGCGGGATGATCAGACCAAGGCTCGTATTGTATCTCTGTATCTGCCGTTCCTGAACAGCAAGGTGAATGAGTACATGGGGTCTGTGAATATGTTCCTGAACATTGATATCGACGACAAGTTTGATATCAGCATGAACGCCCCTGAACGCAAAGGCCAGAGCATCTTCTCATTGTCTACCGGCCAGCGCGCGCGGCTGAATATTGCAATCATGCTGGCGTTGCGCGATGTGGCTAACCTCAAAGCATCAATCCAGTGTAATATATTGGTGTTGGATGAGATCTTAGAGAACCTCAGCGAGCGTGGTGTTCAAGAGATCGTCATGATGCTGCGTCACAAGTTCTCTGGTAACAACCTGTTTGTCATCAGTCAGCGTGAGCAGGAGTTCCAGGAGTATTTCCAGCACAACATCCGTTACGGCCTGCGTTCCGGTTTGACTCAGGTCATCAGCAAAGAATAACATGGGGAGCCGGGGAAACCCGGCTTGAAATATGAAAGAAATCCTACAGCCGATTGTAGACCAGGTCGTCAATGACTGGAATAAGTTGTACCCGATGTTGTCAGTGTCCATCGTTGTCAAGCAGTACCAGGAAGAGGCTGGGCGTGTTGTCATTGACGGCCTTATCAACATGAATGGTGTTGGTGTCACCGATGGAACTTTCGAAATCGGCAGTTCTGTTGTTGGTTGGGAACAACCATCTGAATTCTACAATGGCCTGTTTGCTTGCATCGAAGAAAGCATGCTGGCCCACTCCTCCGTGAACTCTCATGAAGATAGTTCATTGTAAGAAAGCCCCCTATGATGTTTACATCGGACGCCCCAGCAAATGGGGCAATCCGTTCACGGTCGCGGACTGGGGACATGGGGTGGCGATCGCTAAATACAAATCTTATGTCCTGGATAAACTCCGTTCAGGGGAATGGACAGAAGACGAGTTAGTCAACGAATTGGGCGGTAAGACTCTGGGGTGCTGGTGTCATCCCAAGCCTTGCCATGGTGATGTTTTGAAAGATGTTGTGAACGGGATAATCTTCTATAAGCGGCTCGGGATGAGCTACACGAAACAGATATACAAAACCTGAGAGGAAATCAAAATGACGATGTCAAAGTTGAAGACCATGTCACTTATGGTCTTTACCCTTGCCAGCGGGGCTGCGACTGCATCTATGTCGGCTTCATGTAATGTTGAATTTACAGACCACCAATTGGCAACTATGAGCCGCGCCTGGAACACGGGTGCTGGTGATAACCTGGGCTACACCCTGGCAGCAATCTCGTGGAAAGAGAGTCGTGCCGGTGAAGATGTGGTGCGCTACCGTGGATCACTCAAGAACGCCAACCTTGGTGCGTTCCAGAACCGGGTGCAGTCGGCAGGTGCCCGCGAGGGCTGTAAAACCAAGAAGTGCTATGCTGATGTTGCGTACCGGCTTATCACCGACCAGAAGTTTGCCTCAGAGCATGCCCTCAAGGAGATGAACTTTTGGATGAGCACACACAACAATAACATCCGCAGCGCCCTCGCCTCTTACAACTCCGGGTACGCACACAACTCCAGGTCGCGTTCCTATGCCCAATCGGTCATTGTCAAGACTAAATATCTGAAGAATTGTGTATCCTTTAATGGACGCCCGGTCGCCAATAAGCCTGACCCAAGTGTGTTAGCATCGAACCAGCGGACATTATCCAAATTGAAGAGGATTCGATGATGATCATTTTGCCAACCGACGTCGGTGTTGAGCACATACTGGTTCTGACGGCCATCCAAGCGATGAAGGACGGGGTGATCACAGCCCCGTACTCTGGCACCATCCGCAAGTTTGAATATACGGTTGGCCGGGGGTACTTCACCAGATGCGTGGCCGGTTGGCTGGAGACTGCCAAGGCCAGCTATCCTGGTGACCTGGGGGCTGGTGATGAATACAGTGTGGATGAGGTGGTTCACTACATGGCGGTGAACGGCTTGGTCGCATATGACCGCACCCAGGAGATGTTCCTGCTCAACGGCCTGTGGAAGCCGTTACCATACTATATGACCACCGAAGCCAACATACAGGACAACGGTGCTCTGGTGTGGGGCAAGGAAGGGATCGGCGCCAGTTATGTTGCGTACAACACGCCAGGGGTTCCGTTTGACGGTACTGTGGAAGAGTACCTGGCCCAGTACCCGGCGCACAAGGTGGCTGGTAATGACGCGGTGTTGGTAATGCCAGCATCACAGGCATGCCCTCGCCTAATCAATGGCTGGAACCCATCATTCCGGGCGTTGGTGTCTGAGTTCCGTTCACACCTTCCACCATTATGAAAAAGAAAACTGAAGCCCAGCGCTACTGGGATGAAGTGGGTAAGGTCATTCTAAGCCGGGGCAAGCCAAGCCCCGGTGACGTCACCTATAAGCCAGGGATGACAACAGAAGAACTCATCAAGACCCTCAGAGGAAAGTAATTTAAAATATTTTATTGAATAACTTTACTTCTTCAATAAACCCACATATTATTGAATTCATTGAGGGCACCCAGCCCTAACTTGAAACGAAGGAACTATACAATGGAAAACCAATTGACCGCTTTCAGCAAAGAAGAATTCGCATGCTACCCCGGTGCCACCCCATTCTCTAACGGTGACGCCCCTCTTGTCATGTACGTCAGCGATGATATTTGCGCGAAAATCAGTGAAGCCGTTTCAGTATCGGTCGACGAGGTGACTCTTATTTGCAGCGGCGAGAGTGCGGAACTAATTTGGTGGGAAGGGGGAACCATCGGGGCTGGTCGATCCTGGTCTGGTGAACAACTGTCCAAGAACGTAGCGTTCGTGGTTTCTGAAATGGACGCGGACGGTTTATTCTTGTGGCTGGTTTCATTAATATCTGCCAAGTAATTCGTTAAAGGGACTTCGGTCCCTTTTTCTATTTCGCCTAAATACCGATAATAACTAACGGCAGTATACTCCTGGAGAATCCACTATGATCACCCCATTCGGTTTGTTCTTGGAAACCCAAGAAGAACAATCCATCATCGCTGAAGCCTTCAACTCTGATCCATATGAACTCACGTTTGGTAAGAAAGGCGCAGGCGATGTGTTCTTTACTTTTATCGACGAAGATGGAAAAGAATTCCGCATTCAGTTCTATACCCCAGCTGGCCTGGGCAAGAACGTTCGCCAGGTGTTCATCGGCCAGAAGAAAGGCTCGGTCTACCCTGATGCCCAGCAGCGCTTCAAGAACCCAATGAAGGTCATCGCCACGATGATTGAAGCCACCAAACAGTTCCTGCAAACTCCTCTCGGCAAGAGCATTGACGGCTTCGCTATCAACTTCTCCCGTAAAGCCCTGGAACGCGGCCTGACCCTGCTGCCTAAGATCATTCGCATGTCTGACCTGAAGCAGAAGGTCAATGTCATGGATCTGACCTATTCCCCAGACCCAAGCCGTGGCTATGTGTGGGTGATCAAGAAGGGCAAGAAGCCCGAAGCCGTGTTTGATGGTCCGAAGATGAAAGGCGTGACCTGGGACAACCCAGATAAAGTGGGTGACGCTCCTCCTGAAACTACTGCGCCAACAGGAGTTTCAAATGATGGAGACAACGGTGTGTGGAAATATGACAACCGCAACCGTCAGGGAAAGCAGCCTGAAATGGTCTATTCCATCACCAAAGGGCGAAAGACCTACAGTGCCATGCTGACTGCGCATTTCTCCCAGCCCGGCGTATATGTCCTGTCTGACAGCGACGGAAAGGCGTTCCGTGGCCCATCTGCTGATCTGATTATTGGTGATGCCAGGTTGCCACGCCCACCTATCAGCATGTACAACCAGTTCACTCAGGACGCCAAAGAGTTCTGGGACGCTGCCAACCCTGATCAGGTGACAGATGCCAAGTGGAACGCTCTGGTTGCAGCCCTAGAGAAAACCTACTTCAAAGGCAGTGTCAAGACCCTGGGTACTGCCGCCATTGGAACCTCTATTGGCCAGATCGTTCGTGATGGCATCAAAATCGTTGTCGGCATGATTCGTGGTTCTGAATCTGTCACCATTAACTTTGATGCCTATGGCCCAGACAACAAGCAGATCAACCTGCCGTTGACAGCTCGGCGATTCGTGGACATTGATGTCAACAAGCCTGATGCCCTAACCAGCGTTGTTAACCTGGCCACCGACGTGATCATGGAGTTCGCTAACCGTGATCCTAACGTGATCAAGGCGAAGGAGAAGGCCAAACCGCAGGAAGATATCACCACGGGCGTCGCCATCCCTAGCAACGGTAAAGTTGTGGTCAAGACCAATTCAACCTTCACCATCCGCTGGAACATGTCATTCCCTAAACAAAGTGGGTTTGATGGCGCCAACCTGGAAACCACTATCCTGAAGGTCAAAGACGGCGACTACATCATCAGCAATATCGCAAGCAACAAGTCTCGGACTTTGAACAACATGAAGTCCTACACTTTCAAAGGCGATATCAACTCTTTGCTGAAGGAAAAAGGCCAGCGCTACATGTCTGCGAACGCCCAGCTTTCCACCCTTGATTCTGAGACATATAACCCAAACCAAGTTGGCATGGACTTGTTGGGTGTTGGCCCATCCGGGGAAATTCTTTTCAATGGTAAAGACCTCGGCCTGGACAGCAATCGTGGCCTGGTTCTCGATACTATTACCAGAATATCCAAAGAAACAGGCAAGAGAACAGACAAAGACTTTGCCCAATATTTCGAAATCGTCAAAGGCTCAGCTCCTAAAATGCGCGGCGTGGATTGGGTAGTGTTCACATCTGACGGCGGGAAGACCATCCAGGCTGAATGGAGTATCACGTTCCGTCGCAATACCCGTGTTGGCGCCATGAGCGAGTACAGACAGCAGGTCGAACGCTGCAATGACTACCTGCGTGATACTTTCGTTGCTGCCAAGAAAGCCGGGTTTAAACCCCAGCCACCTGTTCTGATGACTATCGATGCGGCCAAAGACGGTGATGAAGTCGCTGAGCGCAATGAAGGTAGCGCATACAGCGAGTATGAACAAGTCATCGGCGGCTCGTTGACTATCGCTAAATAAGACTATCACAGCCCCTTCGGGGGCTTTATTCAAACCCCGAGAGGAAACACAGATGAAAAAGTTCTCTGAATTCTTGGTAGAGCAGGCTTCTCAGCCCGCGACCCACGCTGGTGTAAAGGGTAAGACCATCAGCCTGAAGAAGCAAGGTGACGGCACTCAGTGGAGCGATATCACCACTGTGGCTGATATCACCCCAGACAACGCGGCTGACACCTACAACCTGACTCTGACTGACGGTAACACTGTTAAGCTGACCCTGTCTCCGGACCAGGTATCTGCCGTGTCCCAGGGCAAAGAAGTGGTCGCTGTCCATGACGGCTTCGAATTCTTCTTTGGCAAATCCCCATCTGGTCCGGTAACTGAGGCATATGCCCAGGAACTGGCCAACATGGACAAGATGGTCGGTAAAGCGCTGGGTGTTGGGAAATCTCGTAAGAGTGGCCGCACTGAGTTCGAGTACTCTGGCATCCCCGGTATCGGCAAGTGTGTCAATATCGACTTCGGTGGTGAAGATGACCCATACGTGATCGTCACTATCGATAACAAGCAGCACGATATCAGCAAGGGCAAGACCCTGACCGCCGATATTGCCAAATACATCGGCGTCAAGCCTCAATAAGGAATACACCATGAAGAGCTTCGGGGATTATCTGACGGAGAAACGTGCTGACCCACGTGAGTTCGGCAAGCGCGGCTGGTATCTGTTGGACAAGGGTGAGTCCATGCCGACTGTAGGCCAGGATATGGACTACTTCGACAAGAACGGTGACAAACAATATGGCATTGTGAAGAGTCTGAACAAGAGTGGCATCATGACCATTCAGGACGGCACGACCAAGGCCAAAGTCAAACTTCAGATCGTCCAGCCGTAAAACCAAAGCCCTGGCGACTGCCGGGGCTTTTCATTGACACCTTTCGCGCTATCATATTGCTATCCCACACTCAAGGATAGGAACAAATGTCTAAAGTATTCACCCCGACACATTCAGAGGGTTGTGCCATCGCTGCCAACTTCCTCAAGACCAAGTGCAATTGTGGTATCGTTTTCATCGAACCAAACCCATGGGGGAACAGTGAGTCCCCTGATGCCATTGGCTTCCGCATCATGGGCGTAAGTATCCTCATCGAGGTCAAAGTTTCCCGTGCTGATTTTATGTCGGACAAGAACAAGCCTCACCACAAAGACCCGACTACTGGCATGGGCACCTATCGCTTCTACGCATGCCCTGAGGGCGTCATTAAGCCGGAAGATCTACCGCCGGGCTGGGGGTTGTTGTATTTCACTTCCAGGGGCTATCTCAAGCCTATCGTGTCACCACACAATATCACTTCTCTGCCAAGTCCGCAGAACGTGCTCAAGAATATTGAACACTACCGGAAGCGGTACTCTGATGACGACCGCATGGTGGCACACTATCTGGAAGAGTTGAAGTTCTGCTTCCAAGAGAAGAACATCACCGGTGAAATCAATATCATGTATGGCGGCTACCGTCAACAGTGCCTGGCTTCAAAGGCTGGTAAACCGGTTAAGATAGGGGAAGTGTTCATCCGTCCGGAGATCTCATGAAATCCTTAGACCACCAGTTCATCAACTATCTTTCACCCCGGCTGGACAAGTTCAGCTGGGAGCGTGCTAACCTGGCCAAGTTCCGCTGCCCATTGTGTGGTGACTCACAGAAGTCAAAGACAAAGCGGCGCGGGCACTTCTACTACGACAGCACGATAGACAGCTACCGGTTCAAGTGTCACAACTGCAATGAGCAGAGCGGATGGTCATTCGATACATGGTTGGCCAAGTTTGACCCAACCCTCCATGAAGAATATCTGTTTGAGAAATTCAAGATGGAGGGTGAACGTCGCAAGCCCATCAAGGCTTTTATCGCAGCCCGGAAGGAAGTACCACCTCTCCCAAAAGAGGAACCCAATGCCACCACGCAGCCGCCCGCACAAAAAGTATTGGACGAATCACATCTGACTGGTATGCAGCGGCTGGACACTCTGTCCGTTGACCATATGGCGGTACAATACGTCCTCGACAGGAAGATCCCGGAGTTCTTCTTGTCACGCATGTACTTCACCCACCACTTCCGCGACACTCTCCTAACCTTTGAGACGGACGCGGAAAAGCAGCGTCTGATACCCAACGACGCACGTCTGGTCATGCCATTCTGGGATGAGACTGGCCGTATGAAGGTAGTGCAAGGTCGAGCATTCGACAGCGATGCCTTTCTGCGCTATGCCACGGTCAAGCCCAACGAGCATGACACCAAGGTGTTCGGTGAAGAGCGGGTAAACCGTGAAAGGATGGTGCTGGTAGTCGAAGGTCCGATTGACAGCATGTTCCTACCCAACTGCCTGGCATCCGCAGACGCAGACCTCCTGAGTGTGAAGGGGGACATATACATTCCTGACAACCAGTATCGCAACAGGGAAGTATGCCGAATTATAGAGAAGATAATTAACTCAGGGGTGAAGGTTGTTCTGTTTCCCCCTAACATTCCCTGGAAGGACATCAACGACATGGTGAAGGACGGCGGCATGACCCCGGCTGATATCATGAAGATGATGGCGAAAAACGTCTTCCAGGGGCTGGCCGCTTCTCTTCGGTTCGCAGACCTCAGGAAGGTGTAGTATGTACAAAGAAATCACAACTGTAAAACAACTCAATGAACTCGACCTCAGCGAGATCAAACGGGGATACCAGAGCGCCTGGAAGGGCTATATCCTAACAGGTGAAGAGAACGTCAGCTTCACCCATGGTTGGCATAATGGTATGGCAGACGTTACGGGTGAACCTAATGAAGCCCAACGCTGCCTTGCCAGGGATGTTCAACGTGCCAAGCGGGAGGGTAAGTTGTGATTTCTGAAATGGATGAAGGCCAGCGTCGGTTTGTCATTGAAATGTTGAGGGGTATCATTCCCCTCAATACTAATGACGAGGGCACTACCAATGATCAAGATAACAGCGGAAACGAACCTGGCGACAGAGAATGAACTGAAGACGGCTCACATGGTTGAAACCGTGGCCAACAAATATTATCGCCTGGAGGACTGCCTCCGGGAGTGCTACCCCAACATGATCCAAGACGACCCCATCCTCATGATGCATGTTGAGATGATGGACACCTATCGTAGCTCAGGCGACGTGGCTCTGGTCAACGCTCATGCCAAGCGCATCATGGTTCGTTTCCGTGAATACGCTGACGAATACTGCAAAGTTGAATAAAAGTTCAAACTAAATTTCCTTGTGAGTCAGTCAGTTATTGAAAATTCCGTAAAAAGTCAAAAATATTTATTGAAAACGCTTTACGGAATTCAATAACTGACGTATATTTAATTTCAACGAGGCGGGGCTGACCCACTCACACTTGAAACGAAACAACTTTACAGGAAACAAAATCATGACTAACTCCATCGAAATCATCACCAACGGCACCGTAGCTTTCGAACTGAACCGTGACCTGACCAAAGCAGCTCTGTGGGAACAAGCACAGGCAGCAGGCTTCACCGGTGGCCGCACCTCCTTCATGAACCTGCTGAGCGGCAAAGCAAAAGCGGCTTGCGGTTTCGAAATCCAGGTTCAAGTACCAGTGGCCAAGGCTGAGAAAGCCGCCCGCAAGGTAGTGAACAAAACTGAAGCACTGGCCACCCTGGCTGCGACCCTGAAACGCGAAGTTCACGTGGTTGAAGCGAAGACCGAAACCTACGGCACCGTGTCCACCTCCAAAGGTCGCATGCAGGTGAACCCAATGAACAACGGCACTTACAGCCTGATGTTCTTCGCCGCCAAAGGCACTGCTCTGGTTGAAGTTGCTGACCTGCTGGGTGAAGGCAACGTGAAGTCCCAGTACATGACCCTGGGTAAGAAATCTGAAGCAGACGTCGCTGCCATCATCGCCAAGCTGGCCTAACACCACCGCCGGGGGAAACCCCGGCAACCAAATCCCCCTTTGAAACGCAGGAGCTACACATGTCCAAGATTAATCACGCCCACGCTGCAGTATTCGACGCCTTCGTTCCGACTGTTGCTTTCCAGTTCACCAAGGAAGACCATGAATCGGCCTGTGAAACTGATGCGGAACTTGACCGTCACATCAATGTGCTGCTGGCTGAGACCAAAGGGGATTTGACTCTGTATATCAGCGCCACCGTCAACCGCATGTGGCTGTTTGAAGGGGACAACGTTGTCCTGTACGTTGACGATTTCCAGTGGGACGAGGGCGGTGCTGAGTACAACGGCACACTGATTGCCAATGCCTACTCTAACGGTTTCACCAAGTACCTGTGGAGCTAAGGGGGTGCTATGTTGACCATCAAGGCAGTTAACCGGGCAATATCCCTGGCTGGGCACAACGAGACCCTGGAGCGCGGAGATGGTTATTTCTATTTCCGGGGTGGTGAAGCAGACAACTGGATTGCGGTATCAGTCCATGTCTATGCCCTGAACCACCTCACTCTTGGCCAGTGGCTTGAATCCCTAGAGGCCTTGAGGGCAGCAAACAACTCTCACTGAATAAATACCCTCTGATATACCAACAGAGGGTTTTTCATTATGGCACTCCTACGAAAAGGTGACCGTGGTCCTGCGGTCGTCGACCTCCAAAAGCAGCTGAATGCTATCGGCTACAACCTCGCCACTGACGGCATTTTCGGAAACGGTACAGACCAAGCAGTGCGCAAGGTTCAATCCGGAGCCGGGCTTGTCGTAGACGGCGTGGTCGGTCCGAAAACCGTGTACGCTATCCAGAACGCGGGCGACCGTCACGTTGACCACCTCACTGAGGACGACTTGGTACAGGCCGCGCGCGACCTCGGATGCGAGCTGGCCGCTATCAAGGCGGTCAATCAGGTTGAAGCACGCGGTTCAGGCTACACCAAGACAGGTGACTTGAAGATGCTATTTGAGCGTCACATCATGTTCCGTCAGCTGACCAACAAATACGGCCTTGACCGGGCTAACCAGTTGGCGGCTCAGTATCCTGATGTGGTCAACAAGTCGCCCGGCGGCTATACCACCAACGAGCGGGCGCGCCTGGAAAAGGCTGTCAGCATTGATGCCGAATGTGCCTATTCGTCAGCGTCGTATGGTCTATTCCAGATCATGGGGTTCAACGGCGTTAAGGTCTGTGGCTACCCAACAGCCAAGGCATTCTACATGGACATGCTGAATGGCGGAGAAGGCGCTCACCTGCGGGCGTTCGTGCAGTTCATCAAGGCTGACAGCAACCTGCTGACAGCACTGAGAACCAAGAACTGGGCATCCTTCGCGCGCTGGTACAATGGCCCAAATTACGCAGTAGACGGCTATGACAAGAAGCTGGCTGCGGCCTATGCTTCGTTTGTGTAATGGCACCCCGCTCCGGCGGGGTTTTATTTGAGCGCGACCCCAATAGTTCATTGAGGTTGTCGGGGTTATAAGTACTCTTGCCATGTTAGTTTCTTTAAGGAAACCTGTGTATGCAAACCAATAGCTCTGTCGTGAAAATGCCTACCAAAGGCGCTCGCAAGTCTGACCGCAAAAAGGTCACCGTACAGAAAGAAGACGAATGGTTGAAATATTCCAAAGGGGAATTCAAGTACGCACCATTCCAATCATTGTCTGAGCACCAGACAGAAGCATACGAATCCGCACTGGTAAACCCCCTGACCGTAGCTATCGGTCCGGCAGGCACCGGCAAATCTTACTCAGGGGCGTCAGCGGCCATCCACCACTACTCCCAGGGTACAGTCAAGAAAATCATCATCGCGCGTTCACCTCTCCCAACAGGCACCACCGCCGGGTTCCGCCCTGGTGACACCTATGAGAAGCTGATGCCGTACCTGATGCCGCTGATTCAGACCTTCAAGAAGGTGTTGAAAACTGACAGCGGCAGCGACGGCTTCTTCAACTACCTGTGGGAGAAGAAGGTCATCGAGATTCAGGATCTGGAGACCATCAAGGGTATGTCCTTTGATGACACCTTCCTGATCATCGAAGAAGCCCAAGAGTGTGACATGGAGCAATTGAAAAACCTGTTCACTCGTCCGAGCGACACGTCATTCATTTACTTGAATGGCGACATTGCCCAATCAAATAAACGCCTGCGCGAAAATGCATTACAGAAATATGTGGAATGCTTCCGTGATTTTAATATCAAATTAGAATCCGGCGCGCTGGATAATTTAATGGTTGATGGCAAGCTGCCAGAATGGCTGACACCAATCAATATCGTTGAGTTTGATAAATCCGACCGCAACGGGCGCGGCAATTTCGTTCGTAAGATGTTGGAAATCAACGATATGTATAACATCTAAACCCACTCCGCTTTTATGTTATAAAACAACCGCTTCAATAGCATTGAGGCGGTTTATAATATCCACCTGATTAAATACCGTACCACAAAAGTAGAACCCTGAGGATCGCCATGATTAATATAATCAAGCGGGACGGACGTGTCGTCCCCTACGACGTTGAAAAACTTCACATCGTTCTTGAAAGAGCGTGTGAAAATCTGGATGGTGTTTCACCGTCTGAGATTATTGAGCACTCCAAAATCCAATTCACGGATAATATGAAAACGTCGCGCATTCAAGAAATCATGATTAATGCAGCGGCCAATCTCATTTCCGTTGACAAGCCCAATTACCAATACGTCGCCGCGCGCCTGAAGTCATATGACCTGCGTCAGCGAGTGTATGGTGAGTATTATCCCCCGGCGCTGATCGATATCTTCATAAAGAACGTTGAACTCGGCATCTACGACGCAGGCTTCCTGGACGATTACAGCGAAGAAGAATTCGCCCAGCTGAACAGCATCATCAACCACAAACGCGACAAGCGCTTCACCTGGGCGGCAATGGTACAGCTGACAGAGAAGTATCTGCTGCAGAACCGCGCCAAAAAATCTGAGGGCATCTACTATGAGACCCCACAGGTGATGTACATGGCGATCGCCATGGCGCTGTTCTCCAAATGGAACCGTGTTGAGCGTATGGACATGGTATCTCGATTCTATGAGTATGCCAGCACCGGTAAATTCAGCCTTCCAACGCCGATCATGGCAGGCGTTCGCACCCGCACCCGTCAGTTCAGCTCCTGTGTACTGATCAAAGTCGGCGATACACTGGACTCTATCAAGGCTGCTGGCTCTGCTATCGTTGACTATGTCAGCAAGCGCGCCGGTATCGGCCTGGATGTGGGTGAGATTCGTGCCCTCGGTGCTCCTATCCGTGGTGGTGAGATGGAGCATACCGGAACTATCCCATTCATCAAGAAGTTCGTCGGTGACCTGAAGAGCTGCTCTCAGGGTGGTGTCCGTGGTGGCTCTATGACGGCCTACTATCCGATGTGGCACCTGCAGTTCCCAGCCATGATCGTTCTGAAGAACAACCGTGGTACTGAGAACAACCGCGAACGCCGCACCGACTACGGCGTACAGATCAACCGTGTCATGATGGAGCGCGCCTGGAACAAGCAGAACATCTACCTGTTTGACCCGTCTGAAGTCAAGAAGATGTTTGGGCAGATCTTCTACAGCTCCTACTTCAACGACGTAGACACGTTCCGAGATCTGTATGAGCAAGCCATCAAGGCCGCCGAGCAGGGTATGCTCCGCCATGAGTGCCTTCCTGCCGATGAGGTATGGGGCATGTTGTTAGACCAGCGTTCCGATACAGGCCGCATCTATATCGAATTCTGTGACAACATGAACAAGTACAGCCCATTCACCCAGGACACCGTCTGGTCGTCCAACCTGTGCTGTGAAATCGCCCTGCCGACCCGCGCGTTCGAGCAATATGATGACTCTAACGGCCGCATCGCGTTGTGTACCCTGGCCTCCCTGAACATGACCGCTTTCGATGACCCGAAAGACATCGAAGACGTTGCCTACGTGTTGGTGGCGGCGCTGGACAGCCTGCTGGAGTATCAGGACTATCCGTGCATCCAAGCCCGTGAAGCTGTTGTTGACTATCGTCCTCTGGGTATCGGCATCGTGAACCTGGCCCACTTCCTGGCCAAGAACTTCTGCTCCTATGGTAGCCCTGAAGGTCTGCGCCTGGTTGATGAATGGATGGCACACCTGCACTTCTACCTGATGAAGGCATCCAACCGCCTGGCTATGCAATTCGGTAAGTGCCGCATGCCGACCATCCACGACGAAGGCAAGATCACCCCTGATCTGTTTGAGCGCAAGATCGTTGGTGAGCGTCCGGAAGGCAACGCATATGGTCTGGATTGGGACGGCCTGCGCGCTGACCTGAAGAAGCATGGCATCCGTAACGCCACGTTGCTGGCTATCGCCCCGACTGAGAGCTCATCTCAGGTGCTGAACGCCACCAACGGCATTGAGCCACCGAAAGGTCCGATGACCTCGAAGGGCAGCAAGAACGGCGTGGTGCGCCAGCTGGTTCCGGACATCGAGACCCTCAAAGATGTCTATGACTACAAGTGGGACATCCAGTGCGCGCCGTATCTGATGACATCTGCGTTGCTGCAGTACTGGGTTGACCAGGCTATCAGCACCAACACGCATTACAAGCCGGGTGATTTCCCTGACAACAAGATCCCGCGCTCAGTGATGTTCCAGGACATGATCAACTTCTACTTCTATGGCGGCAAGACCTTCTACTACAACACCAACTTCGATGCCGATGAGTTGGCCGAAGAGCTGGGTGAAGAGAAGAAGGACGACGGCGATCAGCCGTGTGAAAGTTGTGTAATCTGACCGTTATTTCCGTTAGCAGTACAGCCGTATAATCATGGGGTGGGGTTCCACCCCTTTTAATCTCGAGGACATCATGGCTAAAGAATTCTCTGTGTTTAACACCAAATCCGACAACACCAAGCTCCCTTTCTTTGGTGACCCGGTTTCCATCCAGCGCTTCGACGTCGTCGCCTGGCCGCTCATCCAACGCTGGTATGAGAAAGGCCTGGCCCAGTTCTGGCGTCCTGAGGAAGTTGATGTCACCAAGGACAAGGCTGACTATGAGTCTCTGTCCAAGGCTGAGAAGCACATCTTTGACTCCAATATCAAGCGCCAGATCATGCTAGACAGCATCCAAGGCCGCGCGCCGGTAGAAGCGTTCTCACCAGTGGCATCAACTCCTGAGATGGAGTTCGCTATCCTGGAATGGACGCGTCAGGAGGCCATCCACTCCCTGTCTTACACCCACATCCTGCGCAACGTGCTGGACAACCCATCGGTCATCTTTGACAACCTGATGGACGTTGAAGAGATCGTTGACTGCGCCAAGTCCATCTCTGTGTACTACGATGATGCCATCCAGTACAGCGGCATGAAGCTGGCCGGGCGTGAGTTCACCATGAAGGACACCATGGATCACAAACGTGCCTTCTGGCGCGCGCTGTTTGCCGCTAACGCCCTGGAAGGCATCCGCTTCTATGTGTCGTTCGCTTGTTCCTGGGCGTTCCCGACTTTCATGAACGGTAAGATGGAAGGCAACGCCAAGATCATCCGCCAGATCGCCCGTGATGAGCAGGATCACCTGATGCTGACCCAGACGCTGTTGAACCGTCTGCCGAGCATGGATCCTGACTTCGCTGTCATCCGTGAAGAGCTGCGCGGTGAGATGACCAAGCTGTACGTCGACGTTGCTGACCAAGAGAAGGCATGGATCCCATACCTGTTCAAGTATGGCCCAATGCTGGGCTTGAACGAGTCTATCCTCAGCAAATTCGTTGACTGGCTGGCCGGGGTTCGTATGGCTGCTATCGGTCACCCGTACCCAGGCGAACTGGTCAAGACCAACCCGATGCCATTTATTAATGAGTGGCTAAGTAATAAAGAGATGCAGTATGCACTGCAAGAAGCCGAAGCGGCCGACTACCTGACTGGTGTGTTGTCCGGCGGTATCCTTGATGAGTTCCGTAATCCGTTCAATGAGGTGAGTAAATGACAGGTGTTGTTCAAATCTATTCCAAGAAAGGTTGTCAGCAGTGCATCGCGGCAGAAAACATGTGCAAGATCCGCCACCTGGATTTTGAAGTGTTAAAGCTGGATAAAGACTACACCCTGGAAGATCTCCAGGCGCTGACCGGCAAACGCTCTATGTCTATGCCGGTGATCAAGATGCCGGATGGCTCAACCTTGGATTACCAAGGATTTGTTCAAAGTCTGAAGCGTTAACTCCCAAAGGCCGGTTTTCAATACCGGCCTTTACTATTGAAGAATTCCCCGCTATATTTTCAGCATACCTTGATTATCCCAACACAGGATACCTATACAATGAACACTATTCTGAAGAATCCACAGCAAAACTTCGGCTGCATGCCACTCCCTAATTTTAAATTCTGCCGCCACGCTGTCACCAAAGAAGAGATCTTCGGACTCCCACTACATGAGGTGCTTGCCAAGGAGGTCTATGCCTCTGTAGTGGACGTTGTGGTTGAAGGGATAGGTGTCATTGGCAAAGTGTCCGAGGTACGCATTACGCCAGGATCTCGCTGGTTCCGCTTGGATACTACCGACTGCGCAGACGCTGTCTTTAACAACCTGCGCCTGGTTGTCATGACCCGGTTCCCTGAGTACACTCGCCCATGGTTGGTGTCAGGGCACCTCAACTTCCTGAACCCAAAAATTGAAATCTTCGTTGACGAGATCGTTGATGAGCAGTCTGGCATGACCGACCACGTCGTTTCGTACCTGTTGATCAAAGGGATTATCTTATGAGCGGCACAGTGAACAATTTGCTGGACGTGGCATGGTCTACACAACCCATGCACAAGATCTACAAAATGCCGATGCAAGCAATGATCGGCATCATCAACGACAGTGACAAGGAAGCCCGACTGCAGTTATATTTGGGTGGGATTACCAAACGCGCTGGGCATGTGTCTAATCTGCGGATCATGCAGCTGCACGAAGACCTTCAGGATTGGGCACCGCGTGGTGATGGAATGACTGATGAGATGGTCAGCCAATACATGATCTTTACGTTGCGGGCTACCCTCTATCTCAACCCGTTCTTCATCAAAGAATACCCGGTCAGAGCAACACCTTCAGGGCAACTGTTATGCCGACCCCGGCTGGAGTTTATGGCCTGCTCCAGGACAAAACTCTTCACCGGGTTGCGTATCATCAACTGGCGTGATATGTTCAAGACACCTTAGTTCACGCGCTTCAGGTAGATGGTCTCTGTGACTGGATCTGGTACGTTGGTCACATAGAATACGATCGTTATCTGAAGCGTGTGATAGTCCTCTGACAACGAGACTGTCACACTGTCTATCTCAGCCCTCGACTCATACTGAGTGATGGCATCCTCCACCTTGTTCTTGACATCAACCTGGATGGTCGGGTTCGTGTTCTCACCCAACATGCGGTAGACGCCAGCCCCCATCTCAGGCAGGGTTTCCCATTCATCCAGCGATGTCATGACAATGTTCCTAACAGACTGCTGAACAGCACGGACGCCGACCTTCTTGGTGACGTCCCCGGTTACTGGATGCCGCGTGAACGACATGTCAATATCGACATACTCTTTCATTACATGTCCTCCCAAGAAGACCCATCTGAGAATTTGAACACAGGCTTCTGGCCTGCAACTTTCAGCACCACCACCCCAATCACGGTAGACGCGTCTGGAAGCGTGTTGTATGTAGGTATGCTACTCATTTGTGCGTTCGCCGTGCTCTGTGCCGGAGAGGACGTGTCTGCAGCCATCTTGGACTGTACCGCACCACTGGATGCACCGTCTCCCTCGATCGGCTTGTCAAAGTTGCCTCCAGTGTCCTGGAGCTGAGCATTGATTGTGATATCACCTGGGCCAGATGGTGAAGCCGGGGTTGCGCCGCCTTTCGAGTTGGCAGTACCAGCCATGTCAGCATAGATGATGTTGCCGTTGATCTTCTCCTGCACCGTCAACTTCTGCGCAATAATCTCACCGACTAACAACTTCGGCAGCTTGAGAGTCCCTGACATCTCTATGTTCTGAGCCATGAAGCGCAATATCCCGCCGACATGGTACTCGATCAGCCCGGCGAATTTGTACAGAGATGGCCCATTGACGACGTTGCTGTACTGGTCTTGATATAGGTGATAGGACGCCCCGGCTTTACGCTGCACCTCAGTACCACCCACGGTCAGGTTGTGGTCTTTCCCAACCATGTACCGCTTGTCGAACATCGTGATATCAAAATCGTTGCGTACTGTCTTGCGCACCACGTCCCCGGTTGACAACATCTGCTTATATGACCCACTGCGGTGCAGCCAGTGCAGGCGCTCACCATCAGGGGTATCATCCACTTCAATGACGTGGCCTGAGCGGCTTGCGAACACGTTGTTGTATGGGTACTGAGAGCCGCCGGACGTAGGGACAGTGTCAGCACCGAATGTCTCTTGATCCTGTACTCGGCCGGATGGTGGTGGAGTCGGGACGGTCTTCGGTGTACGGTCAGGGATAGGCTCAGACCATTTGCCGTTCTGCGACTTCGGCTCATTGGACACCAAGGTGTCGCCTGCCGGCCAACGATAGCCCAGGACAGATGAGCGCGGGAAACGAGATACCTTCACCTGGTCGCTCTGGTTGCCACCCAGGCAGTACAGATACTGAGAGTCAAACTTCTGAACAAATGTCACGTGGCCAAATGTTGGGTTGTTACCCCGGCGGAACACGACGATAGCACCATAACGAGGCTCTGACAGGGCTACGCCCCAGCTCATGTAGGAGCGCGCCAAGGCACTCTTGGTGGATGTGTATCCAGCCTTGAGCAGGCACCAGCCAACGAACGAGGCACACCATGAAACCTCATCCTCAGATGCCCCAAGGGATGTGGTCTTGTGGTACTCGATGATGCGTGGGTTGTTGTTGAACTTACCACTGTATTCTTTGACACCGATCTCACCGCGCGCGATGCTCATCCACTTTTCTGGATCGATACTGCTCGGTGGAGTTGGCGGTGTAGGCTCATCCGTTTCTTCCTTCACGGGAACGTCGGTCACGGCATTGTATGCTTGGCGGTCGATCGCCTGCACCACCTGCCCCAGAGCCAATGGGTTAGTGTCAGCACCGTTGGTTGGGTTGCTCCCTGACCAAACCCAGGCCACCCGGATTTCTTGGTAGGCATCGTCTGTTGCGAACCCAGCCACGTGAGAGCCTACAGTCAACCCAGTAGGAGACCAACCTAAACCGACCGAGGAGGCATTTGTAGGTGGCATAAGTATCTTGGCCCAAGGCAGCATATCCGTAGGCAGGAGAGACGTGTCAGTAGTGTGTACACCAAATATGCGCACAGCGACTCGGCCGTTCTGATCCGGATCATTGACGTCCTCAACAACGCCTTGCCACCAGTGTTTGATATCGAGCATGGGATCACCCTGAATATGGTTGTTGCTATCAGGGTATTTATGGCGAGTTCCTCGCGCGCGGTATTAATTCGATTTTGAATTAAACTTGAATTAATATCAATCACTCGCTACGCTCGGATAAGGTCAAAACAACTATCGCGTTCTCGCAAAGCTCGAACTTGATAAGACGGCAGAAAAACCATACCGTCTGGGACGCTCCATGAAAAATGGTTTTTATTCAACAATTTCCTTCAAAATCGAGTTTCCCAACAAATTATCGGTGTTGAGCCACATATACGAATTTTAGGTAAGCAGGTTTAGATTGACCTATAAAACAAATAAGGCCGCAAAGCGACCTTATTGAGGGTGTGGGTTATTAGACTGAGATGCAATTCTCCTTTTCAACATCTCAGTCATCAGGTCAAGGTGCCAGGGCATCATATCACTGATCTCAAACATACTATAGCCGTGACGCTTCAGTGTGTCACACATTTCAAAATAGGATATTAAATCAACTTCAAAGATCAGATGAAAACCTGGTTGATGGAATTGATCTCGATCTTATGTTCGAACCCACATTTAGGACAACGGATGCTGTTGGCGTAAGCGATATGCATCTGCTTGGAGAAGAAGTCCGTGGCGATTTTGGTCAACACGTCAGCCTCCAGGTTGTCAGCACACCACTGTACAAACTCTTCGAACGTCTGTTTGCGCTTCTCAGCAACTTCGGCAGAGATGCCCGGCGCGTATGGGTCTTCGATAGGCCAAACGTCCTCTTCACGATACAGGCATTCAGTGAAGGCCGCGATTTGCCGCTGCAGGTTAGCCCCTGACAACTTCATCAGGTCACTGTACGCAGGTGCCCGCAATTTGATGAAGTAGCCACCGGCCAGCTCGAAGGTGTCTTTGTAACCCTCAGGGATCACGATGCCGACTTTGTTGAGGTCGATGTTGAGAACCACTTCTTGACCACACTCGTCTTTTTCAACAATGTTGCTGCACTTATAACGTACTGGCATAATCTCGCCGATGGAGATAGACCGCATCAGCAGGAACACCTTTTCAACAATGGCGGATGGAAGACGCTCAAATGGAACCCCTGCGTCAACACATTGATTGAAGATGTCACCCATGGTCTGGATACGGTCTTCAATAGGGGTGTTTTGGTCAGCTACGGCAAGGAATAAAGATTGTTGGCCTGCCGTGAATGCACGATACTTGATCTTGTGTGGCCAGACCTCAGTCGTCCATTCGCGGTGGGTTTTAGGTAACGATGGAAAATTCATAGCAGTGCTCCGTAGTATACTGTGATGATATTTATACAAGGGTAAACCACCGATGAAACATGAAACGGAATACCATGGGTTTTGCTTCAGCCATCCAGGCCAGGAGCTGAAGGTGAACAAGTTGGTTGAGGACGACTTCGCGTTGTTCCTGGAGCATTATGCCAACAACGCCAGCATGACCACCATTCTCATTAACCTAGAGAGCCGGGTGGCAATGCGTTACGGTGTCCAGCAGCTGGTTCAAGCCGGGTTTAATATTGTGGTCATGGACGTGGACTACAGCCCGGCCATCCATGATGCACAACTCGGCATCAAGATGCTGCCATTGGATGTTGCCCGGTCTTGGCCGCAGTTCATGAGAATGCACCCGCGCGCAGTTATCACATCAGGGGCGTTCATTGAGCACTTTGTCCAGACCCGCAAATTAAGTATGCTAAAGGCACACTTTATCTCCGGCTCTGTCGACCGTGATGTCAAGATCCAAGGTCGCAGCGGCTGGTACACCACATCGTCATCGGTCAACATGAAGGATGGCAAAGAAGTTGTCAACAACCGGGTTTACCGTTACACGGCAGACCGTGATTATGAACTAACGAGGAAGAAATAGATGTCAGATGAAGCCCAAATGACTGCTGAAGAACTGGTGAAGGATTTCCAGGCGCGTATCATCGACCTGCTGAAATACACGGTGTCCGATGAAAATAAGCGAGTGCTGCCGGAGTTTGAGAAGTTCTTTGTCGGTGTGTCCAAAGACGCCTCCGGCATTGAATACATTCAAACCCTGGCCGGGATGCTCACCTTCGCTGAGGGCGGTGTGCAGTATTCCCCATGCCTATCTGCTGATTCCGTACAGCTGGCAATTGAAGTTTCCAATATCACCCGTTTTTCACTCCAGTGTGGTGTGATCATCACTGTCGTCGGAGCGCACTTCGTGTCCCTGACCGGCAAGTTCTGGGTTGGCCCAGAGGCTTACCAGGCTAAGGAGAGCGAGGACGATATCGCCACGCTGAAGCGCCTGAAAGAGCGCAAAGAAAAGAGCGACAAGCCAGGCATCATTCTGCCTAACGACGGCAAAATCGCCCTGAGCTAACCCACCCATAAATACCCGTAACTCCACCACGTTACGGGTATTTCTATGAAATTCTGCGGTATTGACTACTCATATGGCTGTCCTGCCCTTTGCTTCTGGGATGACACCACTGAATTGAAATTTGAAAACCTTCGTTTCTATGCATACTACACTGTGGTCAAATATTGCCGTCAGATACGGGAGAACATCCTGATTCTGAAGCAGCCAGACTATGCAAATAACGAAGAGCGCTTCGCCAACATAGCCAAGTGGGCTGAGGCCGTTATTCTCACCGAGAAGCCGGACTTCATCGCTCTTGAGGGGTATGCCATGGGCAACTCCAAAAACTCCAACAACATCTGCCAGACTGCCGAGAATACAGCCCTCCTGAAGCAGGCTCTCCGCCGTAATGGGTATGACTTCGAAATCATTACTCCGTCCTATGTGAAGAAGAACTTCACTGGTGTGGGGAATGCGCTTAAACCCGTGATGATCCACACGTTTGAGACGGTATTCAACGTTAACATGCGGGCTATAATGGACAACCTTGATGCCAAAGACCCTAAGCCAATCGACGACTTGATCGACGGCTTCGCGAACATGGTCGGCGGTGAGGCGTTCAAACAACATCATCCGGAGTTCAAATCAATGAAATCTTTGTTTATCGAAAAGGTGGCCAAGTACATGGCTGCAGGCCAGTCCCAGGAAGATATATTCGAACTGCTGAAGGAAGAGTACGGCGCCAAGGGCAGTGTGGTGACCATGGGCAACGTGCAGTCCGCCATCAACTGTGTGAACAACGGCTGGTATCTCGGCAACCCAGCTGAGAAGGAGACGCAAAATGATCCTGCTGGCAATTAATATCCTCACGATCGTGCTGTTAACTGTAGCTGGCCTCAGCTTCTGGGCGGCGGTGTGCAACTTCGTTCGTTCCCAGTTCATGATGCTGTCGTTCTACACTCTGACCAATTCGGTGGACAATGAACGCGCTGCTATGCAGGCTGAAGGTCTGCGTCAGTTCGGCCGTCACGCGTCCATTTCATTTGCCCGCGCCGCTTGGTCGTTGATCGCGGTCGGGGTTATAATTCTTGTACGTTACATAGCTGGAGTGGTGTTAAATGCCTACTTATGATTATGCGTGCAAGGGCTGCGAACATACGTTCCAGGCGCGTAAACCCTGTGCTGAACGGCACGAACCGACCATCTCACCCTGCCCTGAATGCGGTGGTGAGATCTACATCCACGTTGGCAGTCCAATGATTGTCAGCGGTGTAAAATCACCCCACTCAGCACCGTCTGGCTTCAAAGACGTCCTGCGCGAGATCAAGAAGGGGAGCGGGCGTGGGAGTACAATCGATGTCTAGCCCACAAAAGCTCATCACCCCTGAGTCCTTCTCCGAAGCCGTCATGGTGCGCGCTATGGACAAGAAGGAGACTCTCCTGGAAAGCATGGCTCATGTCGTTGAAGAGCTCGACATCGATGAAGCCAGCATCAAGAAAATGGTGACTGCGCCACTGTATTCCCGCCTGGAAGCCGAATGCAATGACAGCCGTCTGTTGAAAGATAAACCACGATCAAAGAAATTGATCTGAGAGCGTTATAGATGAAAGATATTATCCAATTGTTACGCCAGATGGATCATTTCCCGCGCCCAATCCGTGATATGACCGCGCCCGGCTATAAAGACCAGGCTGGCGATTCTGTTATCTATCGTGTTCCACTGCCGGATGGTCGTGTCTATTCGGTACAGGCTGAGATCCATGTAGGTGTGCATGAAACTGAAACGCGCATTTATGACGTAATTGAGATTGACCCAAAAGAATTATTAATTCGGGGTTAATCTTAATAATAAAGCGGGTATAAATATATCCGCTGTAATAAAATAAACTGTTAATAGCCGATGTCGGCGGAAATATATCAACATAGCCTTATGGCGGAGATAAATAAGATGGCCTCATTATTCGATCGTTTGAAAAACTCCCGTGGTACTAACGCAACTGCAATGCAATCTCGCCTGGAGCAGCAAGGCCAGGGCGGCTACCAGCGCGATGCTCGCATCTGGAAGTGGACCTGGAACAAGGATCACGTGTCTGAAAACGTCATCCGCCTGCTGCCAATCCCGATGGTCGACCTGAAACGTCAGGAAGACGGTGAAATCCCGGCGGACTTCGTGTTGACTCCAGTTGCTCTGGTACTGACCCACTCCTTCCAGGGTAAAGGCGGCTGGTACATCAACAACAGCCTGCAAACCTTCGGAGAAGACTGCCCGGTTCGCGACCACGACCGCCCAATCTGGGCTCAGTTGAAAGAACGTCCGGACGAAGCGCTGAAGAACAAGATGAAGGATCGTCTGCCAAACAGCGATTACTACGTCAACATCCTGGTCATCAAAGACGGTACTGACCCGTCCAACAACGGCCAGGTACGTCTGCTGAAGTACGGCAATGCGCTGAAGAAGTTCATTGACACAGCTCAGAACCCGAAATTCAGTACCGACATCAAATTCGACCCGTTTGATGCCTGGGAAGGTGCGGACATCCTTCTGAACCTCTCGTCTGAAGAGAAGACGTTCGGTGGCCGTACTGTGCGTTGTCCGAAGTGGGAAAACGTGAAGTGGGACAAACCGGCTCCACTGGGCTCTGACGAGTACATCCAGGAGATCTGGGAGAAAGAGCATAGCATCTATGAGTTCTACGATCGCAAGAACTACAAGACCTATGCCGAGCTGGAAGCCCAACTGCGTAAGGTGCTGGTGATCCCTGCTGAAATGCCTCTGGTTGAGAACGGTGCTGGTACTATGGCACATGCCCCAACTTCGGCCTCGGCGGCTAACACCCAGCAACAGTCACAACAAGTACAGCAGCAAGCTGTGGACAAACCTGTTGATCAGGCACAGTCTAATGCTGGCGCTGCAGGTGCGGTTGGTGCCCAACAGGCAAGCCCAACAGGTTCAGGCTCTGGCTCCGCCGGGGTTGATGACTTCGAAGCTTACCTGCGTCAAGCTGAATAAATGACAAAGCCCTCTCCGGAGGGCTTTATTTTGTTACCCCCTTCAACAGGCTGAGCAAGTTAGACTTCTCGACCGCTGTTAGGTTGTCATTACCCAGTATGTCGCGCTGCACCCCAACAGATATCCTTTCAAAATCAGATAAGCTGATACCGGCTGAACTCTTGATGAGTTGGTCTAGCTGACGGTACACCAGCAACGCCTCACCAGTGAAATTCCCCTGCTGGATCTTCTTGTAGAGCTGCCCGGCCTTACTGGCTGCGGTTTCCCAGTCACCTGCTGCGATAGCATCAGCTATCCCGAGAGGAAGGAAATCTTCACTCAAAGAACGCTGCTGGTACTCAGTTTCCGACAACAGTTTGTTGTAGGAGAAAGACACGCTATACTGGTTGTACTGGTCTGTCGCACCCTTATCCAACTCGATGCTGTTGAAGTTTATTGGCACACATTCCAGCAGGTATACCCTGTGAACCGGGTTATCCTCGGAGTCCAGAGCCTCAATGACGATGTCTACAGTATAATCGTCATAGTAACCCATCTTAGATGTGTACGGATCCTGTATCAGCTTCTTCCAGGCGTCAAGGATCAGCTTCTCGAAGTAATCGTTGGCCAACAGGAAGGTAAAGTCGATGTCAGTCTGGGTTCGGTTGTTCGGCATCTTAATGTGGTTGCCGTTGTTGTTCAACACCGTGGTATCAAAGTTCAACCCAGGGAATGACGCAACTGACACCATAGCCTGTAGTGACTTTGAGGACTCAGATGTACCGCCAAAGAAAGAGTTGACAACCTTCACCCCGGTCTGGAAGATACTAGACCAGTTGGATGATTGATACGCCTGGCCGTCGTTCTTGGCCGTGGCGTTGGCATTGAATATGCCTTCAGGCAATGGGATGGTAACACGGAACCTGTTCTTCCGCGAAATTCCTCGCTGCACGATTTGAGTGATGAAATTGTGGAAGTCTTGCACGATAGCCACCCGTTAAATAGAGTATATGTTGAATATTTATAGGTGTTCAAATGGCAAAGAATCTAGCTGGTGAGGAAGATCCGTTGCTCCTTGACAACGAGGTCAATGCACCTGAGTTGGTCAAGCGTTACATCATCAAGTATCGCCAGAACTTCGGTGCTGAAGCCAAACGAAATATCCACCGCTCGCATGTGTGGTTCACTGAGCGCATCAGTAAGGACGCCAACCTGACGCCAAACCACATGATGCAGGCGTTCAAGGATCACAAGCGCCCGGCGAACAAAGACCGTTATCTCATCGGTCGCATGTTCTATTTCAAATACGATGCCAAGACCAAGGATGAGCTGCCATACTGGGATATGTACCCATTGGTGTTCTTCTTTAACGCCCGCATGGGAGACGGCATTGAGTTTGGTGACCGTGGGGTAACTTACCTTTGGGGGCTTAACCTCCACTACCTGCCTCCGAAGCTGCGCCTGCTGGTGTTCGAAGACATCATCCGCCTGCGTAACGAGCGCGCCTACCGTGCCAAGACCCGGTTGCGCCTCACCTGGAAGGCAATCTCACGGTTCGCTAACCACCCATTGTATCAGCACTGTGTCAAATTGTACCGGGCTGACCACATGCGCACCCAGTTGTTTGAGATCGAACCGCAGTGGTGGGAAGTTGTTATCCCCATGCGCACCGCCCGCTTCCAGAAGCAGTCTCAGGCCAGTGTCTGGAAAGATGCTCGCCGTAAGAAAAAGTAATCAATAAATGGGTGAGGGTATAATGAAATCCTCACCCACTATTGTAAGGACAAAGAGATGCTTAACTTCAACGAACCCCAACGCTTGCCAACGGCGCACGTCTACGGCATGAAACTGTTGGGTGCGCGTTCTGACACTGTTCTCCCCCAGAATCATATCCCGGTACAGAATGAGGAGTTCTTCGGGAAGACTGGTTTCCAGTTGGGCTTTGACTATGGCGTCACCCATCCTATCATCCCAACCCTGCTGGACGCCGTTCTGGAACACCTGGAAATCCAAACTCCTGCGGTGTCCTTGATGTTGGAAGACAAGTTCATTGCAGGCAACGTACAAGTGATCGAATTCTTCCAAGACTTCCTGGCTGGGTTCACGGAACAACGCAGCATGGCAAGAGATCTGTCCAACCTGGCCATTCGCGTTCAAAACCTTCGCCATTATGCTGACCGCTATGACATTACCCCGGTGCCGCTGGCATACTTCAGTGCTGAGATGAAGTCGGTCTATGTCCAGACCAGCGGGGATGAAGACCATCCCGGTGGCACGATCATTGAACTGGACACAATCACCAAAGGCGATTTGCCGGTGGCGTTTGATGAACACGCGCGCATTCGTATCGGCAGTGGTGATGATGTTCCTATGTGGCTGACCCGGAACACCACCCGCCAGGAGTATATCAAGTCCACCACACGGTTCCTGAACATGTATATCCAGTATGCTGCTGATTGCATCGAGCAGTACATGTGGGATGATGCTCGCCGCGCCACCCGTCGTGAGATTATGGATGAAATAAAGTACGGAGATCTCTTGAACAACGCGTACAGTGAGATCAACCCGGTACTGGAAAATCTGTATCTGAAGAAATAACCCGGCCTAGGAGGTCACCATGCGTTATCTACCACAGAATCAAGTGATTGAAAACCTTGTAGACGTTTACATTGTGAACGCGTTGATCTCCTCTAACCCACATCTGGCGCCCTATTTCTACTACAACATGAATCTGACGGTTCATTCTGTGGAAGTAGTCGACGACGAATTGTTGGTTGCCAATATCGAATTCTACCTGGTCGATGACAACGGGACGCCGGTGTGTAAGCCTGTGTTCTCTAAGGTAGACATTGAAAACTACTTTCCTCTTGCTGACTTTTTCAATATGGATGATGGGAGTATGCTTGACCGTGATGAATTTGAGGACAGTGATTATCGCGGCTTCTGAACTATAAAGTTATTGAAAACGCTTTACGGAACAGAAAATAGCCAGTATATTGAAATCATTGAATTGAACAACACTCTTTAAGGAACACAAAATGCCATACATTCTTCACTCCGATACCAACCAGAAGTTTGACATCACTGACAAGTCTGCTGAAGACGTCCAGGCCGAACTGCGCGCTGCAGGTCTGGTCATCGGTAACGTCACCGTTCGCAAACTGGTCTCTGGCGAAATGAAGCAGGCCTCCGGCTACGAAGTGGTCGAAGACCTGACCGAAGAAGAGCAGAACGAAATCAACGAAGCCCTGGCGAAAGTTGAAACCGAAAAGGCTCTGGCCACTAACGGCGCGGGCAGCGAGCTTACCTCTGACCTGCCGGCGACTCCGAAACCGGGTTCCGTCGTGTTGGACGAAAACTCCAACCTGCTGGACCATGCGCAGGCGTCTTTGGACGCGATGGGCGATGCTCTTGAAGCTGAAACTGCTCAAGTTGAAACCCCGGAACAAGCGGCTCGTGCTGCTGAAATCCGCTCTCGTCTGCTGGGCGCTGATACTGGCGCGGCTGTATCTAACGTATCTGCGGCAGCAGCCAGCAAAGACGACGCGGCGCTGAACACGGCGCAGGAAGCACTGAAGGCGAAAAACCTGACTCCACAGGCAGCAGCTGAAGAGCGCTCCCGCCGCCATAACAAGCGCGAAGACCTGGTTGAGCAGGCGCGCGCCGGTGTTCAGGCTGAGCTGATCAAAGCCGTTGAAGACGGTGTGGTTCCAGGCGTGTTCCTGAACTACATGAACCCAGACCATCGCTGGTTTGAGTTCATCATCACCGAACGTGCTGACAAAGAAAAGCCGAACGCGCGCACCAATACCTATATTGACGTTGCGCCTATCGCTTCCGGCGGCTACGGCTTCAGCCTGTACGTGAACGGCAAGTCATTCACGAAGCGCCAGAAGGTGAAAGGCACCGTGGCTGAGACCGTCGCGGAAATCAACAAATGGTTGCCGGAAATCCTAAAGACCGTGAACTAAAAATCCTGGTTCTATAATGCAAAGGCCGCTATAATGTTAGCGGCCTTTCTTTTTATGAGGATTCACGATGCAAGCACCAAAAGGCGTTACCATGCGCCGGGTTCACACCTTTGTGCGCCCACCCAAGGTGGAAGTCCCCAGACAGCCCGTAGGGGATATCTATTATGTTAAGGGGTGCAACGGTAGCGGCAAGTCTACTGTGCCCTCCTATCTGTCGGAGAAGGATCCAGATGCCTATGTGTGCCTCCTGGGTTCCCGCGTCCTCCTAACCGTATTCCCATCGTTCGGCATCTTGGCCTTTGGCAAATATGACAAGACCAAATCCAAGGGCGTTGACAGCCTCAGCGACTACGCAGAGATTGAGCTAGCCTTGGCGCTGTCTGAGCGAGAAGACCTGGTTAAATACGACGCTTTCTTTGAGGGCATTATCCCAGCCACGATCCTGCACACCTGGATAGAAAAGCTGAACCGCCCGGCGCGCCGTTTGGTGACGTTGTTCCTTGACACTCCATTGGAAACATGCCTGAGCCGGGTTGACACCCGCAACGGGGGAGAGGATTACAACCGTGACCTCGTGGCTGAGAAGTTCAGGCGTATTGAAAGCCACCGAGTCCGCCACAAAGAGTTGTTCCCTACCGTCCCGGCAGGTATGATACGCTCTGAGGGTAAGACTGTAGAACAAATGGTCGAGCTCTTCCTTAACCGTGATTTTGGAGATCTAGAATAATGACGATTCACTATTTCGGTGGCAACACCGTTAATGAAGTTATGCTCCAAGCCTTTGATACCCTGTTGTCCAAAGGGGCTGAGGCTATTTCCCGCAACGGGAATGTCGTGTATCTTAACGACGTTGAGATCGAGCTGTATGACCCACGCAAACGCCACCTGTGCCTGGAAGGTCGCAAGTCCAACATCTTCCAGCTTATCGCCGAAACTCTTTGGGTGATGGCCGGCAAGGACGAGCTGCACCCGTACCTGACTCACTTCCTCCCGCGCGCTCCAAATTACAGCGACGATGGCCTGACCTGGCGTGGCGCGTATGGCCCACGCCTGCATGCGTTTGATCAACTCCAGGGGGTTGTTGACACCTTCCTGAACGACGGCATGGCCACCCGCCGGGCTACTGCGTTCATCCATGATCCAGCCAAGGATGCCCCGTCTGTCATCCAGGAAACCCTGGGCGGTCAAACCCGTGATACTCCTTGCAACCTGCTCATGCTGTTCTACACTGACGTCGACGGCCGGTTCGTTGCTCGTACCATCCAGCGCTCTGGTGATGCGATCTTCGGCGCGGGTTCCATCAACCTGTTTGAGTTCAGTTTCATCCAAGAGATGGTGTTGAGCTGCATCAACTCCGGCCTGGCACGACGCTATCCTGAATATGCCCCTCTGGACCTGGGTGCGTACCGTCACAGCACCGTGAACTTCCACCTGTACGATGCAACTGTAAGCCAGGCATTGGCTGTCATGGAAAGTGAGCAGGTGACTTATAAGAAGTCCTCTGGCCGTGACTGTATTTTCCCTAAAACAATCGCCAAGTGCCGTGACATGGCGGCTGAGTTCATTGACAAGATCTCCATCCCTATGCTGGCTGGCGTGTTCGGTATGCGTGAGGGGGTTGACCGCCTTGGCGAGTTGTTCAGAAAGTATGACGTGGCACCGAAGGACAACAACCTTCACAGCTACATGGTGCTGACTCTGGCTTACATCGCGTCTACGAACAAGGTGTGCCCGGAGAAGTTCGACCTGACTGATTACAACAACTACGGCCTGGCATATGATGTGTATGAAGCCGTCCAGCGCTCCTCATTCCGCAAGTTCACCCTTCACCCAGGTGAGTCGGTGGTAGACACTAGCATCAACCGCATGTCTAGCTGGCGCTCTGATGAAGTGAAGATTGTTGGGAGCAAGCTGGCCGACCTTTTGCGCAAGAAGATGTAAGGAGGTTCAAGATGCTGGATAATCTTGAATTCTTCACGGGTAAGAAGCGGTCTGGTAAGGACTTCTGTTTGGAAGGTCTGATTGACGATAGCCGGGGGAAACAGGTGATCTGCCGGCTGTCGTTCTCGGATGAGCTGCGGGTGATCGCCAACACGATTTACCCATGGCTCCCTCGGGACATTCCAGACCATCTCAAGGACGTTCCGTGGGAACACCCACAGAACTACAGACGTATGACTCCACGGCAGATCTGGCTCCATCTCGGCGGCGACGATGGACTTCGCTTTGTTGAGCCAGATCTGTTCCTGGAGTCGTTCAAACGCAACCAGCTGCCCAAAGTGGTTGCCAACCCTGACGTCCTGTATATCGTTACTGATGTCAGAACCCCACAGGAGTATATGTGGGTGAAGGAAACCGGTCGAACCTTAACGCGCATTACAAGGGAAGACCGGTCGGGTATAATGGAGGATACTATTGAGGACTTCATTGACCGCATGGAGGTTGATTTCGAATTCTTTAACCCCTTCACTGGGACTCAACCGTTTATTGACTTTTATCGGAGCCGTGCTTTATGATCAACCACATGCAACTTCGGAGTCTCTTGGAGACCCAAATTGAAACCAACCATGCGTATTATGGTGATGCCTGGACAACCGTGTGGAAGCGTAACAGCATCCGCAACAGCATCTATCGGGAATTCGCCGAGTTCCTGGATGAGGTTGAAGCCGCCTGGCACTGCTATAAGCCCAACCCGAAATTTGATCAGGTTGCGGCTGTGTATGAGTTGGTCGATATCATCCACTTCATGCTGTGCAACACCCTGACCGTGCACAACATTAAGAGCAAGGACGATCTCCGCCGTCTGGTGTACCAGATACCGAAATCTGACCCATTTGAAGAAGCGGTGTTCAGTTCTCCAGAACAGAACGGGGTGTCATTCACCGAGGTCGAGGGCGCGTTCACTGAGTACATGTATTACAACGGTGACCTGGAAGAGACCGCGAAGTTCCTGGATAAAGCATGCCGCTTCCTCGGCATCGACATCGATACTTACCTGAAAGCACACATGCGCAAGAACTCTCGCAACCGCCTGCGCGCGGCCTCCGGTGTGCTTGAGGGTAAATACGATAAGAGCAAAGAAGTCCCACTCACTCTGGAATTCTAATATGCAGAAACTGTACACTATTGAATTCAGTGTATCAGTGGACGAAGGTTCAACCGGGGCGCTTCATGCCTGGTTGAACCAGTTCGGCACTGCTACTTTCCTGTGCATTGACCACGCTGAAGGTGATGACGTACCGGTGGCATCTTTCAAATTGCAAACTGGTCGACCATCCCATTTTATGGGCAGTGTTGAAAAGGCATATCGCGAATACAACGAAAATCTGAAGGGTATTTATTTCTACACCGCCATATATGAAATAACTCACTGCCCTGAAAATATTGATATGGCGGAAATATTAGGTCTAATTAACACCCAGGCATATACTGCATGTGTCACCAGAACTGAGGTCAATTATCTTATTGGCCAGATCGATGCTTTCAAAAATGATATCTCGATGCAGATGGATAATCAAAGTCGGGCTATCAAACAGGCGTTTGGTGGTATTAACCGCCTGGGGCAGGAAGTGTTTGGCAGTGACATGTATCAGCTCGGCACCGCGCCGTCTGCCGATAACCAAGACGACGAAGAACAACCAACCAAAACTCCGGAGAAGAAACAATGGCTTCATTAGCAGAGCGCATGCTCAAAATCGCCCAGAAGAACTCACCAGAAGCGGAGATGTTGAACAAGACAGAGCTGTTGGATAAAAAGACGATCTGCAGCACTGGCATTCCGTTGCTGAACATCGCCTGGAGCGGTCGCCCGGACGGCGGTATCCATAGCGGTTCCAAGCAGCTGGTCGGTGACTCTCGTACATTTAAGACCATGTTTGGTCTGATTGACGTGAAAGCATACCTGGCCAAGTACCCAGACGCCATCTGTATCTTTGGTGACTCTGAATTCGGTGCCAACCAGAAATACTGGGACGCCATGGGCATTGACATGTCCCGCGTTGTTCACGTTCCGATCGTGTCTGTTGAGAACATGCAGATCGTCATGATGCAGATGCTGGACGATATCAAGCGCGGCGATCATGTCATCATCTTTATCGACTCCATCAGCCAGCTGCCGTCCACCAAAGAAGTCAAAGACGCCGTTGACGGCAAAGACACACAGGACATGACCCGTGCCCGCGCGCTCAACAGCTTCTGGCGTACTGTCCAGATCCAGCTGAACCTGAAAAACCTGCCGCTGGTCTGGATCAACTCCTTCTATGACGAAATCGGCAACCAATATGCCGAGCCAAATCTGAAAGGCGGCAAACAGGGCTTCCTGTCTTGCGACCTGATCTGGTTCATCACCCGTTCCCAGGAGAAGAAGGACAAGGATCTGCTGGGCTGGAACTTCAACATCAAGATCATGAAAGGCCGTCAGGTGAAAGAGCAGGCGCGTCTACCGCTGACTGTTCTCTATGAAGGCGGTGTGGACAAGTGGTCTGGCCTGCTGGAGATCTCTCGTGTCCTGGGCTACGTTGACATGCCATCCAGTGGTTGGTATCAGCGTACTGCCAAGGGTGGCTTCGGGGCGGATGAGAAGAAGTACCAGAAGAGCCAGATGGGTGAAGATTTCTGGATGCCTCTCCTGGAAAACCCTAAATTCTGCGATGACGTCCATAAAGCCTATGGCGTGGCAACAGGTAGTGTGATGCCAGACGATTTGCAGGACAAGATCAATGTCGTGGCTGAAGAACGCTAATGCCGCCGGGGAGGGGAAGCCCTCCCCCTTGCCTAATTATGACTGCATCGATATGGGTGCTGACACCATATCAATAATAAAGATCAACTCTGGCAAATACCGTGGCTTTGAATATCGCTATGGTAAGGTTTCATTTGTCGGAGATGAAGAACACGGGTTTGAAATATCATTCACTGTGGAAGTAATAAACAAACCGTTCTGGCGAAGAGTCCCAAATAAAAATGATGTATATTTCACTCGGGTAACTGGTGATATATTAATGGACTTGATGAGCAAGAATGCAGGCAGCGTGCATACAATATTGGTCGCGTGAGGCAATAAATGTTAGAGACCGTCGTACTTTCTCAATTGATGTATAATGACGAATATCAAAGAAAGGTATTACCTTATTTGAAATCAGAATTCTTTGACAATGAAGGGGAGAAGGTCGTCTTCGGTATTATAGACAACTTTGTGTCAGAATATAACGCCACGCCTAATATGGATGCCTTGGCGGTTATTCTGGACCAATCCAAGTTGAATGAGAACGTGTTCAACGAGGCCATCGATTGTGTTAGTTCCTTAGACTCAGCACCACAGAATATAGAGTGGCTGGTCAAGGAGACTGAGACATGGGCCAAGGGCAAATCAGTCCAGAACGTAATCAAGAAAGCCGTGGCCATGTACGCCGATGAGAAGAAAAAGGCTGAGCTGGTCTTGATCCCTAAGATGATGGAAGAAGCCCTGGCTGTTTCATTTGACAACTACATCGGCCACATCTACTGGGAAATGGCAGGCGAGCAGTATGACCACATGCATGAGGACTCTGAGCGCATCCCGTTTGGCGTCGACATCTTTAACCGGGCTACCCGTGGGGGTGTCCTTAAAAAGACGCTGAACGTCGTTACCGGGGCAATCAACGCCGGTAAGACAACCACGCTGATCCACCTGACAGCCGACTATGCCGAGCAGGGGCTGAACGTGTACGTTGCCACCCTGGAAGTTGCTGAGAACCAATGGCGCCACCGCCTGGACGCCCGTATCATGCGTGTCGACTTTGACAAGCTGGAAGCCATGACTCGTGAAGAGTACCTCGGCACCATGCATAAGCTGCGCGGCGAGGGCGATAAGACCAAGGGTGATATCATCATCAAGGGCTACCCTTCTGGTGCTGGGCATACGGGCTTCTTCAGGAACGACATCATTGAGTATGAGCGCAAGACCGGTAAGAAGATCGACGTCATCGTCATTGACTACCTGGGTGAAGCAGCCAGCTCCCGTCTGCCGGTTCACTTGATGGCCAACACCAACGTGTACTTCACGTCTGTTGCCCGTGAGTTCCGCGCGCTGGGATTCGAATTTGATTGCCCGGTGTGGACTGGTATCCAGTTCAGCCGTGAGAAGCAGAAGACTACTGACGGTGACATCAACGACATCGCGGATGCTATCGGTATTCCAAAGGTGGCCGACTTCATGATGGCATTCTATGCTCCTGATGAGTTGGCCAACGTGAAGAAGGCGCGCGCCAACATCCTGAAAAACCGTTACGCCAACAAACAGAAGCTGAAGTCATTCCTGTTTGGTATGGATCAGGACAAGCAGATCCTGTTTGACCTTGATTGGGAAGAAGTGAAGCAAGACCTTTCTCCTAATGAGGCATCCTATGTTGAGAACGTGCGCCTGAAACATGACAAGAACAAAACCGGCATGAAACATGATGAGGCCAAGGCCGCAACTGTGGACGCATGGAAGTTCTAAAATAGTTTAATTCAATAAAATGTTCAGGTGGTATAATTACCACATACACTTCAAAATGGTGGTAATTATGAAAAAGCTGATAATCCCAAGTTTGGGAATGAAACCGGTCGATGCCGTTGCCGGTAAACAACGGCTGATTCATCTTGACCGTGAAGACACTGCCAAGTTCTATGACGGCCGCAGTGCCTGGGGGAGCGACGTTAAAGTCCAGCAAACTAGCGGTGAGATGATCAAACTCCCATGGAGGACTTTACCGACGCGTCTCCACACCAGGGAACGTTATTTCGTAGGCGCTGTGGAGGTCATCCCTGCTTTTGACTTCCATGGCTTGGCAAATGCATATCGCAATTACAGGAACCACAACAATGTCAGTTGAGCAAATTGGTTTTTATGAAATCCCGAAGGATCCTAAGCTGCGTCAAGAGCTGATGGACACGATTGAAAACTGCCGTGGTGCAGTCACCCGCATCAAGTCTGAGCAGGCGTATATCACTGATGCCCTGACGGCCATCGCCAAGGCTACTGGTATCAAGTCGGCCGACCTGCGCAAGGTTGTGATGGATCGTGCTAATCAGACCTTCAGCAAAACGATCGAGACCAGCGAGAAGTATCAGGATTTATATTCTTCTCTATTCCCGAAGGATGTCCCTTCAAAACCTTAATAAAGGAAGCCCCAATTTGGGGCTTTTCTGTATGAACTATTCAAAGATATATCAAAACATAATTGAAAATGCTAGAAATAGGAAGGTGTCTGGGTATCATGAGAAACACCATATAATACCAAGATGTGTAGGAGGCACAGATGAGGATAGCAATATCGTGTCTTTATTACCAGAAGAACACTTCATATGCCATAAGTTGTTGTCAAAGATAGACCCGAGGTTTGTTTGGTCATTCACCAGTATGAAGTCCAGGAACAAGTGTGTTAACAGCCGGGGATATGTTGAATTCAGAATTAGAGTGGTTTCAGAACACAGGCGTTATAAACATTCCAAAGAAACTATTGACAAAATGACTGGATGGAAACACACCGACTCAGCAAAGGAATCAATTTCAAGAAATTGCAATAATAAAGGGAAATGTCCTTGGGATGTGTCTAACGCGAACACGTTTATGTGGGAAAAGTCTGATGTGATATATCTGTATTGGTTAGAGACGGGACATGGCTATGTAAATATAAAGAAGATGTTTCCATACCTTAGCTTGATGACTTCTCAAACTATGGTAAGAAAGTTCAAATCAGGTTGGATTCCAGAAAAAGACCCATCATGGGTTTCAAAATTTCAGTAAAGCCCTGGGAACGGGGCTTTACTTTTTCAATAACCTCACCTATGCTATTATTCAATACAGAAATACTTTGAAACGCACCAACTACACAGGACACACCCCATGAAGACTATCGTCATTCAGCTGGACAACAAAGAAGGCATCCTGGCCAAACTGGAACCCCTCCGCCGCAAGGCTGAAAAGTATGGCCTGTCATTCCCAACCATTTCCTTTGGCGAACCCTACCTGAAGACTGTGATTGTGCAACCAGTTTCTGATATGGACGGTGTTACCCAGGTGGGTTCCCCGGTTCAGCGCGTCTATTGTGTAGTGGAAATGCATCTTGAAGGTGAAGGCATTGATACCCCGATTTCCCACGGCAATTTCAAAATCATCGGCTCTTTCAATCACGAATATGACCGCGCGGTGTGCAATGACTTTACCGGTGAAGTTGCCCCTCGTTACCGTGAGCGGTTCGCCGTCAAAAACCAGAGCCATTGCGAGCACTGCAACAAGTCGCTCTACCGCAAGAACACCTATATCGTAGCAGGACCAGAAGGTGAGCAGCTGGCTGTGGGTTCGGCCTGCATGAAGACCTACGTTCCTCAGGGGCGTACTGTGGAAGAGATCGTCAACTTCTACGGCTCGGTCATTGAAGCCTTTGGTGGTCTGGAGGACAGCTTCCAGGGCGGCGGTATGCAATACGCCAACACCGAGGCATTCCTAAGTGCTCATGTGGCCGCATACCTGATGAAGATCGGAGATCCTCGGGCTGAGGTATTTCAGGATATGGTGTACCGCATTTATCACGAGCCGCGCAAGCTGGAACGCAGTGAAGTGGAGTGGTTGAAGGAAAACCGCCAGCTGATTTCTGAAACCGTGCAGGCCGTGATCGCCTACTGGAAGGACTATTCCCCACGCAATGACTTTGAGGAAAAGCTGTGCATCATGGTTCCAAGCCCTCATCTGCGCTTCCGTGACCTGAACACAGCTAAGTGGGGCGTCTATACCTACATGAAGGCAAAGGGCATTGAGGCTGTGGAGAAGGCAGTAGAAGGCATCCCAGACCGCAACGAGTACCTGGTGCCGGTCGGTGAAGTTCTGGACATCCAGGAAGCTGTCGTCGTTGCTAACAAATTCCTGTATTCCGGTGACTATAGTGACACCTATCTCCTGATGTTCAAGACTCAGGACGGTTGTACCATAACCTGGAAGACCACGTATCGCGATATTGAAGTCGGTGAGAAGCTTCGCGTTCGTGGCCGCTGCAAGGCTCACGTTGAATTCAACGGCGTGAAGCAAACTGAAATCACCCGTGCAACCCTGTACACAATTGAGGCATAACCTATGTTTAGCACCATCTACTCCGTCGAATTCTGGGCAGGATTTGTTGTCGGCATATCTGTGATTGCATTGATCGTCACATTTGCAAAGCGTTAATCAATAACCCAGCTGGGGTATAATAGCCCCAGTTACAAATTTCACTCAACAAAAGGAAATAACCATGTCCCTGAAGTCTCTGATCAAACGTATCTTCCGCATTGCCGAAGCCAATGTCAACGCAATTGCTGTTGAAGCCGTTGACACTGAAAAGAACTACAAGCTGGCCGCTCAGAAGATCCACGAAAAGATCCACGAGCTGGAAGTCGGTCGCGTTGAAACTTCACGCGCCAATGCCAACATGCGTTACCAGGCGAAGAAGTTCCGCTCTGAGGCTGAAGTCATTGATGGTGAAATCCGCTATCAGCTGAAGAAAGGCGAAGCCGTGAACAAAACCCGTGCCACACTGGCCGTGCGCAAGCATCGTATGGCTGACGTCCTGGAAGCGAACGCAGAAAAAGGTGAAGAACACATCGTCACCATCGCCGAATCTGTAGTCGCCCTGGGTAATCGCCTGAACAACATCGCCGACGAGCTGGAGCTGATCGAAGCCAACAAGCGCATGAAAGAGCTGGGCATTGACAGCGTTGAAGAAATCCAGTACAAAGCCGACCTGGTCAACGTTGAAGTGGACACCCTGATCCGTGAAGCTTCTGTGTTCGACAATCACACCTCCGAAACCGGCGTGAACGACTCCGATGTTGAGCAGTACCTGGCCAAGCTGCGTGACGAGTAATCGTCGGCGCAAGCCCCAATAATTCAAGAGCCGGGGCAACCCGGCTTTTTGTTAGGAAATATTCAGATGGACAAAGAACGCAGCGCAGCGGCCGAGATAGAAGTGAAGCGGTATCTCAATGACCACCATATCCTTTGTGATTATGATTGGGACAAGCGAGATGTTCGTATGTCATGGGGTGGGTTGTGGAAGAAGAAACTCGTATTTTATCGGGGCATGTTATGTATGACATCACCCAACGAGTGGTTCAACGGGATCATGAGAGACCTGGGGTTCCCGAAGGTGACATGGGTTAACAGGGGGCGAACCAAGGGAGACACACCGAACGTCGTTATCCTGCAATTCCAGGAGGGTGTCATTGTCCCCATGGCTGTTGACAATGAGGTCAAAATGGAGAAATTCCTGGAACAGTATGAAAAGAATTATGTCAGCTGGCGCACGTACAAGATTATTGAAACAGCCAAATCAGAATTGAAACGTTTAAGAGGTGCACCGTGAACACCAAAAGCCTTGAAATCAGGGATCACATACCAGAGATAGATCTTTGGGCAAAGCGCAATGGGTTTTCTGAAAGCAGTACTAGAGGGAGCATACACTCCCGTGATAGTATTCCAAGTGATGCCAGAGATCTTTGGTTAGAACTTATGAAAGATTTGGGCTACCCAGAGCATGTGTATTACAAAGAAGGCACAACCTGGCTGGATATCAAATTAGTACCATTTCACGATCCCCAAGGCGCGCCCATATCGGAAGGAGAAGTGACCATATTTGCCGAGTGGGCAGAATTGGTATATCTCAAATTGGCGATCAATTTTTATAACGAAGACTCACCAAGACTTCAACTAAGGAACATCGTCCATGCCGCAAGAAAATTCCTGTCTGGTGATCTCAGCCCAGACGAAAGAAGAAGTTATCTCGAACTTCATGACGCTCCTGAACAGCGGCGAGTTGAACCTGTCGTTCCAGAGTCAACAAAGAAATACCGATTTTAAGAGCATCCACCAGGAAAGCACCGGGGCGATCTACCGTGGCCAGCACCCGTATGGCCCAAGTTCCATATTGAAGGACAGAAAGTTATGATTGATATAACAGATTACGTGTTGTTTTTGATCCAATCAATGCCGTGGTTATGTTTGGTCGCGGTCGTTTTCTGTTCCTGTATGGCGATCCTCAAAAATATCCGTCGCCAACGCATTCTGAAACAAGGTCTGAAACAAATCGAACGATCCGAAATGGAAGAGAACACCCAGGCCATCATTGCAGCCAACCGCCATTTTCTTCAGGCAGGTGAAGACTTGACATCTGGAGTACCGGACGGCACTCTTGAGACTGTTGAAAGAATTCTAGGGAGGAAATAATGGAATGTGCATGCGGCGCACACGCCAAACGAGAATACCAACGCTACACCACCATCGAAGACGCTGAGAAGGCCTCAGGCAAGTCCGTTGGTAAAGTGCCATGCGTTGTTATCACTGATGATTGCCCGTCCTGTAGACGGCATTCTACGTCCATCTCTTATCCTCCGGAAGCAAAAGCGCCGGGGCTGTTGTCATTGCTCAATGCCAGCCGCCCGGTTAAAATGGAAACCCATGTCAAACCACTGAAGGCAAAAACGATGATCGAAACCATCCATTCCACGATTATGACACTACGTGGGATCAGCGGCGCCAACGCCAAGAAAGAATCACTCACTGCAGCCCTGGCGCTTCACCCGTGCCTGTCCAATTTCCTGCGCCTGGTCTACAACCCCCAGATGTCGTTCTACCAGACTGAGTTGCAGCTGAACTCTGTCCCTCGCATGCTGCTTGGGAAGATCGAACCCGCTGATACCCTGGCTGACGTCTACGTCGTCTTGTCAAAGATGAACGAGAAACTGTTGCTGGGTAAAGCGGGCGCACAGGCACTGGCGCGTGAAGCCCACCGCTTGAGCCTTGAAGGCCAGGAACTGGTGCAGATCATCCTCAACCGTGACATCAAGGCCGGGTTGGCGGAGAAGTCGATTAACGAGTGCTACAAGAAGGCATACGGCACCAACACCAAGTTGATCCCGACTATGGCATACCAGCGTTATGACAACATGACCATTGATAAGTTGAAAGCAGTCGACTTCACCAAAGGTGTGTTCAGCCAGATCAAATCTGACGGCATGTTCGGGAATATCGTGAACCATGAGAACAACACCTACCTGTTGTCTCGCGCAGGTTCTCCCCTGGAAGGTGAGAGCGTCTTGCCTCTTCTGGACTATGTCGATGAGCTCTTAGACGACTGCTGCATGCAAGAGAACGTCGTCCATGGTGAGATCCTGGTGTGGGATACTGTGGACAAAGTGGTTCTGCCGCGCGCCGTCGGTAATGGCATGCTCAACAGCGTTATCCAGACCGGCTCAACTCTGGACAAACGCTATGTGCTCCGCTTCCGTGCTTGGGACATCATCCCGTACGAGAATTGGATTGAGGGTAAGGAACTCACCCAGCCATATGAGCATCGCTTCAACATTATTGATCAGATGTTCGGCGACGATGAGACCGATATCATCACCGTACAAGAATGCCGCGTTGTCCGTTCATATCGTGAGGCCGTCGCCCACTTCAAAGACGCCCTGGCACGCAAGGAAGAAGGCACTATCATCAAGCCATTTAGCATGGGCTGGATTGACGGCGACAGCAGCGAAGGCATGAAGCTGAAGATGGATATGGAGTGTGAACTCATCATCGTTGGCTTCAATGACGGCGATGCCAAGGGTAAGCACAAGCACACCTTTGGTAGCCTGCAGTGTGAATCTTCTGACGGTCTGTTGGCGGTGGGTGTTTCTGGCATGAGCGACGCTCTGCGTAAATGGATCCATGAGCACCGTGATGAATGCATCGGTTGCGCCATTACCGTGCGCTCCAACGGCGTACAGGACAAGGAAGATAGCGACCTGAAGTCTCTGTTCCTGCCTCGCCTGGTGTCTGAAGTACGCCTCGACAAGAAAACCGCTGACAGCCTGCCTAAGATCTATGAAATCCAGGAATCTGTAATTGAAAATATTCAAAAGCAGCTGATGGCCGCATAATATCCTAAGCGCCGGGGCAACCCGGCCTTTACTGGAGAAATGTATGAAACTCGTCATTGAGCGATATTTTAGAGCAGTTCAGCTGTGTCAAATTGCCCAAACTATCGAATACCCGTTCACTGCAGATAACGCTTATATCAACAAGGAGTACAAGGAAGCCAGGGATGCTCTTTATGAGGAGATAAGCAGGCTACCTAACAAAAGGAGCACGACCCTTGACACACTGGCCAATGCGGATATCGTTGAGTTGTTTGAGAAGTGCGTCCGTCAAATGACTCTAATGGGTGATGGTGTTAGCGATGACTACAGGAGAAACGTGATGGTCAATTATGAGGCTATCAAGTCGGCTCTCAAGAAGTCTATCGGCCTGCCAAAACGTGCCAGTGAATCCCGGCCTTGTGACGGCGGTAAGATATGACCAACAAAGAGAAGATCAAGCAGTACCTGGGACAGCACCGGGTGTGCAGCTATATTGAGATCGCTGCCGCCACGGGCATTCAGGCATCTATGGTTTCCAGCCTGTTGAGGATCATGGTTCGTGATGGTGAGATCACCAAGGAGAATCACAAATCCCCAACAGGGAAGCAAATCCGAAACTCATACACAGTGCGGTGATATCATGGCGGTAACAGATAACAACATCTCTGACTGGCAGCGAATGGAGTTCGAGCGAGCGTTCCATGTCTATTGTGTGTACATGGCTGTCAAACTCCATTTCACAACACCCAGCTTCAACTATGCCGAATATGGTCCGATGACGAACTACAAGTTCGAGACCTTTTATGCGAAGGAAGGACAGCGCAAACAATTCGCTCGCCTGGCGCGCCGGTTCGACCACGATGAAGAAATGGTGCTGGAGAATTACCTCATCTCCAACTTCGTGGCCAACCCCAAAACCTGGGTGACTCACCTTCTGACCAAGCAGGGTGAGCACAATTACCAGCAGTGGCGCCAACTGTATGAGAACTTCACCTACAACTTCACACGCAACTGTGAAGAAAATCTGTTCCCGCTTATCCGGGCGCATGGTGTGACGTTCATGGAGTACCTGAAGCCTGTATCAGCCGATGTGCATACCAAACTCCTCGAGGATATCATCACCAAGAAACTCCCGGTCTGGTTCCTGATTGCCATCCATAAGGTCACAGGATTCATGGACGCCTATGATGAGACCTACAAAGATGATATCTACTGGGAGGCTGAGGCTAAGTTCTTGCGGAAGGTTGACCAGGTTGTGGTTGATGAAGATCGCACGGGGACAAGGAAAAAACTCCGGGAGCTGATCCTGCTCCACGGAGTCTGATGTTACTGGTGCCAGCCCCAGAGCATGTCGCTCATATCTGACTTGTTCTGGGGTTCCAGGGACTGACTGTTGTACACGTTGTTGGTCGTGACAGTCTTCTTGTTATCCACGTTTTGCTGGATATTGTTCAACACATTCCCCGTGGTTTCATTATCCCTCAACTGGCGCGTGTTTGTTGCTGCCATGCTGCGGTTAGGGGATGCCTGCGACAAGTCCGTAGAAGGAGCAGGAGCCATCACTTGACCCTGTGGTGATACGGTAGCCGCCCCAGTAGGTAGATCTTGCCCTACAGGTGACATCGTAGGGCTAATCGGGGCTATGGCCTGCCCACTGGCAGTTTGCTGTGGGTTCGGGTTGTCCAGAGTACCGCCGTCACCCAGCTTCATGCTCTGTCTAGCTTCTTCCATCTTCTGGCGCGCGGTGTCACCACCAATTGCATCAGGTATGATAGACACAAACTTGTCAACAATGTCGAATATTGAATCAAGGATGGTGTTGACCAGGTTGTAAAACGGCTTTTTCACTTTGTCGTCGAACCCTTTCTTCAGGCTATCGACGAACTCACCCATGCTGTCGGTTGCCGACTTGATCAAACCACCAATGCCATCACCAATCCAGTCAACCAGCTTGGTCAATTCATTTTGAAGGTTGTCAACAATCTTCCCAGGAATATCGACCAGGGATGTATTCCAATCAATTCCTGCGAACAGATCGTTCTTGAACCAGTCGACTACAGCCTGTGCCCACTCCGCCGGTTTCTTGGAAAGAGCCAAGAACTCTTCACGGAAGGTCTTGCCAAAGTTGGTGTCAAAGCCAAAGATCTTGGTCACCCAGTCAACCAGGTCACCAACACCACCAACCAGCTCTGAGGAACCGGCGCGCAACCGGTCAACCACAGTGACCTTGTCCTTACCGAGTATTTCCTTGGCATCGATGAACCCTTTGCCAAAGTCCCAGGCCGCTGCAACCAGCGCCAGTGGGCCAACACGGAAGATCTTGCTGACCCCCTTGAGCATCTTGGTAATACCGCCCATACCAGTGAACAACCCGGTCAGGCCGCGCACCAGAGCCAATGGAGCACCCAGCACCTTCTTGAAAAGGCTCAGTGCCATCATAGCCCCAGCCCCGGCCAAGAAACCGCCCGCGCCGCCTATATCAGGCATGCCGTCCCCGTTTTGGTCATTCGGAGTGGTAGGCAATTTGCTACCGGCCTGTGGGTGCGGCTTGCCCAGGCCTTTGTTGGCCTCCTGAGCCGCCAGGTAGTTCTTCTCATTCCATTTTGAGTTATCATCACGGATACGGACTAACTGGTTGACCACTTGACCCATGGCGTTAGAAATGGTCTTGTCGATACCCAACAGGACCAGTGTTTGTTGTCGACTATCACGGTTAGCCGCGACCAGGCTGTTCTTCTGTGAGTCTTCGATACTTCCAGCGACGCCACCCAGCCCAACACGTATCAGCTCCAGCTTACCCACAGTTGCACCAAAGCCATCATGAGTTTCCCCACTTATGATCTTCAGGTGATCTGAGATGAGGTCAAGGTACTCGACAGAAGTGTCGTCCTTGCCGTTATCAACCGGGCGCAAGAGATTCTTGTTGATGTTACTCAGCTCAGTGTTGCTGTATTCAGCCGCAGAGAGCGTGTTCTTCATCCATGCAGAAAAGTCCCTGGTGAAAATGGGACTGACCTGGGATAGGGATTTGACGATTTCTTGAACCGTCGGGATCTTAGCCGTCTGAGAGTTACCTTTCTGAGACTCCAGCTGAGCACTGAGGCGCTCCAGTTCCTTGTTGGTCTGGTTCTGGGCACGCAACTGTTTCCGCTTCATCATCTCAGACTTGATGTCACTCAAGACGTCCTTGACCGCCTTTTCGTCTTTCTCAGACATTTATGTGCCCTCACGTTTTCTGAGACTGGCCTTTATCGATCACAGTCGGACTTGGTTGAGATGGGACTGTCTGGCCGACCTGGGGCGGGAGCACCTGCTCAACCATGCTGTCCTTACAGACCTCTGCTATGCACTGGTAACGCTGATTCAGCTTGGAGATCTGGTGCCTGACCTTGGTGATGATATAGTGGCCGGTAGTCAGCTTACTTAGCTCAGCGATGTTGTCATTCTGCTTTGGTCTGTTGCTGAGGTCTTCAATGTAGTAGACCTGGCCGACATTCAGCCGGTTATCACCAACCAACAGTAGGCGCATGACAGTTGAAGACAGCCCAAACCCGATGACGCGACGGGCGTAATCAACCTGTTCGCTGTTGTCCTTCTGCACTTCTATGAACCGGGTGTTGGTACGGTCATACTGGTCACTGTACAGCGGGAACTGATCCATGTGGGGAGTCTCAGCGAACCAGTCACCGTAGACACGTTGGGTCGGAACCAGCTCCTTGGTCTCATAGTTGTAGATCAGTTCGTTGACAGCCAGGACGTCATAATAGTTTGCGGAGTATTGGTCGCGCGCCAGCTTCTTCTCTGCCTTGATAATGTTCCGCATGAAGCGCTCAGAGTTGAACATGCCATCCTGTAACAGCGGGGCGTCATGGGGATCTCTGAAGAATTTTTTGTCCTTGGTATTCTCAACCTTCTGGGCTGCTGTCAGCTCTTCCCGGCCTTGGTTGAACAAGACACCGATGGATTTGAAGTGATACCCCTCAAAGTCTTCATAGAACACGAAGGGCATGAAGTCTTCATCGAATGCCCGCTTTGCCATGTATGCGATAGATTTCAAAACAGGCCACAGGGGAACAGCATATCTCTCCTGGATCCCATAGCTCACGTCAATGTCTACGAACTGACGAGTGGACTCCAGGTTAGGCCAGAGAGCAGCCGCCATCTCAGCATAACTGCCGTTCAAGCCGATGCTCTTTCGGATCATGCTGTCACGATATGCATCAGAGGTCACCAGGTGCAACCAGAATGCCTTCTTGGAAGAACTGTTTGTTTCATCAGCAACGAGGCCAACCCGCGCCACCCGGAAACTCAATACAGTGTAGTCAGAAGCCGCCGGTGAACGGAATGAAATGACAACTTCTTCACCACCCAGGATAGGCATAGTGTCAAGGATGTCCCAACCTTCGTTGATGAGGATGTTGGCCGTCATTGATGGAGACCCACCCTTGAAGTCCGCGCCCAGATCCTGAAAGATGTTTATCTCCTGGAACAAGGCCGATATATCATAGGGAGTCTTGGTCGCCCCCTCGGGAGAATGAGGGAGGATCGCAAGATACTTGAGGTCATACGTCGTGGACGGTGTGAGGACTCCGTCTTGTGCCTTGGTATCCTGATCAGCCATTTTTCAATTCCTGTTCCAGTTGGTTGACAAACACGGTAACATAGTCCGGGTTCAGCACTTTGATGTTCTGTTTGGCCTCGTTCAGACCCATGTAGTAATCATGGTATGATACCGGCGTGAGGCCGTAATTAGCAATGATGTTCGACTCTGGCATATCACCCAGGTTGTATGCATAGCGCAGAGCACGGGGATCTGTCTCGACACCGAACTCATTGACATAATGTTTGGTATCCCACATGCCATCATAGCCATAGACCTCAATCAGCTCGTCACCAATGCGGTCTACCGGGCGCGGCCACTCCTTGGTAACATCAAAGATATTGTTGATGACCAGTGGTATCCAGAACAACTCGAAAGAGCCGTAGACGCGTTGAGCAAATTGGCGAGGGGTTTCCCCGTCGCTGATCTGATACGTCATGAGAATGCCTTCGACGTTGCGAATATTGTCAGCCACCATTACACGCCGGGTGATATTGGCCAGCAGCACCATATCACCATCCCCAACCAGGGTGTGCCAGATGAGCGGGAAGTTCTCAAAGTAGTTCATGGCATCACCCCTTAGAAGCTGTCGCCTTCTTTATCGAATCGGCCTTTGTGCAGCGGCTCCAGTTCGATAAAGGTCATGTCCACCTGGGTAGACACAGGCGAATCATCTTTGTGGACGTTGTAGGTGGAGTCCGGCGTTTCGTTCACGAACATGTTGGACAGAACGCAGGTTGAAATCCGGTGCATCCACTTGTTCCGGTCGCCCTGAACCATGAAGGTGATGTCAAAGGTCGAGGGGTGCAAATAGAATGCCGAGCTGTTCTTGTTGTACTTGTACTCAGGATACATATGCATTTTGAACAACCGCAGTATTTCACGAACCATCTTGGCCTCTTCCTGGTTCCGAGGCGTGAATTTGAACGTGAATGGGATCTCACGGTTACGGACGCCCTGGAAAATCATCTCAACATAGGGGTTCGTCATTGTACCGGTGAACATCTCCAGGGTGTCATGGGCGTTGATGGAAGGCATGAACGGGATGGCCTGAGAAGCACTCTGGATGGCCTTAGTTGCCGCGAACCGCCCCAGCTCCTTACCCGTGTTGAGAGCATCACCCAGCTTAAACTGAGTCATGTCCTGGGACGCTCGTGCGAGGAACTGCGCACCCATACCAGCCAACCCCAGCTCGCTTGCGTTCCAGCCTACACCATAGTTGGTGGTGATGGATTCAGGCATACACAACACGATGGACTCGTTAGAACGCACGTGCTTGGCCCATGCATACTTGCTGATGGAGCCTGACTTGGACGAGTAAACCTGTGGGGAGTTCCCCAACGGGTTGCTGATTGGGTTACTGATCGTCTGGGTTGAGGTATTCCCATAGGATGAACCGGAGATCCGGTTGATGTTAAACATGACATAGTGGCCAAGGGTGTGGCTGCTGAGTATATCCAGCGGATAGGCCAACTGGCGCGCTGTATTCTTGCCCTTGGCTTTCAGAATCTCATACGCTTTCTTGGTGGTGGTTTCGATTCCCATGATCTGTGTCCTAAATAGAAGGAGTGCTGTTATTATTTAATGGTGATTGAAATGACGATGTATCTACAAGGCCGTTACAGGCCAGTAAATCCCCGCAAATACCATGGCGATATCAACAAGATCGTCTTCCGTTCCAGCCTGGAGCTGGTTGCCTTCAAGTTCTGCGACATGAACCCATCAGTGCTATCCTGGGCATCTGAAGAGACTGTGATCCCGTATCGCAGCCCAGTTGACAACAGGATGCACCGCTACTTTATGGATCTGGCGATACAGACGAGGAATGCTGAAACAGGCCTCCCACAGACCACATTGGTTGAGATTAAACCACGTGACCAGATCAAAGAGCCGCGCCGGGGTAGCAAGAAGGAGACCACATTCCGGAACGAGATGATGACATGGCTCGTCAACCAGGCCAAGTGGAATGCTGCTCGTGAACTCTGTAAGTCGAAGGGATGGACGTTTGTGATCTGGACAGAAGACCACCTGGTTCCAGGGCAAGACCCGGAAGTCAGGGCGAGGTTCCAGCTGAAATCGAAGAAGCGTCGTGAGAATGAGGCTGAAGACAGGGCGAGGAAGGCAAGGATAAAACAAATGACAGACCAGATGAAGAAAGAAGTTGAGGAGCGCCGTAAGAATGAACCAGACGCCCCTCAATCATTGTTACCCTAACACCAGCTTGGCGGTCTTTTCCTGGCCTTCCTGGGCATCGTAGAAGCGACGACGGAACTCAAGAGCATTCGCGATGCCCACTGCCTTCCCCTGCTGATTGCCAGCGCCGTAGACGATAATGGTGCCAAAGCGCAGGATACGTGCCCAAACGCTCTGCTTCACGTTCAGAGATTCAACCTTGGCGACGCTCAGCTCAACGACATCACGGCTAATCAGGCCGCTTTTGACGATGATACGCTTGTTGGTGATCGCGATCTCAGTGGTCAGGATACGGATGACCGAAGGGATAACGAACAACAGGCTGAAGCCGAAGGTGAACGGCAGGAACATCAGCGCGAACACGATTGGCCAGAAAGCAGACCACCAGGTGGTTCGACCGCGATAGACTACAGATTCGTTGGAGATAAGGTTGTTGTCAACATAGCGAGACATAGGGCATTCCTTCAAAAGTTGTGTGGTTGTTGATATTGAGTTTACGGTAAAACAGTTATTGAAAATTATTTCTTTCTGTTGTACGCCGTCTTGATGAAATATGGCGCCAAGCGGTCTCGGAACGCAGCCACCACATCTTTGATATCGCTGCTGACGGTATCCATGTACTCATGAACCTCAGGAACCATCGACTCAAACAGGGATTCGATGGCAGCAGTGTTCTCACGGGATTCAGCCATAGTACACCACAACACCCGGCCTTCTTCTGTTGAGCGCATAACACCAACCCCGTTGTAGAATGAGACGATGCCTTCACGGTTCAGGTATCCGATGATGGAGCCAATAGACCGGTCAAGGGCTTCGGCGATTTCATACGCACTGGCGCCGTTGGTAAGCATGGACACAGCAGTCTGTACTTCTGTGACCAGCCACGGCTCACGGTAATTCTTCAGCCCGTAGACAACCCGGTTCGTGATACGTGCCCGCTCATTGGTCATGAGAATATCTTTGTCATCGAACTTGGCGGGTGAAACAGCCACATCGTCTAGGCACATGCTGATCTTGCTAACAGTGTCGTGCTCCACCTGGAACAACTCAATCCCACCCTTCAACAGGATCTTGATACCTTCGTCAAGCCGATACCGTCGACAGAAAAATACCTGCTTGATGCCAGACTTCACAATCTGGGCGGCACATGCCGGGCACGGGCTGTCTGACACAAACATGCTCAGAGCCTGACGGCTGTTTTGGGTGCGCAGCCTGTTCATGGCGTTAATCTCAGCATGGATAACACCTTCAACAGATACCAGACCACCGTTGCCATCGTCTACATCGCATACATTCGGCGCTCCGGGTGCTGTCCCGTTCCAGCCAATAGCCACAGGCTGGTCAGTTGTTTGGTCAACGATGACAGCACCGACCTGTAGCCGCCGGGCGTAACTTGCTTGCCCATAGGCCAGGGCTGACCGCATATGAGCATGAACCATTCTGCGCTTAAACATCGATTTTATTCCCGTTTATGACTATGTTGGCAATAATGATATAAAATAAATCTTCCATATCTTCCTGAGAACAAATCAGGCCAGTTGATTGGTATTGGGTCAACACCGTCGAAACATCGTATTTGATACGCTGTGACGTGACATGATCGGCCTTTTCGAATCTGTACTTTTTACACAGCTCAGGGAATTCTTCATCCTTGTATTTCTGAAGCAGGTCGGCGTATATCTCACACAGCCGATTGACACGAATTTGCATCCGTTCCATGAGCGCCCGAACTTCAGGGTTATCAAGGATGTTTTCAACAGCCAGGTGCCTGCTCTGAATTTCCATAAGCTGCAGCTTGGTACTACTATCCGATAGAAATCCCATGGTCATTTTCCTATTTCATAACGGCGACGACGGCATGGAGCACACTGACAGGTCGCCTTGTCGTAGTCAGGTTCACCAACATACTCACATGAGTGGGTTGCCAGTAGAATATTCTCAGGCATGGCGGCAGCGAACCATTCCTTCTTCATACCCACCAGAGGGAAATAAGCATTCACCGGCGTGTGTAGCATGTTTGTATTCATGCTCTTGATGAACTTTTTGATCTGTGGGAGAAAGGCCAGGGCATCGTCACCGTTACAGTACCCCATCACGACGTCGTAATCCACGGTATAAAAAGACGTGGCGAGTACCCAAATAAGAGCCTGTGGTAAGTCAGCCCGGCTGCGGCCGCTGAAGTCAATTCTCATGAGGGGCGTACTCATCACTTCCAGCCGAGCAAACAGTTTGGTAGGTTCGAAGATTGTTTTCAGCTCATTGACCACAGACTTTCGCGCAGCCTTCTCGGCCACAGCAATCTGCTTTTCGTTTTCCTTCTTGTTTTCTGGCCCATTCATGGGGTGGCGAAGATATTCGCGGTAAGTGGCTGGCCATTGCACTGCCAACATACCCCGGAGTTGCTCCTCAGTAGGCCGGATAGGCACTAACGCATAGCCACGTGGTACAACCCCCTGAGGAACGTGTTCAGATTGCTCTCGCTCCTGTTCGTAGTGTTCTACCCGCGCTTTTAGTTCTTCAATTTGTTTTTGATACCCTGGTGTGCAGGAATGAGAACCACTTAACCCCTGGAGCCAGCTGAACCCGCAAGCACAGGTGAAAGTTTGACGTTCAGTCATACGATGTTCCTCGGTTTGACCAGGTCTTCAATCCAGACCGGTTTTTGGTGTTGTTCCCAGCTCACGCACTTGTAACGGCTGTCAGAGATAACCTTGGAATGAAGGTGAGCATGGACGTTAATTGCCCAACGGTCAAGGCAGTCAGGATGGATTGGCACATGGGTTGCCACCACCTTCTGGCTACCGACGCGGAACTCTCGAAGGGAGTGATAATTGGTGATCCATCCGCAGCTGACCAGGTCACGCAGCATATTGCTCTTGTCGTGGTTCCCCTGAACAACGTTGATAGAGAACTTCGGGCGGTCGGTTTCAGCCGGAATTGGCCCACCAACCTTACGACGATGCTCACGCCATGCCGCCATCATAGCCTGGTGGAAGGCAACGGCACCACCGAAGCTGATGTCACCTAACAGATACAGGGAATCATCCCGGCCGCAGGTTTCAAAGATGCTGAGAGCCACAGCGATGTCATGCTCTTGCATGCTGTTGAACCCACGCCCGCGCCAGATCTTTTCGTGGCCTACATGGTTGTCACCAAGGAAATAAACGCGCCCGCTCATTACGGTCTCCCTGACAGATGGACAGTGCTGTGGTTGTTCCAGGTGGAGTTGTCGAACTTGATGGGGAGATTCTCGCCCATTTCGTCAAACGCCTGCTGAACATTGAAAGCACGGGCAGCTACCGAGGCCACCTCACGCTGGATGGCGGTGCGGATGTAGTCTAGAAGAATCTTGCGGGTAGCATCAATATCTTGTTCCAGGCAATAGATCGTTCCCCAACCGGCTTCACGCATGATGCTGTCAGGCTTCATGAGATTTCTCTTGTGAAGGACAGACAAGCTGCGATCATTGTCAAACACGATGTCCTGGTAGGTTTTAGGGGTTTCAGAGTAGGACAGGGATTTATGAGTCCGAAGACCACCGCCCTTAACCGGGCTGAATGTCATTTTGATGATTGTCATGATAATGAGTCTCACGGTTGAATTATGAGACCCATTATACGCGGGCGGGGTTTATTGAATTACCAGACAGGCTTCAGGCGGTACAGATGGTCTTCCATATCTTCTATGTTGGCCTTCGTTTTGTGGATAGACCGCCGGATGGCATTGATGGTCTTGACGATATCGCTCGCAGGAACCCTGAAGTCACAGATACACGTGAGATCATGGAAATTGACTGGGCCAAGGTCGGCTGTCTTGTACGTTGGATACGCTTCAACAACAAAACAGAACGGGGTGACCATCCTGGAGATAGCCCCACGGCTGTTGAGGTAATAGCCCGCCGGGTGTTCGCGGTACTTGCGCAGCCACACCCACTTACCAGAACTCATCGCAACCGGTAGCCAGGCATACTTGATCTCCCCGTTGATGATAGTCTCCTTCGATTTCAGGACACGCCGCTGCCTTTTGATCTCGGACTTTAACTGACGTTTCAGATTGTTGAACATCATGCGGTTCCCCCTGTTTTGACCATGCCGAGAGCGGTTGAGATGTACGGGATAGCTTCTTCCAAAGAATCCTTGATGATCTTGTTGAATTCGCTATACGACACAACTCTCCCGTCAGCCATAAACGTGTTAGACACACTGCCGTGGGAATCCTGGGCGAAGTGGTGATACAATTTCACACCACCCACCTCAAATTCTACGGTTTTGGTTCTTGGAACGGCCATCAGTCCTTCTCCTTACTGGCCTGGTAAAGCCGACAAGCGTCTTCAACATGGCACTGGATCTTAGCCAGGAGTTGAACATCGCCGCCCAGCATCCCAGCACGATTCATGATGTCACGGAAAATCTTGTGAGCCGTGCCGAGAGCGATAGTGTCCAGGTCAGCCACGTCCTGGGGATTCTCGCGCGCCCCGGACTGCAGGAGGGAGATACGTTCCAGGAGGGAGAACACATATTCCTGTGAGTACAGGCCGTGCTCTCCATCCTTATGAATCGTCATCATCCCATAGCGCATACGACCGCTTTGCATCAGATGGATTTCTTCCAGGTCGGCAAAGCCAACCGGTTTCCCGATTTCTTCTTTGTTCATCATTTCAGCTCCAGGCCGTGGAGGTCTACCAGAGTTTTCTGGACTCGAAGGAAGTCCAGGGCTGCGTCATGGCGTGGGTCATGGTATAACATGCCTTCCAGCTCCCATGCCTTGACACCAGCATAGCGGTCTGTCTGACCCATACCCTTCAACCAGCTGACGATGTCAAATGTGTTGTGGTAGTGCCATGGTTCACGCCCCGGCTGCTTACAGGTGACCTCAATGATATGCTGAGCCTTGCGCAGGTCGAACATATTTCGATCACACCAGTCAACAGTCTTGGGTTCAACGCCGATGCGGTGACAGCCCTTGACGATCTCATCCGCCAAGTTGAAGATAGACACGTCACCAGGTTTTGGGTACAGACTGACCTCACGCGCCGCCTCTACTGGGTTACGCTTTTCGGTGCCATACCACCACTCACGGGTGTCTTTATCGACCTTGCGACCCAGTTGGATCTGTTCCTTCACATCCAACTTGATGAAGAATGTGTGGTCAGACAGCAGCTCTTGGAATGAGTACTTCTTGGTCAGGTTAGCAGCAGTGACCGCGAACGAAAGGACGACAGCGTCATCCCAACGACCGAGGGTCTCTGAGTCAGCTACTGCGAGGATTTCAGACGCGTACATAATTGCTCCTCATAGGATTCAAAGTTTTCGAATACAGTTACCATACCTTTCAGAGTCCCCCGGTCTGCGCATACGCTGATGTCGGTGACATGTTCAACGTACTCACCAGGACGAATGAATAACAGAAGGTCGATATCGGCCTCTTGTTCTTCAATTTCCAATAAAGTGAGTATGAGGGACGGCAGGTTCAGACCACCGATACCACAACCCAACGCAGGGATACCAAAAGTATAATGCTTGGTGGTGTCCCCGCTGCTGAAGAAATGACAGAACTCCCAGATAGAATTCTTGATGGGTGCCAGCCTGGCGTCTGGGCCAGGGGCATATTGAGTGTACAGGTTAGCCCCAACAGTCCCATTGACAAAGTTACGCACAGCACTGAACTTACCCAGGCGGCTCTGTTTAGGCTCATGGTTGTAACGGTCAGCGTCATACAGCTCGGGGAAATGCTTGACTACCAGGCCTGAGAAGCCCGCACCCATGACACCCATACAGTTGGAGCCGTGTCCCCATGCAGATACCCGGCCTTCCAGGGCGACTTTGATGAGATCAGAGTTCTTGATGATATTCACTTTCACCGGATACGTCTCCAGGCTATGGTTTCAAGGTTAGGAGCACTGAGAACAAACGCGCCATCGGCCTCACCATGGTGAATGCCTTGGATATAGATCAGGTGCTCGCCGTCAGACAAAATTTTTGTTGCTACTTCGTGGCCGCGTTCGCGCAGCTTCTCAACGATCTTGACCGCACTCTCATCAAGAACACGCTTGGTGGCTGCAGGGTCGAAGAATGGTTCAAATCCCTTGGAACGAAGGACATTTTGAAAATGGTGGTGGGTCATCTTATTGCTCTCAGCATATTGAGGTTATGGGGTAGATTATACCCCATAGATCATCAATAAAGGTCTTCGCTAAACAGCTCGTGCTCAGGAGGGTGCTTGAAGCGGATCTGGCCAGCCTCACGGGCAATGACCAGGGCTTCTTCACGGTTGTGGAAGTTGCCTTGGTTGTCGATAAAGCCTTGTATGACTTCGCCCCGGCTCATCATACGCAGCTCGCTGTCCTCAGAGAACGCCTTCAACTGGCCATGCATGACGCGGTCATAATGGCGCGCGCCGGTAATGATGACGTCACCATATTTGCAGGCTGCAGCTACAATCACCCGACGGAACACGTAGCCAGTCTGTGGTTCAGGCTTCAGCGAGTCAATGATGTCTTGCTCTCGCGCAGCCAAGATAGCCTCACGGTCTGGAGAAGAGAAGTCAACCCAGGCCAGTCGCCATTGCTCTAATGCGAAACGATATTTTTCTGTGCTCATATTCCCTCTCAGGGTTTGTATTTTCGCAGGTCGCCCACCATCTTGGTGAACAGACCTATGCCAAACAGGTTGAAACAGCGAAGGGTGCCAACATACTCAGGATATTCCCCTGGCAGGAGTTGGTCAACCGGGTACATCGGGATATACCCGTCGCACTTCTCATCGTACTCAAACACAACTTCCTCGGTGATGAACCGAGGGATAATGAAGTCCAAGAACTTGTTCATATCCCCAACTCCTTCTCAACGATTTTGATGTCTTCCTTATACAGGTCGACGTCAGTTTGGTTCTCGAGCGTTTGCAGCTGCTTCAGCATCTCTTCCAGCCGCGCGCTCAGTCGTTCACGTGCGTCCAGGGAAATGGACGACAGCGAAATTTTGAACATCCGGTCAACATCAGCCTCAGTCATAGACATCGAATCGCAATGTAGACTGATGGTGTCCCGGATATGATACAGTTTGTAATTATCCAAGAAATATGACTTCAGCTCAGAGATATCTTTGTTGAGGTCGGTCTGGGTGATGTACCCGATGAACATGCGTTGCTTGTCCAGCTCGGCCATCTTGCTCCGGATAGAGGCCATCATATGCTGGCGACGGTCTTCGTACCGGGACAGGCGGTAGTTGAAGAAATCAACAAGAATTTCATCAACAGACGCATACGGGCGGATGTATCCGTTCTCATCCCAGGCCACCAGAGTAGACGACGTGCGGGTGACCAGGCCGAGCATTGTCCTGATCTGGTCGGCTGACATGCTGGACAGCACCCCGCGCTTGAACTGAACAGTGATATCCCAGCCGTTGAGTTCGTTAGTGTCGTTGGTATACTCTACGACAGTCCCGTCCTTAATCAACGGCAACAGATATTTCATCTCGTATGTCTTTGAGAAGTTACCGGGTGGGACGTCGGTGATCTTCAGGGTGGTGGCATTGATAAGCTGGTACATACCTTCAACGTACACTCTGCCGTCCGAATCGTACCGAGTCACGCCTTTGAAGCCTTCGTAATGCGGTACTAGAGGTGTGTGGGTTTGACCGTCCAGAAGGCATTTCAGAGCGTCTATGACAGACTTGACAGAATGGTTGGGAATATCTGACGCATACCCTGATCCAATAGCTGAAGCCCCGTTGATCAGGATCATGGGCAGCACCGGCAGGAAGAACTTGGGATCCATCTTCTCATCACCCAGATAATAATGGTCCAGGATATCGTTGTCTTCCTTCTTGAAGATGGCTGAGATTGCCTTGCTCACCGACACCGAGATATAACGCACAGATGCCGGTTCCTTAGACACGATGGAACCAAACTGTCCGTCACGGTCAAAGTATGGGATGTTGTTGGTGCCCTGGAATCCCCGCGCCATGTTGACAATAGCCCCGGCCAGGTTGTCGCCACCAGATTTGTATGCGGTACGTGCGGCGCTGAACATCGCAAGGCGGTCAACCAATTCTTCTTTGCCATACTCAATGGCACAGAAAAGAACTTTTCGCTGAGAAGGTTTCAGACCGTCTATGATGGACGGGATCTGTCGGATGCTGTTAACGACAGAAAACTCTTTGTGCTCATGGTTCACAAAGTCAGTTACTGAAAGGATGTTCTTGTCAGTCATGTTATGTCCTATACAAAAAGGGAGACCATTGGCCTCCCAACGGAGCCATATTAACCCCGGATCTGGTTATTGAAAATGTCAGTCATCAGAAGTTGTGTACAGGCACACGTCTGAGAACCAGTTCTTGCGCTCGTCACTTTTGTCTTTATCAAAGCCAGTTCCCAGCGCCGCCTCAAAGCCATCATCCAAAGTGATGACATCGGTGTAGATGCTTAGGTTATCCAGGAAGCGGCGGAAGTCCTCCGTGCTGTTACCGCCAAGACCTTTCAGATATTTCTTCTTCGTGATCTTGTGATGGTTCTCAGCATAGAATTCATCATAGTCTGCCTGAGTCATGAACTCATGCATAGCCTTACCCACCCAGCAGCGCATGTACGGGGTTCTAAGGATGACCAGACGGCCTGCCTTAACAAACTCCGGCCAATAGGTGCAAAACAACAGGATGATCAGACCACGGATGTGCTTACCGTCATCGTCAGCATCGGTACTGACGCACACCAGCCGGTAGTTCAGTTTGTCCAGGTTAGGCTTCTGGCCTGGAGTGATACCCATGATAGCACACAGGTTCTTGAACTCCTCGTTGGCAAACAGCTTGGAGCGGCTGTTGTTCAGCACGTTGATGAACTTACCGCGCAGTGGGAACAACCCAACGTTCTTGGAGCGAGCGGCCAAGACTGGTGTTGACGCCGAGTCACCCTCAGTCAGGACAAGAACTGCCTGGCTGCGGTCACGAACCGTTGCTGGATAATATTTCTCAATTTCACGAGTATCCCGCTTGTTGACATCCTTGACGGTTTTTTCCAACTCGGCTTCGATGGCTTCATTACGCAGTGCGCTCAGCTCCAGTTTCAGGGCGTCATACACGATTGCTGCAGCCTTGTTAACCAGGCGTTGGGATGGCTTGTATGACGTGCCGAACTGGCTCACCGGAGTGGTCATGCGTTCCTTGGTCTGGCTATCGAAGCGGGGGTTGTTGATGGTCGCTGAGATGTACAGACACATATGGTTCTTGATCATCGCGGGCTTCAGTTCTGCCTTCAGCTTTTTCTCAAGCCCAGGGCGGATAGCAGCCACGATTTGATCTGCCACGTAGTCGACATGAGGACCACCAACAAGAGTTGGAACGCTATTGACATATGAGTAGTGAACAAACGCTCCAGATGAGGGGGTGATACCAACCATCCACTCTGGATCCTCGTCAACAGTAGCGGGAGAACAAAAATAATCAACAAAGTGACCAAATCTGTCAATCCGTATTGGCTTTCCATTGAGCACCACCTTGAGTTTGGGGTTACATGCAGCAACCTCAAACGCCCGGCGATAGAGCATCATGATATTGTTCTGGTCCAGACGCTCAAGGCCAAGGCGCTTGTAATCTGGCATCCATGCAATTGATGTCCCTCGTGAAGAAATGGATGAAATGGTCGGGGATTCACGACCGCTCATGTTGTCTGTGAAGGTCTGTGAGAAGGTCTTCTTACCGTCATTGGTCACCACACGGAACCATTTGCTGAACACGTTGACGAGGGATGCCCCTTCCCCGTTCTGGCCACCACCATTCTTGTTGTTGAACTCCGGGTCGTCATCGTTGAAGTTAGAGCCGGAATAAAGGGAGCCGAAGAGCATCTCCGGGATCCATTCACCATTGTCAGGGTGACGCACGACAGGAATGCCGCCGTTGTCAGCAACTATGATCTGGCCGTTCATCGGCGTGATCGTGACCGTGATATCCGTCAGGTGTTTACCCTCAGGAGTTTTGGAGTGGTCAACACAGTTGGTGATGATCTCATCGAACTGCTTGACCAGCGCCGGGCTATACTCAAAGTCCTTCTTCAGGACGACCTTGTCCTTGATTGGGTCATACACCCAAGTATCCAGCTTGGCTGAACGAATGGAGCCGAGATGCCGCTCCGGGCGCAGGAGGATATGCTGGATGTGGTCAAGGCGCTTATATTTGCGCCCTACATTGATATCAGTCATCTGAATCGCCTTGGTTATGGATTTAGATTAATTAACCAGCCCGACTTTGCGGCGCCATTTGCTGACTTTGGCACTGACAACGTCTTTGAAAACGAAATCCGTATTCTTCATTTCAGAGACCAACAAATCACACGCCGATATCATACACTTCACGATGTAATCTTCCGTACAAGATTCGCAGCGATCTGGCTGGTTGAGAGCACGGCAAAGCATGCCATAATCTGCCGCCATGATACGCAACAGAATTTGTGGGGAGATATCTTTCTTGGTGCAGCCATGCCTGGTCAAGATATCTGAGACGTTGTCATCCTCACTACCCATCCCGGTATTGAACTGAACGAATTGCTTCAGATGTGCCGGGTAATGGAATAAGACCTGGTTATGGATTTTTCCCGTGGTCAAATAAAACAAGTCCGTCAGGGCGATGATGTAGTCGGCGATTTCAGCATAAACTGGTTCATCTGAAGCGCCAAGTGATGCCAGGTTGATCTCACCCAGCTCTTCACCGACCTTGCCCCATACAAATGCTACAGTGCGCTTGGGGGCTTCCAAAGCCGTGTTGAAGATAATATCAAACAGGTCTGATTTCATTTCTTTCTCCACAATTTGTTGATAAGTCGATACTGTGAGATAAAGGCTATTATACCGTCCATGGAATATTGAATGGTGTATTTGCCGTTGTGCAAGTACGCATGGATGAACGGCAGGTTGTTGGCAAAGAACTGGTCACGGATATCAGATGGCATCGTGTCCAGCTTTACCTTGGTCGCGCGGATAATCAGTTCTTCCTTCTCGGCATCGCTGGGAGGTCTGATATCCCCAACAGAATAGGATGGCCGTAGCCGTTGCCCCAGGGTTTTGGCCTCTATTCCTGACACCAGTCTAAGGTCGTCATGGTATGAATCAAGCCAATACCAATAACCCTCCAGGCTGTTGAACACACCGTCCTCAGTCTCTATTGGGTGATGCTGGAAGTGGCTGAGCCAGCGGCCTAATTCAGTCCGCCCCCGGCTGTAGATGTTGATATGGTTCTTCCCGTCGGTTTCAGGGCTGAAGCGGCTATAGTCTACATTCTTCATAAATGCACCAGTAAAAAGGCCAGTCATGGTGACCTGGCCTGGTGATCAGAACTTCCGGATTGCTTTGAGGTAAGCCGCCGCAGAAGCCACACACAAGATGATGAACAGCAAGAAACGCATGTTCCCCGTACCCTCTTCAGCGAACATACTGACCAGATTATCAACGGCAAGAGTACCGAAGACGCCGGAAAGCACACCCAAGCTGACGTCAAGGAAACGTCTCTCTTTTTGTGTACTCCTCATAAGCATACTCCTCAGGTGGAAATCAAAGCCACCCAGGTTAATTATTAACCCAGGAATACAACGAGCATCAGGTTTGGTAACTGAGAAATGGTTTCCGACACAAATTGATGGGCATCCTTCAATCGGCGATCGTCATGTAGGGTATCGCTGAAAATGAGGATGTTGGTGTCCCGTAGACCAATCTCGCCATCCAAGTTCACTCGGATAGTCGCCCGGGAACTTACTGGGATTTCCGGAACTTCATACGTTTCACCAGTATGGATATTTCGAGATGTCATCAGATTCGCTTTCATTTCCTGAGTGGTATGGAATATCCCCAGGGTGTGGACGCCATGTTCAACCTGAAATTTGTCGGACAGCAACCGCTTCAAGGCAGCTGTATGCCCGGTCTGTCGAAGAATACGGTGGTAGACCATGTTGCCGGGGTACAAAATAGCTGTTCGGTCTCGACTTTTCTCTGCGCGGTGTTTATTGATTTAGTAAGCATCGAGAACCATCCTGGTGACCAGTTCAACGTGCGCGTTGATGGAAAGATTGATTTCTTTCTTGAGCATTGTGTTCATTGTATCGACCTCGGTTAGGTTCCTCTCATGGGGAACCCAGCAATAATAACCCTACAGCACACAATGAAAAAGGGGCTTTCGCCCCTTTGTTATTCATCTTCTTCAAGATCCTTCCGTTTTTCAACAGGAGGCTCCTTTCCTTTCTTGACCATCCCGCCATCGGGCTTACCCATGACGGGGGTGGTAGTCGCCGGAACCTCAGATTCGAGAAAGTCCTTGAAGGTTTTCATCACGACACCGTTACGTTGCAGACGTCGGTCTTGTTACCGTCAGCAGTTTTACCGGTGATGGCAACAGTACCAGATGCCTTGCCTTCCACTTCACCAGTGGTGGCATTCACGGTAGCCGTCGCAGGAGCGGCGCTGGTGTAGGTAACGGTCTTGTTGGTGGCATTCGCCGGGGCTACGGTTGCAGCCAGGGTAAACTTCTCACCAACAGCGATCGTTTTGGTCTTAGGAGACAGGGTCACACCAGTGACAGCAACCACGGCTGCAGTAATGGTCAGCTCGGCTTCACCGATCACACCACCGTCGATGGAAGTCGCAGACACGATGACGCCCGTACCGGCAGCTTTCAGATCGAAAACGCCGTTGCCCAGTGATTTGGCTTTCGCTTCGTCGGAGCTCGACCATTCGACATCTTTGTAGGTGGCGTTAGCCGGCAAGATTTCCGCCGTGAAGGTCAGCTGCTGGCCAACAGTGCCTGTCGCAGTGTCAGGGGTTACAGTAACGGTCTGCACAGGAACCGCATCGGGATCGTAGATGTCGATAATGACTTCTTTACCGATAGGCTTGCTTGGGTCGATTTTGGTAGTGCCGTCCGGCTTCAGGTTGCAGTCGGTCAACAGAGTGTCCAGACCTTTTGACTCGGTCAGGATTTCGTTGGGGTCTGCGTTCAGGCTGGTCTTTTCCCAACCGTCAGCAACACCTGTCACGACGTGGTTACGCTCGGTCTCAGGCTTGTTTTTGACGACATAAGGCGTCACAAGAATCTTTATCTTTGGCATGGTAGTCTTCTCCAGTCATCCAAATCGTTGTTTAGAGCCATCATGAGTTCATGATCTGGTTCTATGTTGTGTCCACCCAATTCATCCCTCCAGACCTCCAGGGTCAGAAGAGCCGCCTTGAGCCGGGGCAGCATTGACTTATCCGTCTTTGATACCATCATCGTGATCGCGGCCTCTGTCTCAAACGTGTTGAAGACCGTGATCAACTGGTTCACCAGGTTCCTGGGGCTTTTACCTGGCACGAAACGCTTCAATGATAAGTTAATTAGCGAAATTCGTTGAATGTCCACCATCAACTCTTCTTTTGAGACGCTATCTAGCAGATAATGTCTCAGCGCGTATTCCATTATGTCATTGCAGTCTTTGAATGCCATCGCCGTTTTTCACATAAGCATAGGATGTGATTATTTAAGGCCGAGTTTCACAGCAATATCTTCACGCAGTTTGTCGATGGAGACACCCTTCACGCCAATAGGGTTGCCGATTTTACGCAGCTCCGCCAGATCTTTGAGCGATTCCAGCAGCTCCAGTGTAACGGTATGGCTGATGATGTCACCAGGCTTATATTCCGGCTGAGGAGCTTCTACAGGCTTACCCTTTGAATCCAGGCCGAGGCGGGCGAATTCCTTCAGCAGACCTTTGCACTCCACCAGGATCTCCTGGTAGCCGTCTGGGTATTTGCATTCCCAGCCAAGGTCGGTTGCGAACACGTCGCCGTTGTCGCCGCCGATAGGAGCGTTAAGCAGCTCGAGCGTCAGCTGTGGAACAATCTCAATTTCTTCGTTCTTGATTTCTTCTGACATGGTGATGTCCTCTGGTTACAGTTACCAATATTTATATGACAAAGGGGAGCCGAAGCCCCCCTTGGTTTGATTGTGACCGGATTACTTGTAGAAGCCAGTCATGTCAATAGACTTGTACTGGCGGTTGTACTCAGACGTGTAGTCGTCCAAGACCAGGTATTCACAGCAGCGGATCTTGCTGGAGCCATAGTCGTTGGTGATGGACACGATGTCCTTCGGGTTCAGCTTACAACGAACAACACGCTGCCCCAGGTTGCCGAAGCACTGACGCAGGTATGCCAGGGAGCACACGTGCAGACCGTAGGAACACAGCTGGCTGTTGTTATCGTTCACGAAGGAGCGAGACATACGCACCAGTGTGCCCGGTTTGTTGCTGATCGTGCCGGAGTGCTTGTCCATGTAGTTGCCACGGACAGACTTGTACACCAGGATATCGCCGTCTTCGTCGATTTCGATGTCAGAGTACGACATGAATTCGAAGATGCGGCCGCTTTGCACCAGCGCGGCTGACGGGTTCTGGTAGACCTTATCCATGAACTTCGCCATGCGCCCAACTTTTTCGATATCACCGGCAATCGCCAGCTTCAGCAAGCGGCTCGCAATAGAGTGCTTGGTGATATCGTTGCCGTCCCAGTACACGTTTTTGCCATCCAACGTCACGTGGCCTTCAGAGAACTTAGCAATAGCCTTGCGAGGCTCCATCAACGTGTACGCCGCATCGATATCCTGGTCCTGGATAGCCTTGGCGATAGCGTCGTATGACGGGTGAGACGTGTCGATGGTCAACGGCTTACCGTCTTTGACGATCACGATCTGCTTCGGCAGGATCAGGATCTGGTGCTTGGACAGGAACACATCCAGATCTTTGTTGACCAGCGTGTCCTTGGTGCTGACGTCTTTGGCTTCGGCCGATTCATCAATCTCCACCTCAGTGAACTTGATGGACTGGATGGAAGAGAACGCCAGGCGCACGGTACGGTTGATCAGGTGATCAAAGAAGCCCACCTGGCCTTTGGCATTGAGTTTACCGCGCAGCGGGTACTCACTGCCATCATACACCACGGAGAACGCGTACCCAGGGATTTCACCCAGGCCGGTATTGGTCAGGCTGTTTGACAGGTGGGCCAGGGCATCACCTTCCGATGCGCTGAACACACCAGCATCAGAATGGTCAGAAATGACTGGTTCCAGATCGTCTTTTTGTGCCAACATCGCCTGGTATTCCCCAGCCAGGTGTTTCTTGGTCTGGGCAAACACCAGATAACGGCTGGAATCTTCCAGCCATGCGCCGACGTAGACCTGAGTGCCTTCGTCGATTGCCAGACGGCGCTTGGTCACTGTGGCCACGCCGCCCGGCGCGACTTCATAGGTATCGTCGAACGAGCCGTCATCCGCCAGGTTTTCGCTCAGGGAGATCACCGTCACTTGGTTGGCATGCTCCGTGATTTTTACCATCAGTGCGCGGGCGACGATTTTGGCGCTCACGTTGTAGCGGTCAGCGATAGCCTGCTTGGAAATGCCGTCAGCAAAGTGCTTATGGATTTCCGTGATCTGCTCGTTGGTCAGGCTTTTCAGTGAAGCCGGGTCTACACCCAGCTCCATATCAGAAATGCGTTGAACCGTTGAACGTGGAACGCCCAGCTGCTTAGCGATAGCCGATTGGCTCACTTTGTCTTTCAGCAGCTTTATAATGCTTTTTTCAGTAGGTGTCATGGTCTCTTCTCTT